TGAATGGAGAAACAATAATACGAGGTTCAACATAAACAGGGCGGGTTTTGCCACTGCCAGAAGGATCAGAACACATCACCCAAGTACCTTCTGCACTGGAAGGAGAGAACAAACCATTAGGATCTGCCTGAGGAAGAGTTGTTCCACTCATTTCATATTTTTCTGGATTGGTGTATTGTGTAGCAGCAGGGAGACCATAACCAATAGAGTTGCACAGAAACACAGGACGACCAGTAGTTTCAGGAACAGTATAAGTATAAGTCACCAGACCATCCTGATCACGCATTTCAATAATCTGCTTCAAGAGTTTGCGTTCACGGAAGTTCTTGATGGCAGGCATACCAGTTTGAGCAGTTCCTTCCCTCAGGATACGTTCTTGTTGAGAACGTTGAGCATCATCCGAGTTTTCTTCAATACAACCAGTCAAAGTAATCCCGAGAGCAGCGATTGCAGCAACAGAAATGATAGTTTTCATTGAGGAAGATTAGAGATAAAGGATTGAAGATCAGAAGGCATAGCATCAGCAGGAACTTCTACAGCACGATGCCGAATAATATCTGCAAGTGCTTTCTTATGTTCAGGCGATGCTTTAATGTATTCAAACTGCATATTTTGCAGTTCTTGAACAGCACCAGTTCGGAAGGACTTTGATTGCTCAAAAGTATTCCTGCGAACATTCTCAAACTTAGGAGCAAAGAATGAAGTGAAGATGAGTTCGTGATAGGCAACTCCCCAAACGAAAGCACCAAAACCAACGACACCACCGACAATAGCAAGAAGAGGTTTCATTTAGAAGATACGTTAGATTTGAAAATAAGATTAGCGAGAAAGATAATAGCAAAATTCTGCCAGAAGGTCAATGATACACCAAACCAAGACAGAATCAGTCCAAGCAACCATGCCTCAAAAAGAAGTCCAGCAGTTGCAAGGACAATTACACCAAATACAACACCAAGAGCAGTAGAAGTTTTCATAAATCAGATTGCTTCAGTCACCAGTTTAGCACCCTTGAACTTGGATCGGGCGCTTTTGTTCTTGGTATCCACACCAGTCACTACAGCAACCTGAGGAGTGCTGGAACCAGTGTAGAGTAGCACATCATTTTTCTTCAGAGCACCAGGAGTGCCGACATAATGAGTTTCTTTGCCACTAATAGAAGCACTGAAAGTATAAGGTACAACTTCTTCCAGGTCTTTCTTATCAAAGACGTGAATCTTACCAGTGCCTTTTTCTTCAATCAGATATTGGTTGCTACTGTTGGTGCCGATGTGAGTACCATAGGCAACAACACCATCAACGGTGAAAGAATAGAGAGTTTTAGTATCAGCAGTCATTTCAGTTTCCTCATCGTAAAGTTTTAGATCAGATGCATATTCAGTAAAAGATTGTTTGGAGTGAAGATACCGACAAGTCCAAGAATCTGACGTATACCAACCTTTACTGACAATTTCAGCAGGTTTTTTACCATGTTTTTTGGTGACAATATCACCAATATTAAATTGTTGTGTCATAATCAATTACCGAAACGGTTTTTCCAAAGTTGATTAGATTTGTACCTCATTTGTTCAAGCATTTTAAAACGTTGGCAAATTTCAGAATCTTCTGGAAGTTCATGAAAATTTGGATATGCAACGAATATCCCATCTGATGCATGGCACAAGATGTCATTCAGAAAATCATGCTCTTCAAATGTAAATTCCATTGTGACAGGTTGTTGGTCACAATAGTTTTCTTGAGTCAGTTCAGTCATGATGGAAGAATTACAATTTGGCAAAGAAATCATTGATTTTCAAGATTGAGTCTTTTTTCAATACCAATACAGTCTACAAGATTTTGTCCAGGAGTGGGAGATGGTGTGACAGTTAAAAAACTGGCACAACCTCAACATCAAAGCATCCTTGATCTTTAACATGCTTTTCCCACATGCAAGCATCTTCAATTTTATAAAAAGTTGCGATTTGTTTGGAGATCTTTTTCTTCTTGTTTTTGTTGTAGATTACTTGGTACTTCATAAGGATTTTCAATGTAAATTTCAATTGATTGTTTATCATTCCAGTGCCTGATTACACCAGCAACAATAAAGGCATTTGTAATCAAATAGGTTGCAAAAATAAAAGACCTAATAATCGCAATTGTATCAGACTCACGATCACACTTAGATGCTTTCTCTCCTAACGCTTTTGCCCACCATCTCCATACATTTTTATTTTTCATTCATTCTATTTCCCGTCATAAGTTCAATGTCCTTTAATTGTTCATTAAAAATTAAAACACAAACATCTTTTAATGGATCTGAATTTGTGTGTATGCACATTGTCAAATACTCATCACAAATAAATTTGATGTGTCCAATAAATCCTTTATATTTTACTTCCAATCCTTCATAAAAAGAATCCTTACTCATGCAGGGAGTTCCCCATACAATTGTTTGAATTTTGTTAACTCCTCATTTAACTTCGAATTTTCATTTAAAAGTAAATCAATTCTTTCGTTATTTTTATTTGCACAGGACTCTTTTACTTTTTCTATTTCTTCATACAAATCTAATATTTTTTGTTCTTGATCCCGAAATGTTTTTTCGTAACTGTTCAAAAGAGTATCAATATTTTTTTGATGATTTTCTTCTATTCTTTCAATTTCTACCTCTAGATCTACAACTACTGTAGATTCAGAATCATTTACGTTTTGCTCTTCAGTCATGTCGTAAAAGCGGATGCAATCCTTGATGGTTCTTCATTATATGTATCCAATTTAAGTTTGATAGCTGTTTTAATTTTTTGCATGATCAAATTATCATAATTGGAGTTATATTCATCTCTCCAATCTTTCAATAAATCAAAACACTCTTGATCAGACTCTGCTATAACATCAACTACCCCACCATATTCCGAAGAAGGAAATGGAATCCAGTAGTCAACGATGTAAAGATACTTCATTTCTTTTGTTAAATTGCTCAATAATTTTAGGTGACTATTTTAAATTTGTCAATTACATAAATTCTGCAATATAATAATCGACGGTTACTTCCATTTCGGCAGCTTTTTTTTCAATTTCACTTTCAATCATCATTTTACTTTCTTCTTGATACCGATCATATTCTTTTTTAGAATTCATATTAAATTCTTGAGATTGTGCATGTTTCATAAAATCTTTGAACGCAGTAATAAATTGTTTGATGTCTTTGTCATTCATTTTGAATTTGTGTAAGTTTGTTTAATGTGATGAATTTTGTGGTTACTGGCAAAGTCGATTAGGAAAGCATCTTGCCACTTTTGGAATTTGCTCACCTCGTTTCTCAACCAAATACTCAACATATAATGTTTCTTCTTGCTCTCTTGCCTCCATTTCATGTGGTTGGTGCCAATAGTCGTAAAGTTCAACTGCAACTTTACCATAATACATTTTTCCACGCTTGGACCTCAGAGAACCAATTACCCACTGGCGCAGATGAACCAATTCATGTAAAAGAGTTTTTATATACAACTCTTCAGACATATGGGTGTCAAGTTCAATCAGGAACTCACGGGGACGATAAGATTTGCCCACATAATCACAATAACCATAAACACATTCACGTTTCAGACCACGATGCACAATATCCAGATCAATCTTGTGGCGTGGAAAGAACTTATTCAGAAACCAAGTGGTAACGTCCTCACAGAGGCGTTTAGAATAACCGTATCCAGAATGCGTGACGTAAGACATTGCCCCCAGTGCAAAAACCAAATGAACGAAGAAATGAAGATGAGCTTGTCAGTTGTCGTCATCATAATCAGTAAACTGCATGAGTGCGTAATTAATAAATCCAGCAACAACTGATGCAATAAGCCAACATAAAAAGAAAGTTTTCATTTTGCGTACAAGTAACCACCCGACCAGTCAGCATTCTCAAGCAACCATTCACGATCTTTAATCAGACGAAGATCATAGCGAACACCCTTGGCAGGTGCTTTCCAAGAAGCAGATTTGTAAACTTCACCAGTCTTACGATCCACAAAAGCATGAACAGAGCGAGAACCATTCGCATTCATAATGATTTTGTGATACTTCCGTCCTGTTTCAGGATAGAACTCATAATCACAAATACCTTGCTTGAGTTTCTCAATCTGTTCCTGATGATAAGGAACATAACTCTCATCGACGATACCATTATTCTTAATGGCATGTTGATGAGACTTGATGCTGTAATCAATGTAGTTCTGGCGCAGTGCCTCACAGAGGGCATAGGTATGCCCCAGAACTGCCTCTGCGATGTTCTTTCGTGCCTCTGCAGTGGCGGCGTAATCAGCGAAGGTGGTAGTCATTAACTGATTGATTGTGTACATCCATATTATAAGGTCAACCAAGGTCAGACAAAATCTCTAATGTGACAGTTTTTTCATTGGCACATTGCCTTGGAAATTTGTGTTGCAATAGCTTGAATCACAGGTACACTCACAGAATTTCCAACTTGCTTGTACAGGGTAGCATCAGAAATATCAGGAAGAATATAAGAATCTGGAAATCCTTGAAGTCTTAAACATTCTCTTGGAGTCAATTTACGAATACCATTGGAATCCTTAATAATTGGAACGTTATGACCACCAGTACCCATATTGGCAGTAAGAGTAGGGCAAACATCTTTTTTATTTTCTCTCACATATTGCCTACGCCATTGATATACTTTTGTTTGATCGATTACATCATCTTTAATTCGATCATAAAGAGGTTTACCATTATAGTAATACTTTGATGGTATATTTTGATCAAGAAGATCTGTAACCTTCACAGTTAAATCAATCGGATCTGGAAATTTAAAATTGCAATGATGCTCTCTATCTTTGAATCCGACAATGTAAATTCTTTCGCGATTTTGAGGAATATTACCATATTCCATGGTATTCATAACTTTAAAATTTACACAATACCCCAAAGATGATAATGTATCTTGAATCACTTTAAAAGTATTTCCATTATCATGTCCTTTTAAATTTTTTACATTTTCAAGCAAAAATGCATCTGGATTTTTTTCTTGTAAGATATTTGCTATTGAAAAGAACAGATTACCTCTATCCTTTTCGTCTGCAAATCCCTGTCGATATCCAGCTATTGAAAATGCCTGGCAAGGAAATCCACCTAAAAGAATGTTAAAGTTTGGAAGACTGCTAGGAGGTATTTGTCGAATATCTTCAACATGAAGATGTGGCTCTCCGAAATTTAAATCGAAAGTTGTTTTGCAAAGTGGTTCAAAATCATTTGAAAAAACTGTTTTAAATCCAGCATTTTCAAATCCAAGGCGAATTCCACCAATTCCGGCAAATAAATCTAGAGTCTTCATCATCTCACCAAATTTTTACTTTTTTTTCTACAGGTTGAATATTAAAAACTTCAATTACGTTTTTCTTAACGGAAGTACGAGGGCGACGCTTTGCTTCTTGTTGCTCTTTTAAGGTTTCGGATTTGTTGACAAGCGAATTGTAAATAATTTCATTTTCAATGTAATATACGTCGAAAGAACCATCTACAGAACCATCATTGTAAAAATCCAGGAAATATAAGTCATCCCATTTTGTTTTGGGACCAAAGGAAGTCAAATCAATATCCATCATTGTAGATTTAACTTGCTTTGTTTTTTCAGTAACAATATCATACGCATCAAAAGAAGAACTTTTAAGTTTTTTTGATTTCGAATCTTTGTACCTTACACAACCAGACCAAAGACAAAATAAACCTTCAGTAAAAGCTGCATGGAAATTTGCAGGTCCTCCATCGATTTTTAAAGATGAAGTTTTAAGATTTTGCCAGCAATCAAAATATTCTTTAAAGTCTTGAATATCATTTTCATCATACTTAGTTACGGTAAAAACACTAGGCTCACCGTAAACATTCGACTCAATAACAAAATTTTTCATAAAAAAGTAAATTAAAAAATTAAGGGATCAATCATCATAAACTTTACATTCGTCAGCATCTGGATGTGTTGAACAATATTCTTCAAAAGGAGTACCAGGATGATGACGATTAGCTCTGTTTGAAATTTTAGGATCTTGAGGATCTGGTGCTTCTAATGGAGCATCAAAAGCACTATTATGGATGTGTTTTTCCATTTTTATCTTAGAAATGTTTAGAATTTAGACCATGGGAATTATGACCCATGCCGGTATTATAGCATTGTGCCCACTGAATTTGTCAAGGGCTTGATGATTATTCACTCAAAGATGAACCCCTCCAATTTTTTGGAGGGGGAGGATCACATTTTCCTTCAAGTGTTCTTACCATTAATTCAGCAAACTTCTCCATTTTTTCGGCAGAAACAGACGACGGATAATAAGTAATTGCGTCTTTAAGAGCTACAAGTTCGTCCCATTCTTCAGTTGTAAGGATTTCGTTGCTGGTTTTTGGTAAAGTCATAGAGTTTTTGCGATGTTACCCAATGTTAGCATTTCAATACACTACTATCTAGAAACTTAATGTTTTCTTTGGGATCGTGTTACAATCATTTACATTATAATTTAATCACAGTATTTTTTTTAACATCAAGCATTAAAAATTCCATTGAAGAATCTGATAGATTTCCTCCATCATGAATATAGTCCATAACGGGAAAAACTTGAGGAATGCCTTCATCCCAATAAATTTTTTTCCCTTGCCAGGTCATGTAACATTTTTCTCTATCTGGAATTTTTAATGGGATTTGAATTCTTTTGTAGGGTTCACGATAAACATTAGGATCACGATGGGGTTTTAATATAGTCCCAGATTCAAACAAGGAGTAGGTTGCATACAAAATATTATCATTTTCAAATATTTGATATATTTTGTCACTCATTAGTTTTTTACGAATAGTGATTGATTTACCTACTCCCTTTAGCCAAGATATATAAATGTCTTTATTTGCATATCCATTTGAAGTTGGCGCTTTTTTGGTTGGAAAATTAGTTATCTTTGCCCACTCATATAAAGTTTGCAAATCATTTTGGGTTATCATTACCATTCTCCAACTTGATTAAAAATAATAATTATATCATCATTTTTTATAGTTACATTGTAGATTTTGTTTTTAAGTAATGTGGAGTAATCATATCTCTTGAATTTTTTCCCATTTATGTACGGACTTCCATTCATGCACAAAGCATACGATTTATCGTAATCTCCTCTAATTTCAGTTGTTTTAGAGTCTAATATTTGAGCTTCCCACTTTATTTTTTTATCTAAAGTATTGAATCCAACAATATAAAAATCTTCAGTTGCTTCAAATAAAACTTTATCATGAATATAATTTTGAACATCAACGACTAAATTTTTATTTGCATCCAATATAATAGGGTCTTCTTTATCAAAAACTCTACTAAAAATTCCAGATCCATATAATCCGTAATAAAAAATTGTGAATCTTTCATTAGGATGCTCTGCTAAAACGTATCCTTTTTCTCCTATGTTTACACACAAACTAAAGTCATCACATTTTCTATAAAATCTTTTACACTTTGGATCATTCATATAAAAAAAATTTAAGTGAAAATTAAAGTATCAAATAGTTGACTTAGATTTTGGTGCTAGAAAAGTCATATTTATTTTTTATCTTCTAAAAATTTTTCTAAAGACTCAAGATCATCTTTAAGTTCTTGATCTTGCTTTCTATCATTATAATAAGACCAGAGAGCATTATGAACGTCCATAAGATTATCAATCCAGAAACCTGTAGGATAGATTCCCAGTGCATCCATAAGAGCACGATGAGAACAACCTTCACTTTCTGCCTTACACATAATGTAGCAGATTGCCTGCACAATATCAAGTTTGTCTTCTTCGGAAAGCATAAAGTACTTTCCTACTGCACGTTGCTTTGCTTCTTCAGTTTCTTTCTGGAGTTGTTTGCAAGCATCAGAATCCCACCATTCTTGAAGTGCTTTGCCAAATTCATTAGGTTCAGTCATCATTCTCCAAACATCGTACCAAAGAATCCAGAATCTCCTGATTTACGATTCTCAAGTTTATCTAAAAGACTATCGGTGGTTTGTAGGGTTTCAATGCGATGAATAAGATCCGCAATCACGCTACAAACCATAGGACGCTCTTGACGGGCAGCATATGCTAGAGCATTGCGCAACGATGCTTCCGATTCTTTAAGTGATTCTTCAACAGATTGTGATAATGCCATTTCAATTCTCCTTAATCCAAAAACCATCATCAGTAATAACCCAACCATCATCAATCATTTCCTGATAGGTTTTAACTTTTGCAAGTTCATTACCCCTCACCCAAGATGCATCTTGTACTTTTTTCAACAAATAAGAACCATCACTTTGATCAATCCACTTAACTTGATCACCCTCTTTAAGGTCTGATGCTTCCAACAAATCATCGGGGAAAGTAATAAAGTATTCACCACTTGGACCATCCACTTCTACAGGAAGAATCCACTTTTTTACTTTATCCTTCTTTTGATTAGCAATACCATACTCTAAATCACTATGACCCCAAGGACGCATACCATCATCCTTTACTTCTTCTGGGTAATAATGCTCTTCCCAGAAGGAAGTCCAAGACTTTTGGCATTCTTCTGATGGACTATCTTTATCACATACAAGATTTTCTTTCTTCTCAAGATATTCATCATATGCTGGAATATGACCCTTACCATTACCATTTAATAATGCAAGGAGTTCATAACAACGAGAAGTACTATTTTTGTAGCAGTAATAATTGTCTTCGACTACTTTACGAATGCAGTCATAAATTTCTTGTGGGGATGCTTCTGTAGAATTTAAAGTATCTTCTACCCAAGTTTCAAGTTTTTCAAGTGAATACTTTTTGTAGTCAAAGTCCATTGGTAAAGTCCTTGATTGCTTGTTCCATAATAACCTGGATCTCTTTGCTTGTCAACTCATTAAGCCATTTCCAACTTGGGTCTTGTGGGTCCCAGTCCATTGTAAATGAACCGTCTTCGTTTTTTGATATTTTAAGTGTATCTTCCATCACATATCAACATGAATATCAGATTCCCAAGATTTCTTTTCAACTTTACGAAGAGTTTTAAGTTCTTTATAAAGATCTTTAATCTGTTGATATGCTTCCTCTGGTGAAATTTTATCACTAATTTCAAGACCAGCAATTAGAGCAACCTTATCACCAAAGCGAGCAAGTGCTCTTTCAAATTCAGTTAGAGTTTCGTACATTACTTATCAAGAGAGAATTTATTAAGATTATAAGGTTCTGAAGCAAGAATGTCAATACGTGCTTCTAAACTATTAGCAATTTCATATATTGAATTTGTCGTTTCAATATTTTCTTGCTCAATAGATTCGATACGATTTTCCAATTCTATAAGTTTGGTGTAAAGATCGATATGATCTTCTACTATTGGTTTTTTAGATGGAGAAAAAAACCAATCAATAATCTTGTTGATCATTTTTTATTCTCCCAATTTCACTCATAACCCACATCATTTCATCTTGAAGTCTTTGTATTCTTTCATCAAATGATTTGATCCATTCGATGATCATGTAGGACTCACCAGTTTCATCATTTTTGACAGTATAATAGTAATCATTATTGTCCTCCCTTTCATAAGGATACAATTTTTGCTCAAGTTCAGAAACTATTTGCCACAACAATATCCTTATTTTTCTCATTGCAAAACTCCAACTTCTTTAAGATAATTTCTATATCTCATAAAACGATTCCAGTTTGGTTGTCCGCGAATATTTAATTGATGGCAAATTTCACAATAACATAACCATTCATACCAAGGAGTTGTAGGATCTAACACATGATATGGATAATCAGAGTTTTCCACCTACCACACCTTCATGAACTTTTTCGGGTTCAGGGAAACCTTCCTGCCGTCCTTTAAGATAAAAACGTGTTGCTGATATACACTGCTCTTCAGTGAGAGATGTGACCAACCCATTTCCTTCAAGATCCGTTGAGTCCCAGAGTCCATATTTCTTTTGAGTAACATAAAAGCAGTCATCAACTAAAATTCGTTTTTCTTCCATAATCATCCTCAAATCTTACAATGTCATCCTCATCACAAATAGATCCAACTTGAACCTCAACAAATCTAACTCCAAACTCACCAGCAGTTAGTCTATGAAGTTCATTCTTACGAACATGGATAAAATCACCCCTCCTCACATCACACTGATATGTTGAAGTAGTGACAATACCATCTCCCTCAACAATTACCCAAAATTCTTGTCTATTGACATGCCTTTGAAGTGAAAATTGAAGATTAGGTTCAATATAGATGGTTTTAATCTTATACGGATTAGTTTCACTCTCTTCATGAAGATCAAACCAACCCCACGGTCTTTCAGTTCTTTGCACGATTTTCATTCACTTTCTTTACAGTTTCGTGAAGTTGCTTGAGCGCCTCAATGGTTTCTGGAGTTTCTTCCCATTCCCAAGAGTTCTCATTCTTATCAACAAATGTGCGTGTTGTCATAAAGTAATCCACCTTTCGTTTTCAAGAGTCCATTTAACTACCTCTGCGATGCGTTCCCGTACAGATTTGGCAGGTTCCCATCCCAGTTCTTTCATTTTACTACCATCCAGTGCATAACGCAAGTCATGACCAGGACGTGATGAGTGAAAATCAACTAATTCATAATTAAGTTCCTTTCCTTGTGCTTCTGCGATAATTTGTGCCAATTCAAGATTATTCAGTTCTTCAGATCCTACAATGTTAAATTTGGGGCACTTTGCACCACCATAGTTCGATTCAATGTACTTTTTGTCTGCAAGAAATAGAATAGCATCTGCAACATCTTCTGCATGAATATAATGCCGAGAACCAGGAATAGTTCGTGTAGAATCGCTATGAATAGTTACAGTTTCACCATCACGAATTTTACGAATACACATAGGAATGTATTTCTCTGGATGTTGTCGTTCACCAAAAACATTCATTGTATGGGTAATATAGACTGGCAAACCATACGTATTCTCATATGCCACGGCAAGTTCTTCACCACCTGCTTTTGTTGCACTATAAGGATTGGTTGAATTGTAGCGATCATTCTCCTTATATTTGATTCCATCAGGAGCAGGACCAAATACTTCATCGGTACTAAAGTAAATAAACCTTTTTAGATTATTATGCGATCTAGCAAACTCAAGAATATTACAAGTTCCTACCACATTGTCAAGTACAAACTCCATTGGATATTCAATACTACGATCAACATGAGACCCTGCAGCAAGATGGAAAATATAATCAACTTTTCCAATTTCAGATCGAACAAGTGGATTAAGTTCTGCCTTAAGATCGTGATGGACAACCTTAACTCTCTTACGTATTTCAGTATCAAAAGAAAGCATTAAATCATGAAGACGATTAAGGTTTCCACTATAATCAAGACGATCAAGTGTAACAATTTCCCAGTCGGTTGTTTGTAAAATTTTGCCAATTAAGTGATGGGCAATAAATCCAGCTCCACCAGTGATTAAAACTTTATTCGTCACTTTCATCTCCTTTATATGAAATAGTGTAATCTTTTTTCTTCAGTTTAGAACGCTCTAGGTATTTTTTAGCATGTTCTTCACACTGGAAGTAACAAGTTTTTTTATCTTTTAGATCTTTACCGTCTTTATGAACAATTTTGACGGGAAATCCAAAATGCGGAAACTCTTCTTTAACTGGTTTAATCATGTTGGTTGCTCTACTCGTTGAGTATACACGGAATCAAACAGTTCGTCAAGTACTTCGTTACACTGCCAATATTCTTTGCTGTTTAATACTGTTTTTTCAAACTGATAACGCCGTACAGCAGTAAAGATAAGTTTATATTGTTCTGGTGTAAAATTCATTAGTCGTAAATGTTTTGCTCTTGTTGTACTCTTTCCAAATGATAATAAATTGTAGAGTTTGAATACTGAAATTCCTCAAAACGTTGAGGATTATTGTCTCTCATTTTTGAAAGCATATTGATCCAGTCGTAGCGTTTATCTACAACCCAGCCATAATGTTGTTCATCATAAAATCGATCATACTTTGTCATCATTCTTTAATTCCTCACTAAGATCAATTTCAACTCCATCAGTAAGTTCTTTTATTCTGTCGAAGAAATCTTCATCAAGTGGAATGAGTTTTTCTTTCCCAGTTTCAATATCATCAACCATTTGCAGTAGATATTCAAGAAACTCTTTTGGATAACATTCATCTTCCCCAAGTGTCACCCAAAACCATTCTAAACATTCTTGTTCTGGATCTTCTACTGTTTTGAGTAAAGCATAATTCTCATAGTTAGATGTCATCAGATCAGTCCAGATACGAAATGCTCCACGAATACTCTGCCATCCTGTCATCCAACAATGACCAATCCAGTATTCCCACCAATTTAAGGTGGTTCTATTCTTTTTGGGCGCTGTTCCTCTTACTAATGTGCTAAACATAACGCGGTTTCTCCGTATCAAATTGATAGAAATTCACATCTTTCATATTGAGACACATACACACAGTTTCGTGCTCTCTGTGTTCTCTTGCAGTTCCTTTATATAGTGCTCTTCTTTGGTATGCACACTTCCAGATGTCATAGAAGATTTTAGATTTTTCTGTCATCATCCCAAGGTGCTGGTTTTGTCATTATCTGCTTAAGTCTTTCAACCACTTTAGGATCTGGTGGTTCATTCAAGCGTTCTACAAGGGCATCATAATCTTTTGCGGGCAACACAATGCGTTCAGGTTTTGCACCCTTACCCCAAAACTTCTCAAACTCCCACTGATAGTTCATATCCAACCATCCGCCATTCAGAGAACTCCAAAACTCTCCCCATACATGATAATCATCAAAGCGAAAGCCTTGATGACTCATAAGGCGATACCACCACCATAGCGGAGTATATTTAATCGGTTTAAATCCGATTATCCACTTGTTTATGACCATCTTCCCAACCTCAACTTGCGTTCAGGTGAAAGATAAGGATTATATGGATCATCATAAGGATAAATGTATTCACAACACCAACCCCAAGAGAGTGCCTCCCAAAAGTCATCAGGAAAGTGCTCAACGGTCTCATAACAATCTAGGATATACCTAATATGGAAAAATCCCTCACGGAACCATTCCCACTTACTCATACCCCAGTATTCATCATGTGTCATTTTTTACCCTCCAAGATGTCAAGTTGTTCAGAAGCATAAGAACAAAAGTCATACTCATCACCAACATCACATCGTCCTGCGGCAACATCAACATCAATCAGATAGTCATCAAATGCCAGAAATACCTGAATAGCACGGCGTTTGTCGTGCTCTGTGATGGCAGTATGAGGAGATGCAATAATTTTGGTTACGATCTCAAAAAGTTCTTTTTTATCCACAATTAGGCATCCAGAGTGTAGAGAGTTTGTTTTTCTTTGCGGTGATGTTGAAATGATCCACTTGACCATTCTTATGATAGATTCCACACCAGAGGAACCCATCATCCATCATCTCAAAGTGTATCATATCAATGTCCCTGACGACAATCTCATCAGGGTTCTTTTCATCGTTCATTTTTCAAGTTCGTCAGCAAGTTCATAAAGCATTCTAGCATCAACTACCATATCCTCACCATTACCAAAGTGATAGTATTGAAACTCATTCACAATCTTACGAACAGCAGTCGCAAGTGCTTCTCTCATATCATCTGTGGGTTCTACAATTAGTTCTCCACAAAATGCGTTCCAGATTGTTTGTGCTCTTGTGTTCATTGATAAGGATTCTTGAGGTTGTCTAGAATTGCACTAAAAAACGCAACACGATCTTTGTCGTATTCTACATCAACTGAATGAGAATTGCAAAAATCTACAATGGTTTTCTCAAGACGATCTGGATAGGAATGATTGAATCTTGCATAGGTAATGTGATTCTCAAACTGTTCCCGCATCATCTCAAAGATTTGAAAGAGTTCTTTTTGAGTGATTTCTACTTCTCGGTCAGTTGTTTGATGAGCTTTGAATTGAATTTTCATTTTAGTTCTCCGTAAAGTTCAAGAATCCTTTTTGCAACAACAATCGCAAGTTGTTTGTTCCCAATAGACATATCTTCGGTGATGTTTTTAGAACCTTCTTCGTGTCCCTTTTCACCCGATTTAATATAAACTCCACCATTATCTGCTTGGAGTTCTACACGATAAGTCATTCGTTCCACTTCATCACAAAGTTCATAAACATCAGTGATACTATGTAGAATATCAGTTCCAATAATGTTGTTGTAGAAGTTGTGAGTCATTGTAATTGGGTGTTTATGGGTGTATTATAGGGTATTTTGTGGGTCTGTGGAGCACTCCTGTGCCAGTTTGGTAAGTGTATTAACTAAGATTAAAATGGAAATGAGTTTGCCAAGTGCCAATAGTTCTATCCCGAAGCATATTGGCAATCAGGTGAGGAATAAATCGCGTATACTTATCCAGAAACTCTCGCTCTGTAAATTCATCAAATCCGCGTAGATAATAATCATAATTAACAAAGTTTGCAAATCTTTCATACTCATAATCTCTTTCTCCATCAAAGTCATAACGACAGATCATTAACCAAATAGAGCGACCTTCACCAGTTGCACAATAATCAATTGCAAAGAACCGATAAAATGGTTTATCAGTCATCTTCCCCAACCTTCATTTTATCAATATAAAAACCACCAGGAACTTCGTGTGGTCTCATATAAAAGATAATCTTATCTCCACGAGCAAGTTGTTCTTCAATACCTTCCATAGTAGAAAACATTCCTTTTTTTACTACTTCTGGAAGTGAATTAAGTGCGTCTTCAATTGTTTGTCGTTGTTCTTGTGTAAGTTCAGTCATTCCTCTCCTTTAAGTTTTCTAACTCTTTCAAGATACTCATTACCTTGTTGATACAATCGGGCAATTAAATCCTTGATGTCATCAATCGCAATCACATTATACTCCACATTTAGGTTTTCGCACATAAGAGCATCAACAGCACAATCCAGTGTGATTGCTTGAAGTTGCTCCATTGTTACAGGTGTGCCGTGAGGAAGTCCAGAAACTTCATCATTATAAAAAGCATTATATCGTCGCAGGACAGTATCACTACGTTCTTTGCGTTCCCATTCTTCTTTTGCAAGTTCTCTGTTTGCTGCCTCACGACGTTCTGCCTCGTCAAACATTTCATCAGGATAAGGTTCGCAGTCCATAAGAGTTCCTTTGATTTCTCATATTATACAGCAAAGGGCACCCGTTTTCAAGTGCCCGTGTGCCAGTTGTTCAGGTGTTCTCTTTCTTCTGCTTCTCAAGAAGTTCTTTCAGTTTCTCTCTACCATAAGTCGTTAATTCTTTTTTAGCATTTCGCAAGTCTTCAATCTCCTTTTCAGAAAGAAAGAAAGCATCAGGAAGATGCCCGTATTCTTCAGTCATAAGTCGTAAAAAGAAATACTTTAAGTGTTTGTCCGTCGTCCTGAAGACTTACCTGAACATTAGAGCATTCATACCGAACAAACTCTCTTCCTTCACCAGTAATGACTTCAACACGAGTTACATCTGGATAATTCTTTAGAAAGTCTCCATTGGGTTGTTGAATGTCTTCAGTCATTGGAAGTACTCCTTCCTCACACATTCTGTTTCAAGGTCTTCTACTCGGTCTTGTAAATCCATAATAACTTCAAGTATTTTCAAAGCATCCAGATTTCCATTCTCATCAGCAATCAAAGAGAGATATGATTGATTTATAATCTCTCTTTGTTCTTCATATGGTTTGTAATGCCACTCTTTTCTTTGTTTTTGAGTATATGTATTCCAATCTGCTGGATTGTATCTCATCGCAACATTTCCTTGATTTTACGCAAACAATCATTAAATCCATCTACAAGCAATTCAGTATTTACATTCTGACTTCCTTCTGCTGATTGTTCTTTCGGCAACCAATCTTCTACCAAATCTACAACATCATTACAAGCATCAAAATCATAACCAAGTTCATCTACCAATCTATTAAAAAGTTTTTGTGCTTCGTATTTTTTTACCAACCTATTCACAACCTCATCGGTAATGTATGAAGCAGGATTATCTTTCTCATCCCACTCTACTTCATCATAATGTTCTGGTTCATCAGGACAATATGATTCATCATACTTTCCTTTCTTCACATCATTAAACCACACACCTTCAAGCAGACGATGAGTTTCACCATCAGTAATAGCAATCATCAACACACCCTCATCAGCATACTTTCTTTTATACCATTTATGACTTCCATCGTTCCATTCATAACGACAATAATCCACAGAATTATAAGAAACAATCTCAAATTTACCACCACATCCAAACTCCATTCTTGGTTGAGATTTATGTGTCTCAATCTCTTTGAGGAGTTCAAGTTTTTTTTGTAAGACGGCAATTTCTTTTTCAGTTTTTTGAATATCGGTGTTAAAAGTCATTTGAGTTTTTGTCTATGAAGTCATTATACAGCAAAAGTCACCTGATTTCAAGTGCCCTTTTAGTCAGTTCCAGCATATTTCATATGAGTATCATATCCACCCCTACTATAACCTTTATCATAAGACAAAATCATCAATTTCTTTATATCCCTCCATACAGCAGTGGGAAGTGGATAAAACTCCATAAGAGCATCAACTTGGTCTAAAAGTTCAGGAATTTCTTCAAATTTTTGTTCTAATGTTTGTGGATTTGGTTGATATTTAGTCATTTGTTTCAAGTAAGGAGTAGCATCCATCACACCATCTTTGATTGCTTGTCTAAAAGCATTACGCAATCCATCGGCAACTTCTTCTGGATTTTGCTTCTTTGGTTGAAATTCAGTCATCAGAACTTCTCTCTTAAATCGTTGAGTGCGTTATTGTATCCTGCAATAATATCAGAGTGATACTTATTTTCCAAAGGTTCTGGAATATTATCTTTAATCAAATCCATAACCCCATCAGTCAGTTGATCACAATCAATACCATATCCAACTTTCTTCCCAAGTTCTTCCCAAAGTTTATCATAAAAACTTTTAGGTTCTACTACTTTTTGATACTTTTCTCCGTGAAAGTAGATACAATCTTTGTCTTTGAGAATAAGAGAGGGGTCAATTTCAATCATTGTTTGTCAGTCCTACTTCAAGTCCTTCCATTTTTCCCATATTATACCCCATAACGAACGCAGAGTGCAACCACTTATACATCAAATCCTTACGAGTATTCACATCCCCGATTTCCGCATCACCGAAAAAATATTCACTACGAAGTGCAAAACCACCATTAAGGTCATTAAACCATTCCTGAAATGCTTCTTCAATTGTATCATCAAAGTCCCAATCGTTTGCTGGATGTTTCATAGGTCTAATGGTTGTTGTGGGTCTTTCTTCCAAACTTCTTTGTATGTAATCCACCGTTCCACACCAATTTCTTGTTGAGCAACCCAGTGTATTCCATTCTCATCAATCGCATCAAGATAATGAACACCAGTCTTCGGGCAGATTACTCGTGATACTTGTGTAAATTTTAGTTTGTTAGTCATCATCAGAACTCCAAGTATTCATTTTGGTGCTTACATTACTACTTTCCCAACCTTCATCGTATCCTACTTTGAAACCTTCTGTGTAGATTAATGCAGAAAATTTCAAGAGTTGTTTTTTGGTTGATGTAATATTATCTGGAAATTCATCAAACCCACAGGTTTTAGCAAGTTTTAGGATTTGTTCGTCAGTCATTCTTCCAAACTCTTAATACATTTTTGAATCAGGTCATTCCACCTCTTTGGAGTAAGTTTCTCACTCGCATAAGAACTCCTAAAAGGATACTTATACCAAGTCAAACGGAAGTTTTCACTTGGGATTTCAAAGTTAGGTTTATTCATTTCATCCTCTTCATCACCCCAATAATAAGGACGGATGATAAAGAAGTCATTGGAGAAATGTGGAGTGTATCCATAATCTTTTTCTCCTGTCTTTTCTGTAATCGCATCAATCAGGATTTGGAATGGACCACCCATCCATTTCTCACGAGGAACACTATATTTCTCTGTGGGATTTCCAAACAACATTTGCCCAAGTTCAAGTTCAGTCATTTCCTATCCTCCCATAGTTGCTCAAAATGCTTGCCATCTTTACCACAATACATCTCAAAATCTCTGGCATTTTCACAAGATTTACTCTTTATATCTCCAGTAATTAAATCATTAGTTATGATTGGATTGTAGCATCTATCAAGTGAGCTGCTCCCAAAAAGATGACCTAACCAACTTTTCTTATAGTGGAGACAATCTTTACACAGTTTAGGTTGTTCAGTCATCTTTTTCTCCATCAAGGTAATCACCAGTAGTATAAAGGAATAAGACAGCAGTTATAACCAGAGAAGAAATCCAAAAGTTATCACCGACAATTGAATTTACTCCAAAGACTAAAAAGTAAAGTAGTGGTATTTGAAATAGAAATTTGATTAAGAGTTTCATTCCAAAATACCAAGAATATATGCTATTCCCCAACAAAGAATGATTGTTTGATAAGCATTCAGTAAAACAATAGTGTTGAGTTTCATTTTACCCCCAGAAGTTCTTTTTCTTCATCAGTCAAACGAGCAATCAGTTCTTGTCGTTTTCGTGCTTTGATTTCCTCCAATAGTTTTTCTTCCAACATCCCATCAAGAACATCCATCATAGCATCAAAACTATACGAACCTTTGTTCCAACTGCTTCCACCATTCTGATCGATGACTACTTTTTCTTCAAACTTTTCTGGACGGAACATTTCATAGATGCGAATTACATAATCCCCATCTTTGTCCTCATGAACCTTAACACTTAAGTCAAGTTTTTCTGCTTTGGTGAAGAGTTGAAGAAGTTCAGTTGCTTGAATAGTTATTTCCATTTCAGTTCTCCATAAGAAAGTGTTTTGATTTCTTCTACAGTCAAGGTTTTGACATAACCACGAGGATAATCATTATCATAAGCATTAAAGACAAAAACAGGAATGTTTCGTTCCTTACAGATTTGTTTGAACTTTTCTTCATTCAGTTCAAACTTACCAACATACTCAACATTTGGATACATATCCCAAGATGCTACAAGTCCTCCTGTATAATAACCCCACTCAAACTCATCAAGTTCTTGAATAATGTTTTCTACATCTTGAATGTTCTCTGGATTAGTGTAGATGCGTCCGTATCCTTTGTAATTAAAGGCAGTCATTTCACTCATACCTCATTTTGCTTACTTGAACCACATTAGAATAACAAGGAGTGATTTGAAGTTTTTCATCATAAGCAACTCCTTTATCCATTACTACATCACCACCACGAACCTCAATAGTATGACCGTCAAGAATACTAATAGTAAAGGCAACTCGGTCATCACACATAATTGAAATCTTTCCAGTATAAGGGTTAATCTTTACGGATTTTGCGAGGTCAGTCATTCCAAAACACCAAGAGCATAAAGTTGTCGTTCAATCCTTTGACTTGGTGTTCCAGTAAAGGCACCAACAAGTTCAGGATTTAGAGTATCAAGTTTTTGAGCAAGTTCCCAACATTTCTCAACTTCTTTTTGATATTCTTTGAGAAGTTCTTCTTGTTCAGTCATTTCAGTTGCTCCAGAGCATCAATAAAGTGTTGAATACAATCTTTGGGAATGTAAATGGTTGTAGTTTTACCAGTCATTGCCTCTAAACCTTCGGAACTAATAACACTCACAGTTCCATACTCATCAGTTGTAAAAACATAATCCCAATCATCTTGTTCGTGAAGAATACGAATTTCTTTTGTGATTTGATAAGTCATTTGATAGTCACCGTTTGATTTTTGATTTGGCAAAGACGGGAAAGATTATCACCCGCAGTAGTAACTTGGAAGAAGTTGTAGTGAGTCCCACACTGTTCGTTGAGTGCTTGTTGAGTTGTAATGACTTTCATAACTCCTATGATGGGAGCAACAGTAATAACCAAAACAGCACCACCAGCAACCAAAACAATCCAAGCATCCATAAGATCAAAGTTGTTGCGTTTCATTAGTCCTCTGTGTGTATGAGAGTATTATAAGGCATCTGGGATGCCGTGAAGCACCCACTGTGCCAGTTTGAGAAGTGTCCTCAATCTTTAATAAGTTCTACAAGGTCATAAAACTCATTATAAACTTCTTCAAGACCATTAGAGTGTCCCTTTTCCCAAGCAAGGTCAAATGCCTTTTGCCTTTTAGGATTATCAGTCACATTAAAGTTCTCAAAAAGGTCATTCACAAACTCCTCGTGAAGTTTATGCTTTTCATCTGCATATTGAAGTTGGTGTGCTTTGTATCCTTCTTTATCAAGAACTACCTGAATCACAGCATCAGGATACTCTTTTTCTAATTCAGGTTTAGTTTTTTCATAGTCATGCCCAGACCAAAGAACTTCACCCTTATCATAAACATAATACTTGATGTAATCCTTTTTGTTGGGATAAGCAGTTTGTGATTTGGAATAGTAATCAAAGGGTTTCATTTCAGTTTCCTCAAAATTGGTGTTTAATTTCTTCTTCTGTTGCTATCTCCACAATAGGATAACTCACATCTTCATAACCATACAATTCAAAATTTCTAATCAGGTCTGTAACAAGATTATCACACAGATAATCAGCAAAAATGTTTGGGTCAAGTTCTCCATCATCTGTAAGCATATCATTATCTTTATGCTTTTCAGGGTCAAACCTCATATAAAAAGTTACTTTATAACCTTTTAGATTTTCCAAAGCATCCTTTACCTTCTGTTGTTCCTTATGCTTTTGGATTTGAAGTTCAAGTTCGTTGAGTTGTTCTTTGGTCAGTTGTGAAAGGTCAATCATTTCAGTTCTTAAAGAGTTTGTAAATTGCGTCTGCTACTGCGAGTGCTTCTTCTTTTTCCATCGTAATGTGAGTATGCCGTTTTCCATCTTGCCAATAGGAAATGGTGCAACCATCCATACTGGTGACAATATTTGAGTCTTCAACTGTGTAATACCATTCCTCATCGGGAAGAATGTTGATGCAGGTGCTGGTGTCAATTGCCATTTGGAGTTCCTTTGTCTATGAGAGTATTATAAGGCAAAAAGGGGTCTTGTGGAGACCCCCTGTGCCAGTTCTTCAAGTGTCATTCAGGTTCTCCAAAGCATCAATAAAATATTCTACACAATCTTTAGGAATACGAAATTCTGTTGTTTTTGAAAGTAGTTGTTCAAAATAAACAATCTTTACAAAATCTACCTCTTCCCAAAATTGAAAACTCCAACCTTCTTCTTCATTTTGAATGATTTGTTGTTTTTTGATGTTGTATTTCATTTAGTTTTTACACCTCTTCAAGTTCTGCTTTCATTTGTTTGAGATTGTCTCCTGCCCAAATGTCAAGAGTTCTGTCGGCAAGTTTAACTGCTTCCCAGAGTTTAGGATAGTTCCTCCAATCCACTACATCCTCATCAATCGCAATCAGCAACTCAAGAATACAGAGTTTGTAAAGTTTTTCTTGGTCAGTCATTTCAGTTCTGGTGTTGTTTGAGGTGAAGTTGGATACATTCCATAACACCTTCAAGTGTTGGAGCATTACCCATATACAGATAATCCATATTCATTACATCTGTGACTTTGAGTTTGTAATAAAAATCTCCATCAGATGAATACTGATGAATGATGATGTCAGTTTCGTAATTCATCGGTTTGTTTCTTATGAGAGTATTATATCAAAGAGATTGAAAAGCAAGTCCCATTCGGTGAATTTTTGATGCTAATTTTTTGAAGTACTCATAAGAATGCTCATCATCAAGATTGTCTTGTTGTGCCTGACGAAGCATAGCAATAATATCTTTGACTTCTGTTTCAGTCAAAGTTTTAATTTTCCAATCACCAATTGATATGGTTTTTGAAGTCATCAGTCCTTTGTGTGTATGAGAGTATCATACCACCCACAGAGGCACCCAGAGCATCCCCTGTGCCAGTTTAGAAAGTGTCCTCACCCAAGTTCTTATAAATCGCATCCATCCATATCTTATCAAAATATTTCCTGTCTTCATCAGTAATCATATTTGCTCTCATATACTCTTCAAGGGTGATTTTATTATCATCCAAGTATTTTTGGAGTTCTTCAATTGTTAACATAAACCTCAAAAAATACTTTTGTTCCACCCATAAGCATAACATCGTGTTCTATACTCACACTTCCTACCTTTGCTTTTCCTTGTTTGATTTTATCTGCGACTTGTAGAAAAGTTTTCTCCGTATCGTGAATATCGTGAGTTAGAAAATTTGATGCCTTTGTAATACCTGTGGTTGATGTTGCTACTGATGGTATTGTTGTAAGTGAAATATTTGGGTCTGATAAAGTTATTGGACTTTTAATCTCTTTCTTTCCGTAGATTTCATTATATTTGTCTATAAGAGGATTAGTCATTCTTCAACATCTCCACTCACTACAATAGGTTCTACATCACCACAGACAACTTCTGCACCCATATTTGCCATAATATCAATCACAGCATTCATAGTTTGTTCTCGGGTTTCTGTAGTAAATCCTCCACCATAATTTCCAATTCGCAAACTATGATTGAGAGTATCCACAATCACCATCATATCAGCAGCAGTTAGTTTCATTTGTCTTTCCAAGTAAAATCAAGAAGCAGTTTGGTAAAGTATCTCACAATACGGTTTGGTTTCTTTTTCAGATACACTTTGATGTTTGGTTTGATGTCCCAGTATCCTACTTCATCTGTACCAATTCTAAACTCTGTGCTCCAAGATACAGTATTATTCGCAATAAGGTTAGAACAATCTAAATTACCTACTGTAAATCTGACTGGGAATTGTCCGTGTTCCTTAGCGTATTCAAAGTTCTCAATAATCCTATTGAACTTTTGATTGTACAGATACTCTTGATGACATTTGAGTTCAGCAAACTTATGCTTGATACTCTCAATATGTTTATCAAACTTCTCTTCACATTCTTGTGAGATTTCTTCTAATGACTTGGGTGGTTCTGGAATATCAAGATAAGGTTTGATTACATCAAAATACTCATAATCTTCGGTGTAATAAAAAGCACCAAGAAACAAATAAGGAGTAATGTATTGAGGTGCTTTTTTGAGTTTCTTTGGATTGAGTTTGTATCCTATTTTTTCAGTCATTTATAATCCTCAATATAATTTTGATAGTCAAAATCTGCCTTATCAAACTTCAAAGGTTCTGGAACATAAGGAATAGTAAAATACTCTTTGAGAAGTTCATACTGTTCGTTAGTTTCACTCGAATTAGCAACCAAGTTCATACACTCAAAAACATTTCGCACATCTTCAAGAGTTTGAATTTTACTTACATCAAGTTTGTGATTTAATCTGTCAGTCATTTTTTACCTCATCATTCAATTCTACTATTTGTTCCACTGCTTCTACGGCATCAAGACCGTGATACTTCATCAAATCATCAATAACATTTTGTGGAATTATGTATTCTTTCCCAAAATGTACAATCTTTTTTTCAGTCATTATTCTCTAAATTTACAAAGTTCATATTGTTTTCCTGGATTTTTATAGAAAGGAACCATTATAATTCTTCTGGTTGTGTTATGTATCCACATTTTCCACCACCATCTAGTAAAAGGGGAGTTCTGTAATCTTTGAATAAGTTCAAGTTTAGTCATCTCTCAAATCCTCCACAGTAATAACACCGTCAATTCTTATTTCATTTGTTTCCAAAATTTTCATAACCTCATCAGTCATATTAATACACCAACCATATTCTGTTTTAATACAAGGAGCATAAACCGTTTTATTTTTGTAGGGTATAAGAATATTCTTTATTTTTGGTTCAGTCATTTCTTTCTATCCATAAGGTATTCAAGTAGTCCCAAAAACATAGAACCTCCCATATAAACAAGCATAACAATCATAAGAAACTCAATCATCTTTCAAATACTCCTCATCAATCAGAATAATAGTATCAAAAGGTTGTTCGCATCCCAATACACAATAAGAACCAAACTTATTCATCAAGTCCCACATTACAAACTCACAGTATCCATTTTCATCTTCCTTTGGTGGAGTATAAGGAAACTTATCCAATTTACCGTGAGAGTTCCAAAAATCTTCCCAGAGTTTCTTATGAAGTTCTTTACCGAACTTTGTGAGTTTTACTTTGACGGTATAGTTGATGTTGAAGGATTTCATTTTCTAAAAAGGTTTTCAAGTTGTTCTTTTTGTTTCCAGAGTTCGGCAGATTTTCTTCGTTCGTCAGCAAACCTGTTTATATGTTCGCAGATTTTTCTTTCTTCAGTGGTAATATCCATATGATACTTGTCTTTCAAGATAAGAATAGTTTGCAAATCTTTGAGAACACCACCTGGAATATTCAAAAAATCTTCGTAAGTCATTCTTCATATTCTCCCAATCTATAAAATGCTCTAAAACCTTTAGCAAGAGCACCTTCTGGTAAGTCCCGATAATCTGGGTCATAATATTGAACCATTCCCAAAATTGCAGTTGCTGTTTCTACTGGGTCTGGGATTTCTCCACTCCATTTTACAAGAGACCCACCATCCCCACCAATATGTTCCACAAGATGAACCATTACTTTTTCCCAAGAATTATTGGGCAAATCATTGAAGTTCATAATCAAAAATCCGTTGTCTCACCAATTCTAACACATCTGGAACCACATAGGAAGTGTCTGTGGTTTTTGGAAGTTTTGCGACTTCCTCAAAGATAAGTTCCAGTTCTATTGTGGTGTAGTCAATCATTTGTCGTGAAACCAATTGTAAGCAAACATCCACGAAACTCCCCAAGCAGTTCCAAACATAAACCACAAAACATACTGTGGAAATAACAAAGCAACTAACAGAACACCAAACCAAAGTGAAGGAACATAAATTGTTTTTAGAGATTTGATGTATTTGAGTAAGTTAGTCATTTTGGTGTTTGTAATTGTTCTTTATGAATAGTAAATGTAACCTTTTCAGCATCTTCAGTTTCAATTACTGTGTTGTCAATCAACCAACCTCTTACAATATTACAGATGCCTTCAGCACCAACAATACCAAAAGAATTCAAATGCTGAAAAAGTGTCTGTGGTTTTGGTTCTTCTACTCGTTGATACTTTACACCATTAATCGTAACAATTTCATCATCAACCACTTCCACCTTTGGATACATAAATTCCCTCATATTCACATACCAGTTTTTGGATTGTAGGTCACTAATAAGATTTTCTTTCCGTTTGTTCTCTACTGCTTTGTTTGTGTCGTTGATTTCTTTAAGTTTTTGTCTCCTTCGTTCAAGAATGTTCACAATGTCTCCAATTTCTTTTGCTTTTTGTTCTATTTGAAGTCGTAGTTCTTCCCATTCCAAGTTTCCTTGTTCGTCAGTCATTTTCTAATCAATTCACCTTTTTCAGTATACATATCGTCGTGAAAGTGTGCTAATTTTTTTAGTTCTTCAACTTCTTGTTTAAGTTCCCAAATATAATCCTTTAAGTTCCACTCAACATCACCAATCAGTTGAAATAGTTCTTCAAGTGTGAGTTCTTTATCGTAAGTCTCACTCCACTTTTTTGGTTCTGGTATTTCAGTCATTTGAGGTTCTCTTTTAGATGTTCTATGCAATCATTCCAACCCTCACAATAATCATTACTGTTTAGTTCGTGGCAACCTTCATTAGGCAACCATCCCGTCTCAATCCTACTCACAAGTTCTTCGCAAGTTGGTTGATTATCATCATCACACCACTCACGGATAATCTCAAAGAGTGTCTGTGGTTTTGGTTCTTCTACTCGTTGGTATTTTACACCACCGATTTCAATAATATCAGGGAGTTGTTGATTAGTCATTTGTGATTTCTTATAAGGGCAATATTCTGGTTCAAAACATCCACCTTGAGTTGCGTTGGTTTCTACATCTACTGGTGCATAACAGAACCCACAATCCCAGTATTTACATTTCATTTGGTTCCATCACAATAGATATGAGGATAAGTGTCAGGATACTTCGCAGGTGGTTTTGAAACTATAGGAGGAATTGTATAAGGAATAGGATTTGGATTTGTGAGAGGAGTATAAGGAGTGCTATAAAGTAGTGGAGATTTACTCAAATACTCTTCTACAATATTACAAGACCATCCATCCTCATAGAATTGCTTACCATAGAAAATAGCACTTTCTTTTGTGGGAAAAGATGCTACGAACTCATCGTTGTAGTATAAAGAAAATACTTTCATTAGGTTTCTGTGCGTATGAAGTCATTATACAACAAAAGGCACCTGATTTCAAGTGCCCTTGTGACGGTTCTTCAAGTGTCCTTACCAAACTCCTTTTTGAGTTGTTCATATTGTTTACGACGATTTTCTTTTTGTTGCTCTTCTTGTTTCACTCTCTTTTCATACTCTTCATCATTTTCAAGTCGGGTTTTGTAGACATAGTAGTCTTTTCCTCCATTCCCATAATCATAATCATAATCAATACCTTCCCAACCCTGTTCTTTGCACCTTTGGAGTGTGGAAATGATTTTGTCTATTGAACCATAAAACTCACCATAGTAACAAAAATCTTTGCTTTCTTTGATTGTAATGCGTTCAGCAGTCATCAGTCTTCTGTGTGTATAGAAGTATTATGCGACAAAAGGCACCTGATTTCAAGTGCCCTTGTGCCAATTTAGTAAGTGTCCTTATTGTCCAAACTTATTGTAAAGAAACACTCTTCCATCTCCAGAAGGAACAGTAACCGCAATATCATATCCCAGTTTAATAATAATATTTGCCAGATTGCTTCCGTGACTTTTAGCACTAAGAAAAGTATGAGGATAATGGTCAATAAACTCCACACTCTTACCAGGATTTTCAAGTGCTTCTGTGATTGCTTTCATATAGAGAGCAGTGGTTCGTCCAGTTCCTCTGGTTGTTGCGTATTCGTATTTTGAGATAACATCATCTATTTCTGGGGACCAACATCTAAATCTGTTGAGTACCCTGTAAAGTTCTTGAGCAAGTTGTTTGTAATCAGCAGTCATTTACAATCCTCATTAGGGTTAAAGTTAATATATTCTACCATAGTTCCCCTACAGTAGATACACAAGTTTTTCTGTGCTTTTTCCAGAGTATCATATCCACCATCAAAATAAACATCAAAAGCAAAGACATTATACCACCACCACAAAAATTTCTCTTGTGGATAATACCTTGTAGTATCACCATAAGTTTCTTTTTTGATACGATACTTATTCATCGTATCCCCGTATCAAAGAGTTTTTTGAGTTCGTGATAGACAAGCACCAGTTCATTATCGTGAGTTATGTGTTCAGTATGTTTTGCGGATAGTAGAAGTTTGTAGAGTTCCCTTGCCTGTGTTTCAGTCAATTCCAAAACATAAGATTTCTTTACTTCAATCATCAATTTAACTCCATTTCAATACGATTGATTGCTGTTCGGTTTGCTTCTGGATTAGGAACATTTTTGAGGGCAGAAAGAATTTCGTTGATTGTTTCTTTACGAATTTGTTGGGCAAACTCAATCAGTTGTTCTTCCCAACATTCCCAACACACTCTATCTTCGGGTGAGAAATCATCAAATCCACAGGTTTTAGCAAGCTTGAGGATTTGTTCGTCAGTAATCATCGTTCTACTCGGTTGATAGATTGTTCTTGTGAGATTGTAAAAGTTGGTTGAGAAACAGTACGAGTGTTGTTTCTATAAGTGTATGTAATTTCTCCAGTTTCCTTATTCATCAGGTGTGCCCAGTCAGTTGGAAGTGTGTCACAACAATCCCGAAACTTTTCAGTTGAAGATACTTCCATCACAATAGGAAGATTGTTAGAGTGATGATGAAAAATTGCTACAAGTTTCATTGTGGGTCTCCTACAAGTCCAGTTGGATAAGATGAGTTGAAGTATTCTGCTTCTTCACGACTTTGCCAACCATTGTCATTACCGATTTCGTAGATTGCTCGGGCAAAGTTTAAGAGGTCTCCCTCCTCACCACACCATTCATTCACAGAAGTAAGAATATAAAGATGTTCTCGGGCAATTTTAAGGATTTGTTCATCAGTAATCATTGGAGTTCCTTTGTTTGTCCTATTATTATAAGGCATCACAGACCACTCTGGATGCCTACTGTGCCAGTTCTTCAAGTGTCTCTGCTTTTACCCATTCGGCAGTTTTCCATTCACTCCAAACAAAACTATTTTGCATAATCAAGTTCATAGATGTATTCATAAAAGGAACAGAAGCATCAGCAGTAGAAAGCACAAAACGATACTGAATATCTGGTTTCATTCCCAGTTCGTGTTCTACAATTCTCATTTCAATCATTGATACACACTCCCTTTCTGTCCTGGTTCATTACTACCACTACATTCTAACCTATGATCGGTTGCTTTGGGGCATCGTTTATTACCACAAGTAGGGCACAGAACCATTCTAAACATATGTTGATGCCCTGTCTGTTCCTCACAACACTTTTGGCACCAGCATTCTACATTACTTTGTAGTTCGTAGAGGTTTTCAATCATTTCTGTTTCTCACCAAACCTAAAATCATAAAGTCGTTGAACGGCACCATTACGATTGATGATTTCGTTTTCCAACTGACGAATGTAGATATAAACTGCATCGGGCACCTCAAAGTTTTGAAGGTCTTTATAGGGCATATTGTAGCACGAAATGTAGGATTTAGTCATTTTTCATATTCTCCCTTGCTTTGCGAGCAGCATCATAAAGTTCCCGAAGTCGTTGAGACCTTTCATCTCTTTTTTTGACTTGTTCTGGACTATTATACCACACACTATCAGTTCCGTGAAGAGGGCAATCTGGATTGAGGTTTTTGGTGTTGGAGGTTTTGTATCCTATTTGGATGTAAGAACAGGTGCATTTAGTCATTTTTTCAATACCTCATCAACTTCTTCAAGCAACTTATCTGTTTCGTTCATTCGTTCCCCAATATCATCATAAAGAACCCAGAGATTATCATAATAATTTTTTTCCCAATCTGGGTCAAGTTCTTTCAATTCTTTGATATAATCATCAAGTGAGTTTGGTGGTTGAGCAAGATTACCAAAGAAAACAGCACAATCAAAAGCATCATAAGGATATTTGAGTATCATTTTCCAGTGCCGATAATCTTTGAGAACCATTTTCCAACCTTGTAGTATTTGGTTCATTTCTGTTTCTCTTGAAGTTTCAGGTAATCATAAGCAATCTTACACTCTTTGGGTTTCTCTACACAATACACAATACCTTCATTCTTCCCTTCTACAACACCATCATCAAAACCAAACCGAGTGCCTAAAAGAAATGCAACACCAATAGTTGCGAGAATACCAAGACAAACTGTTCCAATCACACTTTCATCGTTCATTTCACAAAATCTCCAATCACAGGAATAGGACCACAAATCTCATTAACAAAACTTTTTGTATTATTTTTGAGTGCTTGACGACACTCCAAGTTCTTATTGTATGTTTGTTGAAAGAGTGCTCGTTGTTGTTGCTCACTATAAGTGATAGAAGTAGCAGCAACGATTATAATAAAGAATACAGACAAAACTATCCAATCAAGTTCATCAAAGTTTTTCATTTCAGTTCTTCCACAGAAGTCATAAGTTTATCAATAATTGGAGCATATATTCTTCCTGCTTCATCATACCCATTTTCACATCCAAGACGATAAGCAGTTTCTATAATATCCATAACTTGTTCATCCTGCTCTATTGTGAGATGAAGAGAATAAACACTATCTTTTAGTGTATCAAGAGTAATCATAGTGCCTCCAATTCATCAGCAAGTTCAAGGATGTTCTTTTCAGTAATACCGATATACTTGAGTTCTTCTACAACCTTACGGAGAGCAGCAGCAACTCCATCATTTGGAAAGTTGTATGTATCCTCTGCTTCGTATGCTTTCATAATCTTTTTTGCTCTTTCAGTCATAATCCTCTGCGTGATACTTCTTCATTTAATTCCCAACCAGCATCGTGCCCTACTTTAAAACCTTTAGTATAACCCTCATCATAAAGTTCTCGGGCAAACTTCAAGAAGTCTTTTTCATCACATTCCCAGTAAATGTCGTGTGTTGTTTTACATATGTGTCTATCAAACCCATAGGTGTTAGCAAGTTCACGGATTTCTTCATCTAAAATCATTAGAGTGCCTCCAATTCATCAATTATATCAATAATTTCACTAAAAACACGCCAAGAAAATTCATCACCACCATATCCTTCTTCAGCAAAAATACTATTCAATTTACGAAGAACATTCGCAACAACAATTTTATCTGGAATAAAATCACCATCCAAATCTTCGTCCTTATAGAAAACATCCATAATCTGTTGTGCTCTTTCAGTCATAGTGCCTCCACCTCATCAGCATATTCATTTAGTTCTTGAGCAATATAAAAATGCCAAGGTTCATCTGCAAGCACTCCATCTCTATAAATGAGAGAAGAAATCACACGAATAGAAGATGCTAATGCTTCTTTCATATCATCTGTTGCTGGTTGTGTAAGTTCTGCTTTGAATGTTTCCCAGATTTGGTATGCGGTGTTAGTCATCAGTCCTTTGTGTATGAGGTCATTATATCAAATGGAATGAGGAGAACTTATTTTAGTCCAAGGAAGAGTTTTCAGTTCTTCATCAGTGAATGGAATGCCATCATCAAGTCGTGCTTCATTTTTATAAAGATAAAACTGCTTAAAATTAACAACAGTTCCTCTCAAATCTCCATCTTTATCTACTTGATAGACAAGCACATCACAATACTTATTTCTATCGTAGGTCAAGATTTTTGCTCTACGAATAGGTGCTTTTTCTCCCGCAACATCACCATAAGATGGAATAGGATAATCAGTAAAAGCATCAAGCATTTGGAGTTCCTTTGTGTATGAGAGTATTATAGGGCATCCACAGGGTCTGTGGTGAGGTCTTGTGCCAGTTTAGAAAGTGTCCTCCTTTACAGATTTTTCCACAATCTCTAATAATTTTTTAGGAGTAATGGAACGAAGTGCTTCATTTTCTTTTCGCAATCTTTCAACTTCCTTTCTAATTTGTTTGTTGTCTTCTCTAATTTGTTTGATTTCTTCTCTAAAACCAGACAACCAATCAGTCATAATACATATCCTGTTCATAACGGACATAATCACTTTGAAGATAGTTAAAGAACTCTCCGTCTTCACTTCTCATAGTATAGCACCACTCACTCCAACATTCACCAAACCAATAATACCCAGCAGAAAGTTTCTCAAAGAAATTCATAGGACGATTGTAGAGTTTTGTCATTTCTCACTCCATATAATGATAAATTGGTTCTTTGTATCTCCTTAACATCCTAATTGCCTCTTTTGCTTGCATAAGTTGTCCAAATCTTTTTGTTGAGTGAAGAACATACTCTGCTTGAACAACATTATATCTTTGAATAACATAGTAAGTAGTCATACAATCAAAATCAAAGCATTCTTCAATTCGGTAATCAGGGTTGGTCATAATACCTCACACAAAGGGAACACTCTTATACTTGAAATAAATCCTGGTTTTGTATATTTGTCTTTATAATCTGCTGCGAATACTTTTGCTTCTTCTTTGGTTTCAAAAACTCCAAAGTATCTATGAAGTCCCTCTACACCTTCATATTTGTTATAAAGTCCCACTATCCACTTATGAGAATGTTCTGGATATGTGTCGTTTTCATCAATCCAGTCGTAGTATGCGTCCTTATTCATTCTTCCACCTCAATCTCAATAATTTCATAAGGAGTCCAGAAGCATTCATCTACTTTTTCTTTTGCTTTCTCGTAATCAAATCCACGAAGCACTTGTTGTTTAATAGCATAATCATATTTTTGTTTAATCTTTATATCTAATGCTACTTGTGCTTTATCCTTGGAAGTGGAAGCACACAGAACGTGATAACCCAAATCAACATTATCAACCACACAATAGATTTTAATCATAATTCTTCATCATTTACTTTAAGCATCGTTTTTTCGGTGATAATGTCCTTTTCAAGTTCGTATGGTGATGCTACTTGAAGATAGGTTTGATACTGATACTCGTTGAGGTCTTTGGATGGAATGTATCCCTTATAAGTCAGCATTTTTTGAATTGCCTTACGAGTTGGTTCTTCCCAGTCCTCTTTGAAGTTAAACATTAGTCATCCCACCCATCAAAGTATTCTGTGAAAAAGTTAAAACTCAAACCAATCTTACCAACTTGAAAATCTACTCCAAAAAGAGAAGAAGAAGTAAGAAATGAGAGCATGATGTGAAATCCACCATTACTATGAACTAAACTACTGGGATTTTCATAATTCACCCAAAGTAATGAACGATTGTTGATGACACCGAACTGCCAAGTGCGGTCAGTTTCATCATTTTCCCAAACTTTTTTATCGTATTGAAAGAGTTTATTCATAATTAATCAAAGGTAATTCAACAGGTAAAGAAACACTATCAAGTCGTTCTCCATTTTCAATATCAAGGAGATGCCAAATAGGGTCTCCAATTTTTGTATCAAAAGCACTATCTCTTGTGGTGACAGTAATAGTGATTTTATATCTTTTGAGGTCAATCATAGCAACTCCAATTTACATTGACCATTTACATCATAAACTACTTTGACTTGATAATCTACTGACATATCTGCTCTCCACATAGCATCTTTGAACTCTTGTGTTTCTTTCTCTGGGTATTTGGGAACAATTTTCATATTCTCATCATACTCATTACAATTCACATCACCAAGATAATGGAGATTTAGATAACGACGGAATTGTTGTTTTTGTTCGTGGTCAAGTCGAATTCTCACAAATGTGATGAATTCGTTTGATACTGGGAGTTCTTCGTTAGTCATTCTTCATCCTCACAAGGGAACATTTCGTTGTATGCTTCATCAGTCAGCACAAGATACTCTACATCAGCATCTTGGTGGTCTTCGGCATACAACATACGATAATGATTGAATTGGTTGAGGTCTGTACTGCCGTATTCTACGACACCATCAACAAGGCACAAATAATTGAGAGACATTTCAAATACCAACGATTTTATCAAAAACAATCCAAACTCCTGCCCAAAGAAGTGCTTCGGTGAAGATTTGAATTTGGGTTCGTTCTTTTGTAAAGAAATTCCAAACCTGATTTACCGCATAAACTCCAATAAAAAACAGAAAGTAAGTTTCAAGTCCAGATAGAAAAGTCATCAGGTGTCTGTGTGTATGAGAGTATTATAAACCAAAAAGAGCACCTGTGGAGATGCCCTGTGCCAGTTCTTCAAGTGTCCTCAATAATCAAACAATAACGACATTGAAAGGCAAAAGTTTCTTTTTGCCAGATTTTCTTCACACCATTTTCTTCCCAAGAATAAACTACTTCATACCAAGGGTCTGTGCTCCCATAAGAATTGAGACCTTCAACGGTCACAAAACCTTTAGAACCATCTGCCCGTGCCCAACGAGAACCAACTTGAATTTCGTGTGATTTGAAGAAATGACGGACAACTGCTTTGCGTCCATCTATGATTTCAGTTTCGTAGTCCATCGGTTTGATTGCTTATAAGAGTATTATAAGGCAAAAAGGGCACCTGTGGAGATGCCCTGTGCCAGTTCTTCAAGTGTCCTTATATTTCTCTTCTACTTCTTTCACCCTTTCCATAAAACTATCGCTACCGTGGTCGCCGCTGTATAAGTAATCCACCGCCCTCATAATCTCTGCCATCTTACGCATTTTGGGCACCTGTTCTAAAAGATACTCACAAACTTCTGGGGGATACTCATAGGCATAACCATACTCATCCTTCTCAAAGTTGTTACGAACTTCTGCTTCAAGTTCATCAGCAAACTGTGAGACATTATAGTATTCGTATCCGCAATCGTTGAAGTGTCCGCCGCTCATTCTTCATCCTCCTCTACAGGGAACATAGCATTATACTCTTCATCAGTTAGCACAAGATACTCTACATCAGCATCTTTGTGGTCTTCGTAATACATCATACGATAATGATTGAATTGGTAGAGATCTGTGCTGGCGTATTCTACAACACCATCAAGTAGGCAGAGGTAGTTCATTTCAGTTTTTGCAGTTGGTAAATAAGATGTTCAATGTCTTCAGTTTCTACACATTTAACAGAACCACCCCAACCATCAGCATCATACTCAACATTGTAAGCAAAGTTGTCCAGTAGATATTGAAGAGTAGCAATACATACACGAGCACGATCACCTGTTTTGGGTCGTAGAGTGTATTCTTCTGTGACCTTAATTAGTGTCTCTGCGTGTGTTTTTTGTGGTAGTTGTTTAGTCATGGTTTCACAGTTTGAATAAGAATTCGTTCTTTGGTAGTATCACGCTTTTTTGCAAGATACTCAATCGCTTCTTGATTTTGTTTGGGCAACTGATCCCATTCTACTTGCTTTTCAATATAAGGTGATGGAAGAAGTTTATCAAGTTTGTATGTAAATTTATCCAGAGAGTTGGAGATGAACTCTGCCGTTGCTTGTGCAATCGCAAAGGGACCAAGCACAATCAACCGAATTGCAACAAAATGAGGAATGTATTTGAGGTAGGGATAGGTTTTGGTTTCAGTCATTTGCTTGTAAGATAGTTGAGATCACTGACGATGCGTTGTGCTTCCTCTGGTGAGTTACATTCTTCTACGATGTAACTGAAACCGTTGGAGAATGTTCGGCGGATCTTGTTACCTTCAGCAGTATAAGATCCATATTTAACTGGAACTTGATTAAGGATTGCTCTAATCATTTTAAAAGATTGTTTAAATGGACAAGAGTTTCAGTAGTCCAGTGTTTGGTGTCGCCATGAGGAGGATACAACTTACTATACCAGAAACCATACAACACAGGATTGATGTGTTGGATCTTCTCAAGCGTGTCAGCGATCTGCACGTTGAGAGTGTGTTGGTCGTCCATTGGTTTGTTTGAACTGAAATTATTATACGGCAAAAAGGGCACCTGTGGAGATACCCTGTGCCAGTTTCTCAACTGACCCTTTCCAGTTTAGCAAGTGGTTCGGTTCCCCACTTCATAGGTAAATCAAAATCCACTGTGATAGGCATTTCATTTCTGGAAACATTTTCATTCTCAATAATACCCTGCTCTACTGCTCGTTCCACAGAAAGTTTCCTGCGAATGACCCGATGAAGGTCATAAAGAATACCATTACTTTCTGGAAGGTCTTGATGTCCTACTCCAAGTGAGGAAGCACCACCATCAATACCATCAATCATATGTTTGGATAGAATTGCTCCAATAATTTTCATATCCTGGTGAAATTCTGTATAATCAATTGGTTTTTGAAGAGGAAGATTATCTTGAATTTCCCTCCACTGACCCAATTGAACTCTTTGAAGCAAATCAGTAGCATCTACAAGTGCTCGTGCCTGCTTTTCAGTGATGGTGAGATTGTAGGTTTTCATTGATTTTCAATAATGATTTTGATTTGTTTGAGGTCTTCTATTCTTTGTTTTGTGAGGTCGTATTGTTCAGTATACCAATCAACATCATTAACTTCGTGATTGAGTTCTTCCCTAATATCCCATTCATAACATTGAAGGTCTCCTTCTTGGTCTTGTATAAGGTAATTGAGAGTATCAAGGAGTGACATTTTCTGGAGCAGGAGCAGGAGGAGGCAGTTGAGGAGGAGGGGTTTGAGATGTTTGAGGCAGTTGAGGTTGGGGGGTAGGAAGAATTACAGGTTCTGGAACAACTTGGGGTTGTTGTGCTTGGTCAAGTTTCTTTTCCAACTCCATAACCTTTTGGTCTAATGGACTCAAAGGAACTTCTTTTTGTGAATCTGCAAGTTTCCAACCAGTAGCACCAGCAGCAAAGATACTTGCAAGAGCAGCAAAAACAGAAACAGTTTTAGAAAAACTCATTAAATAACCTCCCAATCACATTCCCAAAAGTCGTTGATGTTTACCCAGAAAAAGTATTTTTGATTCTCTGATGCGAGAAACAACATACCATCTCCTTTGTCTTGCTCTACAATGCAAATGGGATTATTACCCATCACATTGCAGAGTCTGTTCTTCGCCTTTTTGCTTTTCGGTTTTACGGTTACTTTTCTCATTTTGGATCTCAAGTTTCAGTTTGCGAATACCAGTAATAAAGTAAGCAAAATCCCTAGTTTCAGTAATGGGTTTGATTTCATCGCACACACCACACTTTGACTCATAAACAGAGGAGCATCCTACAGAATATACTCCATACTTCTTCCCACAATCAAAACACGTGTTGTAGGCAGTTTCAAGTTTCTTCAGGAGTGCTTTCTTTTCTTTTAAAGTCATTACAGAGTCCATAGGGATCGTTGTCTGTGAGGTAATCATACAGCAGTTTGGCAAACCCGTATTGGGGTCTTGTGCCAGTTTCAATACTGGACGATGTTGCCACCGTCCACATTATATCCAAATTAAGTTTATCGGGAAATTCCTTCATTATCTTCTCCTTCTTCATCTATTTCATCCAAATAGTCCCAACTCCAAGTTCTACCAATCAGAGTCACATCAATTCCAAACTTATAAACCCAGAACAAAAAATCTAGAACATCACCAGTTCCAGATTTGATCTGCAGATAAGGCCAAGATGGATAATCATTCCAACTTACAGATACTTGGAGTAAACTCCATCGTTTGATATTTAAAATTTGAACGTACCAATCGTGTCCAAAATCTTCACGATGATTATATTTAATTAATGTTTTACGATGTTTAAAATTAATTAGGTTCATTATTATCCTCAAAATCAAACCACTCATACAAAGAATTCATAACTTGCTCCACAATATTATCAATAATAGCACCTTCTGTTGGATTTTCTACGTGTTTATGAGCACGAGAATAACCATAACGGACACCTTCTTCAAGTGCCATCTCCAATACTTTGCGAAAGTTAGGTTTCATTGTTTAAATTCCTTTTCAATTTCTTTGGCAAGTTTCAGAGCATGACGCCACATTAGATATTTTATCACAGGATTACGAGGATTGTGAAGCAACCACCATTTTTTCTTTTCAAACCAAATTCCTACTAATTTAGAAATAAGATTCACTGCAATTGCAACACTATTATCGGTCACAATAAAGTAAGCAATTACAGCAAAGGCAAAAAACCAAAAGTAGTAGGAAGGTGTCATTGAATTAAAGCATTATGTGTATTTACTCGGACAAAAATTGATCCAAAGTTGAAACCGATGAACCTTTTGTGGACTTTTGAATGTAAGATTTAGCAGAATTGTAGTTTTTTGCAGTGTGAACTTGTTGCCCCTTATAAACAATAATGAACTTCTTTCCCCAAGGAATTGCCGCCCATTCTCCATTTTTTGAGACAAACCCATTAGGTTCACCAGGAACAGGATCTAAAATACCTTCATTTTGAATGTTCATCGAACCACAGCAGTTACACCCATAATTGTAGCATTTGGATTGCGTGTTTTTGCAACAAGCCTGGCTTCCGCATAGTCGCGAGCAATCACAGTTTCGTAAAAAATTTTACCAGCAACGTAAAGCTTAACTTCACAAAACATAATAAGATCTCCTGTTAAAAATTAGAGTTTGATTGTAGAAATTGCAGGTTGACCCTGTGTAAAAACAGTGTCAACGACGCTCTGAAGGCGCTTAGCGGTGGCAATACCAGTATTAGCATAAACTGGTACATGAATCATTCCAAATGCCTTGGAGTAGCTCTGAAGATCCCCTGAGGCGATCTCTCCAGCTTGAATGCGCTTGGAATCGTTTGGATGCAGGCGAATCACTCTACCAATGGTCTGACACATCTGGATCACATCCATATTACGCATCATGATGCAGGATGTCAACCCAGGGCAGTTGATCCCTTCTGACAGAATGCTGTAGTGAAGAATTATGAATTTTTTATCAGAATCTTTACCCCATGCAGTCAAGGTATCGAAGAATACCTCACGCGAAACCTTTTTGTTATTGATGAATGCACCGTACTTTGCAGTAATCCACATCACATCATAGCCATAAGACTGAATTTCGGTCATGAATTCAGTTTCCGCAAGCATACGCATCAAAACCTTAGTATTCGGCGCCGCAACCAAAACTTTATCCATATGATCTTCATTGATAATCGTGTCAAGAAGAGTCATACAGTCACGCTCAGCACCATAATCTTTATCACGCACCAGATCAATTTTTTGAACTGAAACTTTAGCTGGAAGAATAAATCCAGCATCAACCAACTCTGGTGCAGAAACATTACAGATCACCTGCCCATAAACCCTAGAATCATTCATTCCAGGTTTAGAAATCGTTGCACTGTGTTTTGGTGTAGCAGTGAAGAAATAACAACGATCTGCATTCCCTGAAAAATATTCAGTTGACTCAAAGAATGACTTCTTAACACTATTATGTGCTTCATCAAAGTAAATCGTATTCACATGAATGTCTGCCTTTTGAATACGGCAAAGAGAATTATAAGTTGTAAAAATAATCTTATGTCCCCTGGTGTTATCTACCCAGGAACGAATTGCACTTGGACTAGTACTACTATAATGATGGGTTTCACCAGTGTGAACATGCATCACGGAAGCATTATCGATAAACTCAAGAAACTCACTAGAAAGTTGTTCAGAAAGTAGAATACGCGGAGCAACTACAACGATCAGAGTTTCTCCGTAATGATTGTCAAATTGATTTTTAGCATCAAAGATCATCGTAGGAGTCTTACCAGAACCCGTGGGCATGACCAATTGACCTTTAAGATGTTTGATCATGGCATCAAGACCACGTTGTTGGTGGGGACGAAGTTGAAACATGATGTTTGGTTGACTGTCTTGATATTATAGCAATAAAAAATCCCCTTGACGGGGTTGTAGTGGACGGTTTCTAAAGTGTCTTAAAGAAAGCTAAGTCTTATCTTCAACCAGGACAAAGGTAGTCTATATGGTTTTTAATCTTATGTCAAGTACTAATGAAGATCAATCCAAGAACCAGCAGCATATCCTTGGAATTTATTGGTCGTGGTATTATAAATTATTGATCCATTAGTTACACCTGTGAAATTATCTCTTTCAGTTGTAGTAACTTTTGGAAGAATCATAAAATTATAATTAATACCCGCAGGTCCACCAGCATTTGCAAAATCTGCAGATGAACGTAAAGCAGTTGTACCAACACCAACTGATAAAAATACAGAAGAACCACTAATTGCAGTTAAAATTGTATTGTCTTGAATTTCACTTGTTTGTATTCCTATTGAACCATCTGTAGATACTATAAATGATCTTGCATTAACACCTTTGTTTATTTTTAAAGGTGTTCCACCATCGGTAGTAGTTCCTATTCCAACATAATTAGTTACATTTAAAGAAATTGTATTTACATCATTAAATGTAGAAATTCCACTAGTGGAATTAACATTTCCAGTAAGGGTTCCTGCAACATCCGAATTTATAGCTCCTTGAGAAGATAAAGAACCATTGATTGTTAAATTTCCACCAATTGTTGCATTTCCACTTACTGAAAAATCATTTCCAACGTATGAGTTATTAGTCACTGTTGAAGTGCCAACAACTTCAAATGTATTGATTGGATCTGTGACACCAATTCCCATTTTACCTTCATAGGTCAGTGTCAACAAAATATTGTTGGTTTGACCATAAATCCAATTAAAGTTTCCAGTTCCAATTCCTGGTAGTGTTCCTAAATGTAAATATTGATTGATATTTCCTAAAGAATAGTTTATAATATCTAAGGTTTTTGAAGAACTATATGGATATATTCCACTTATGTTTCCATATTTAATTTCACCATTACTTCCCAATCTAGATTCTGAACTTCCTATTGTAATGTAGGATTCATCGGCATCACTAGTTATTTGAAGTGATGTTGGACTTGATGTTTTTCTAATATGAACAGTTGCATTTGGAGAAAGTGTACCAACTCCAATACTATTTTGAACATAAGCACTTGTTAATGTAGAAACACCCAAATTAGAAAAATTGCTATTAATATTACTTACTACAATAGCTGGAGAACCAGTAAGATTATTAGCTAAAGATGCCGTTCCAGTTAAATCACCAATAACGTTTCCGGTTACATTTCCAGCAATATTTCCAGCAAATCCATTAGATGCTGTTATAGTCCCAGAAACACTAATATCTGATGGCAATCTGGAGTTGTTTAGAGTTCCAGAAGAAATGTTGGATGCATCTAATAAAGTTAATTCTGATCCTATTCCAATAAATTTATTTGCAGTTACAATACCACTAGGTGCATTAATATTTTGTGATAATGTTAATGTACTTCCATTAATTCTAGTTGCAGTAATAATTCCCGAAATATTAATATTAGATGGTAATCTTGAATTATTTAAAGTTCCAGATGAAATATTACTCGCATTAATTGCTGTTATATTAGTTCCAGATCCACTAAGAGATGCTGCAGTAATTGTGCCAGAAACAGTAATATCTGATGGCAATCTGGAGTTGTTTAGAGTTCCAGAAGAAATACTAGTAGCGTTTAAATTTGTAAGTAAATTACCATCTGCACTAATATCATTTGCAGTAATATTACCAGCAATATTTAATGTGTCGCCATATATTCCAGTTCCTGCACTTATACTACCACCTACACTGATAATTGATGGCAATCTGGAGTTGCTTAAAGTTCCAGAAGAAATGTTGGATGCATCTAATAAAGTTAAATCTGATCCTATTCCAACAAATTTATTTGCAGTTACAATACCAGTTGCTACTATTGATCCTCTTGAATTAATTCCGATACCATTATGAATTGAAGGATTTCCTCCAATTTGCAAGGTATAATTTGGAAATGTTGTTGCTATACCAACATTTCCTGATGCATATATGCTAGTATAACCAAATCCACTATCAACATCTATCCATTGTGACGTTGGTAAGTTAATTAAATTTCCACCATCACCATAATATGTAATTATTCCAGAAGTTGCTGTTATAATTCCAGAAGAAATTGATACAATACCTACGGTTAAACTATTAGAACCACTTCTTAATACGTTAATATCTTCAGTGTAAATACGAGTCGCAGAAAGTAGACCAACGATCTTAGTATTTCCATGAACATCTAAAATTTCTCTTGGAATGCTGGTTCCAATTCCAACCAATCCATTGGCATTTACTATAAAGTTGGTGTCATCAACCTGAACACCATTTCTAAAATTAAATGACTTTGTATAATTTGCCATTTTATATTGGTTTTAGAACTATTTATTTAAGATATTTTTGAGAGTAAAATAAAGACCACATTCTCTCCGCAGTATATGCGTAATCAATATTATTTTTTCTTTCAAAGATGGCTAAGTATTTTTCATAAAAACTTTTTGGATAATGTTTAATTCTATTCGAAGATATGCAAAACTGTCCACAAGTTGCATACTCAATATGTTTAAAGTGGGGAATTGTGCCAAAAAGTTCTTGATAAGTTTCAACTACCTCTGTGTAATTTATGGGTTCTGTTGTGTACCAGTCTGTGAGAGGTATATATTCAAAGTCTTCTGTTTGAATATTTTTTCTTCTATCCAAATCTAAAAATCTATCCAAAAATCTTTCCACATTACCTATAAAATGATAATGTGGACTTCCTTGCAAAAAAATTAGATAATTCGGTAAATTATCATAATGATTTACAATATGATAAACCCAACTATGATGCTCTAAACCAATATTAGGCAATTTAAATGATGGATATTTGAGATCATCTTTACCCTTATTGTAAATAATCGAATACTCAAGATAAGGTTTAATCCAAGATAAACCTTCGTCATACCTGGTAACAATAATATTCGTATCTTTACCAGAAAATTTTTTTATCACATTCAAAATTTTTTTATTTTAATCTAATTTAATTTTATTCATTCTATATGAAGATGCCACCAATTCCATTGCACTTAACGAAATAATACGATTAACATGATCTTTAGCATTTGTAGATTCTAAAAGTTCGGATGGGACATTTTCTAGAAGAGTGGGTTCTTCTTCTTCTTGTTTCAAAACAATATCAATACCATATCTCATAATTGAACATACAAATTGGTGATAATCACTTTGATCAATATTACAACAATCAATTGCTACTGGAGGATATTCATCTATTGGCTTTGGTGAATTTTGTCTGCTAAATTTAATAATAATTTGATCTGTTTCTTCAAGATATTCTACAATTTTAAAAATTAAATTCATTTATCCTCCTGCAACAGTACCCATGTCGTAACTATGTATTTAGTTTGATTTATTGGTGGATTGCCTCTATGAGTGTGCGTAAACCCTGCAGGAAATATCAATATTTTTCCTTCTTCGGCATTTACTCTTTTATTTAAATATAAAAATTCTGTTTCTCCACCCTCTTCAATTGTATTAAGATATAATTGTACAACTAAAATTCGATTTAATGCGGCAAAACAACTGTTTTCATAATGCCATTCATGAAATCCTCCACCACAATCTATTTTTTTTGCTTTTATATCGTGCATTAAAAAGCGACTTTTCATCAAAATTGAATATTTTTCCATATAATTTTGAACATGATGTTGAATTTTTGGTAAAAATGATTCACCCAACCAACTCCATGATTTTAAATTATAATCATGAGAAAAAAATACACCATGGTCATCAACTCTATGATTTAATTCTGGCGTCGGTAAAACAATACTACGTTCTTCTAGCAAATCTATATGCTCTATAAATTTTTTGCAGTATTCACTATCAAAGCAGTTTTCATATATTCCTAAAAAATTATCATGATTTCTCATATTGATCAATAAAAAAAATATTTATTATAGAACTGTGCCGTTAGTTTGACCACCTAAAACTGTTCCGGCGCCAGTTAAAGAAACTATAGAACCACTAGGTCCAATAATAATTCCATATCCATTTGCTCCTGCTTGACCAGCTCTTCCTTCACCTCCAGTTATATTTCCATCTCCACGATTACCTCCTTGACCTCCTCCATTATTTGTCCCTCCACCATCACCACCACGACCTCCACTTGCTCCGCCTCCGCTTCCTCCCCCACCACCTGATCCACCAATAGTTTGTGTTGCACTATTTCCTCTGCTTGCCCCATTAGTATTATATCCACCACCACCTGCCGAGCCACCTCGCCCAGCAGGAATTCCTGCACCTCCTCCTCCACCACCACCCGGTGCCCCAAAGTCTCTTGTATTTTTATCTGGGTCGGAAGTTCCAAATCCACCTCCTCCTCCACCACCATAGCCACATTGAACATATCCATCATTAATTATTGTAGTTGGATACTCTATTCCCAATGCACTAGAACCATCCCCACCATCGGATACACTAAACTGTCCTCTACCCCCATCACCACCAGAACCATAGACACCAGCTCCCGAAGCAATGATTAATCTTAACGTTGTATCAGTATCCCATCCACCTGTCTTAAATGCACAATAATTTCTACTCCAATTAATTGATGAATAAGTTCCGGATGCCAAATTTATTAAAATTCTACAGCCAGAACTGCTTGATGGTCTTGTTCTAAATTTTCCAACAACATTAACAGCATTTGCATTATAATATGTTCTTGCAGTAAGGCGACTCCCTCCTCCAAATACGATAACAATGTTAAGTCTTTTGTTATAAAAATCACTAAATTTTATTTCACCACTTTGAGGTATTCCTTCTGCAAGAGGAAGATTTGTTAGAGACCCATAATTTTCACTAACTCTATAAGCACCAAGGTTTCTTCTAGTAGGTGTTCCAAATTCTTTACTTATATCACTGAAAGAAATTTGTCCAGTAGATTGTAATGCCATTGGTTTATTATGAGTTTTTTATTATTTATTTTTCATTTGAATTTTTTCCAATATTTTTCATTTACATACCCCATAGAAAATGAAAGATACTCTTCTCTCAGTATTAATGAAATATCTCCAACTATTGCTAATCTTTCTCCACTAAATTCTTCGGATTTGGATTTTGTTGAATGTACTAGTTTACTTGGAAATAAAACAATCTTTCCTTCTTCGGGGGTAATAAAAAATGTCGTTGCATTATTTTCATTATAAAAATCTACAAATCTTTTTTCTTTTTCCTCATTAAATTTTGACATACCCAAAAATAAGCTATTTGGCTCATGTTGATTAGAAAAAGTTATTGTATGTGAATTTGTAGGGGTATTTAAGTAATATGTAAAAGAAATATGACTTGTTGAATGTATATGCCAAGGTATTTCATCTTTAATTTCTCTAGCTCTTGATAGCCATGTTTTAGTTATTGTTACATCAAATAAATCCCTTAAATTTAAAACGTTATGAATATAATTTTTTACATGAGAAGTTACCTCAGAAAAAAGTGGTTCTAAACTTTCTTCTAAATGAATTAATGGATTACCACATTCCTCACTAACAGTATTATTTTCTGACGTAACTTCGTAATCAAATTTATGATATAATTTATAAAATTCTTCTTTATATTTTTCGTGATTTTCCATATCTCCAACATAAATTGTTGTTGGAAAAATCTGAGCAGTATTATATTTTAACATGATATAAAATCAAATAATAAAACTATTTAGATCTCCTCAGCTCATTTATTTCTGCTCTTAATTCTTTAATTGCTTCAATAAGAAGTGGTACAAGTTTTTCATATTTAACTGTCAGATACTCATCGCTTGCAGGAGCAGGGCAAACTGCTTCTGGAAGAACTTCTTGAACTTCTTGTGCGGATACACCTGCATGTCTTAGTGATGCATCAAATCCAAGTTCTTCTCCAATTTCATTAAAGTTATATGTAAATCCACGGAGTTTGAGTACCTTATCAACCGCATTTTCGATTGGCTCAATATTAGTTTTTAATCTTTCATCAGAAGCAAATGCAATAATATCACCAGCACATGTGAGTCCACCACTTCCTACTGAAGTTCCACCATTGATTCCCCTAAACATCAAAGTATCTGCATCACCCTGTCTGGTTGCAGTCATATTTTCCCTAAATCCATTTGAAATACCAGGATCTGTGCTTCCAGAAACTGTTATTTTAGTTTTGTCTGGTAGGGTAACTGTAACATCACTGCTATTGTTAAATGTAGAATCGACCCCAGACCCCACAATTCTGACTGATCTTTGAAGTTGTCCAATTAATCTATTACCAGCACTAATATTACCAGTAGCACTGATAGCACTACTTCCAGTTATATTTGCAGAAACATCAAGAGTTCCTGTTATAGTAGTATTATCGCTGATTGTAGTTGTACCACTCGAAGAATCTAATGTTAATCCACCAGTGCTTGTGTCAATTGTATTGTCATTTGCAATTCCAATTCTGATATTATCAATAGTGGCACCAGAGTTTACATCTAATATTCCATTAATTGTGGTATTACTATTAAATGTTGAACTTCCAGTAACATCTAATGTGCTTTGCAATGTTGTGGCACCATCAACATTTAATGTTCCGCCAAGATCAGTTGCTTGACCAGCTGCAACACCCAATGTTCCACTCAAATTTGTATTTCCAACAACACTCAATGTTCCACCAAGAGTTGTAGATCTAGTTAATGCAACATTTAAACTACCACCAATGAATACTGTTTTACCAATTCCAACACCACCAGTTACAATTAATGCGCCAGAAGTTGTGGATGTGGAATCTGTAGTACTTGTAAATCCAACAGCACCACCAACATTAAGTCTTTTTCTAATTCCAACTCCACCTTGAACGGTTAAAGATCCATTTGAAATTAATGTGGAATCGGTGCTGTTTTCAGCATTTGTAATTCCACTAACATTTAAGTTTTTGCCAATTCCAACACCACCAGTTATCACAAATGCTCCAGTTGATCCACTTGTCGAGTCTGTAGTACTTGTAAATCCAACTGCGCCGCCAACATTAAGTCTTTTTTCAATTCCAACTCCACCATTTGTAACTATAGATCCGTTGGCAATAGTAGTTGAATCTTGAGAATTTGAGAATGAACCAATTCCACCAACATTTATATTTTCAAGAATTCCTACACCACCATTGATGATCAAAGCACCAGTAAATTTGTTGGTTGATGGTGTAGTATTTGAAATTTTTACTTGTCTACTAAATGTTGCTTTTGCCTTAACTCTAAGTTGCCCATTAAGTGTAAGAGGTCCGTTAAATTGGGAAAGAACAGTTGCAGATGCACCACCTTCAACCAATAATCTTTCTTTAACAGTAACTTCGTCAAATACAACACTTAATTTTGTAGGATCTTGTCCAGTTACTGTTGGTTTTGGAATGTCATAAGAAATAATCTCACCACTAGATGCAATAGTTTTTGTATTACCACTGTAAACATCACCTTTATTATTCATTCCAGTGTAAATTACAGCACCACAAGATCTTTCTTGTGCTTGTGAAAGAAATTCCTCTCTATCTGTAAGAGCACGTATTTGAACTTGCGGAAGACCCGTTGAATAGTTGCCAGGTCCAAATCCCATATATTCAAATGTGTGACCAGATGCACGTAAAATTGAAGGTCTTCTAAATTCTACTGCTATTGGTTCAATTTTACGAATTATAGAATTTGCATCATGATCTTCTTGACGTGTTCCCAAAGAACCTCTGATAACACCAAATGTAGTTTCACTACCAGAAGTAGTGATTCTCATAATTTCATTATCAATTTGAATATAAGATCCTAATGGGAATCTTCCTGCAATTGTTGTTATTCCAACCGTAGATGGTAATACATCAATTACAGTATCTGTTGTAATTGAATTTTGAAGTTTTAATGACTCATTTGCATATAATGGAATTCCTCTTACACCTAAGTTTTCACCTCTAGTATCAGAAACTCCATTATTAGCTGATAAGCCATGTTTTAAAATAAATCCATTTGATGCAGAAATAGATTTATATGTAAAAGCTGTAAATGAAGTTAAGCTAATTCTTTCATTTACAACATAGTCACCAAGATTATTATTTGATGAATCAATAATTCTAAATCTATTTCCAGCCAATAATCCGTGTGCAGATGATGAATTAACTGTTAAAAGACCTGTATTTGATGTGTATGATGTGCTACTAATTTTTACTGATGGGCCAATAACTAATGCATATTGACCAGAAGCAATAGAAGCATCACCAGATGTTCTTGCAACTGCTATTTGATTTGTTGCTGGTAATGAAGTAATCCTATAATATTGATTTGAAGTTGTAGTGCCAGCTCCAGCAATTTGTACAACATCACCTATACTTGTAGAAATTCCAGAAGTTGAAACTGTAATTCTTGCACTTGCAGATCCACCAATTTTTAAACTGTCAAAATATAAAGTTGAATTATTTGTATATGCAGAACCGTTTGCAATTATCTCAGCATTTGTAACAGATCCAGAACCTGAAACTGTAACTTTTGCTGTTGCACCATTCCATTCAGATAAGGCAAGATCATTATATAATTTTACATTATAATAAGTTCCTGGAGTATGACCACTTCCACCAGTTAAAGCAGAATATCCAACTATTCCGCCTAACAAATGATCACGATCAATTGTAATCGTTGCGGAAGATGATGTACTAGAAACATTAGAAATTCTCAATCCTTTTCCAAAATCTTTTAGTAATTTATCAACAGTTTCTCTAGTAACACTTCTTTTAAGATCATTTGTTACAATATCACCAATTGGATTTCTCTTGGCAAATGTAATAGAAGATTCTGGGTTAGAATCGAAATTATCTCTATCTAATTGGGGGTATAAATCAACACTATTTTGACTGTATTGTAAATTTGTAAACTCTGTTGAGACTGTATTGCTTGCATTCAGTAGATAAAGATGGTAGATTCCATCTTGGCTGTTTTCAATATATGGAGAAATTACTTGATTTCTATAAATGAATATATTTGATTTTAAATCATTTCTTTCATATCTTGGTAATGTTGTTGTTCTATTTGTTACATCATTAGTAAAAACTCCAGGAGAGTGTGACTTTCCTTTTATATCTACAATATCATATTGAAAACTCATTATATTTGGGATAGTCGTAACTTTAAAATAACCATTGTATCCTAAAGTTTGATCTCCAGTAGTATTAATAGTGTCAGTTACATATTTAATAATTACAATATCCCCAACTTTTAAATTATGAGGAAGTTCTGTAGTGACTGTTACTGTATTATCTTGTAATGTACATTTTTCAATAAATCTTGGGTTTTTCTTATAGTCATAATCACTTGTTGATATTGTAGTACGACTAAAATCTGCAGAATTTCTAGCACCAGTTGAACTTGATTCTTGCAAAACAAATCCAGATTCTGGATTTTTTGCATTTGCAAATTCTTTTGGAATAACTACCCTAACTTTATATAATTTTTCATCAAGAGCTCTTCCATCAGAAACTCTTTTTATATAACTTAAATCTGTAGTTTCTGTAAGTGTTTGAACACCAATTGTATTGAGAAGATTATATATTTGATTATCTTCTGCAACTTTTATATACCAATTTTGATAGGTATCATCATATTGAAGAGGAGAACCATATTCACCAGCATTTTTATCAGACACCCTACTTTTGATGATTAGATTTGTTCCACCATAAACAGTAATTGGGTTGTCTAAAATTGCATTAGTATATGATGTTGCTAATTTGATTTGAGTTGAATTAATTTTAATGACATAATATGGAATATGCTCTGTTATATTTTCGGGCAGATCTCCATCTTCACTATTAATAACAACTTTTTCTCCAGTTGTTAATAAATTTAAAGGAGTATTTAAAGTAAAAATATTATTTGATGGAGATCCTATTACTGAATATGATTTTTCAGCACTAATTAATCCAACACCACTAGGATCCTCCATGTATATTTTAGCATTATATTCTACCCCATTATATGAAAGATATAAGATATCATTTTTACGAGCACCGACACGATATCCTTGTGTTAAGCTAACTGGAAGACTATCTTTGGCAGTAAAACCATAAAGGTAAAGTCTAGAGGTATCAGTAGTATCATTACCATATGCAGTTGTAATGCCAACATCTAAAGAAAGCCATTCAATAATGTCTTCATCAAATTCATCAATATTTCTGGGAGGTATAATTGATGTAATAAATGCTTTATTATCTTTGCCAAAGGCAGCATTTTTAAAACCTTCAGCATTTAATGAAATTTGACCAAAATTAGAGTTGGAGTTTGTAATAGATGCATCACTACCACTTTGAACATCAAAATGCTTATTAAAACCAATTGCAAAAACAGATACGATTTGAATAAAGGAATCATTGGAAATTTTAATATGGCTAGTTTCCCATCCATTTCGATATATTGCGTTTTGATCTAAGTGATAAACCAATTCTGCATCAGTTTGAGAAGAGCCAGATGATAAAGCTGCTCCTGATACTGGAGAAATGGTAACACCTTCATATGCTCTTGCTACATTATTATATTTTACAAATGCACGGTCATCTTTTTGTAGTGATACTGCGGTGAACTGTGCAACAACCATGGAACGGAAGCCTGATGCCTTTGACCCATCAGCGTGCATTCCGTTCATACCCCATACTGATCTTAAAGAGCAGTTAAAAATGTATGGAGAAGCACCAGAGACAGTATCCGTTTCGACAGTAACTGTTGCACCAGATACACTTGGATTTGCATCTAAATTGATTGGAAATGAGGTTAAGAGATATGTAAATTGAGTTGGACTTAAAACTTCTTGTACTTTTGTTGAAACATTATAAGTTCCTTCCGAAACATCACGAATTTTAATTGGAGTTCCGGAATTTAAATTATGTTCAAACGCGGTAGTTACAGTAACTCTAGCTCCGGCAGTTGTACCATTGCCCGAAAATAATCCAGTAATATCAATAGGATCAGATGCGAATGCACCAACAATTTCCCATTCTGGGGCTTTTTTCGAAAATCCTAATGGTTCAGAAGGATATTTTGCATCAATATTTCTATAAGTATTGTAAGCATTCGAGAGCTTACTATAATACATATCAAGATCTGTTAATTCATAAGAACCAACAGGATTTACACCATCCGCATATTCAAAACAAGTTAGTTTGTGGTGAGAAAACGTAGGAGTAGATTGATATATACTGGTAGAATATGTTGGATTTGTATAAACTAATCCACTTTCATCACCATCAAAGATTGATAATTGCCAAAAATAGCAAGCACCAGTAATTCTAAAAATTGCAGAATTAGTTGCACTTGGGTCGGTTGGATTTGGGACATATTTTGGACGAATCTTAGTCTTTCTTAAATCAAGACCGACAATTGAAGTGCCACGAGGAACAATAACACCACCATATACACTATTAAATTTGTAAAGAATATTGTCTGGATCAGTCAGATCAAATACTGAATCTAGTTCTAATGATAAAGTTTGTGGTGCAGGAACTCCAACACCACCAGTTGGGGGAACCGCATATGCACCAAGGGGATCATTATCATAAATTGCATAACCAGGTCTATTGTCAATTAAATGTTCACCTGGAAAAAGTAAAATTGTAGTTTTTTCAGTAAGATCATTATTATAACCTCTCAAATAAGAAAATCTTGCTGATTCTAAAAGAGCTCTTTGTACAGTCTTAAACGGTTGAGCAAGTGAATTTCCTTGATTAGTAATCGAATCAGTTGAATCAAGATCATTTGGATTTACATAAAGAATACGACCTTCTGTATTCTTAATAAAATTCTCTAACTTATTAAGAGGCATTGTATTATATTAGCTGTAGTAATTCTATGTTTTATTTAGTTAGTCAAGTCTTCTTCACCATAATCATATTCAAGGTTATCTGGAAGATCTTCAGGATTTTCTAACTCAACTGGAAAAAAACATGGATGTACTTCTTCATCTATTAAATAGAATGAATTTTTATACAAATCTTCCGGTTCAAATGTGCATTGTTGATCTGCTAATCTACAAAGATCTTGATCGTACAAATGACCATCTGGAAGTTCATCAAATGTAAAAGGTATATGATTGATAAAATACATCTTCACAATCATACTGCCATTGTTGTACCAGCAGTATGCGTGATCAATACGATAAGACATTGGGATTTCCCATATCTTATATTTATTTTATAGGGCGAGGGGGGAATCGAACCCCCACGGGAATACTCCCAGCAGATTTTAAGTCTGATACGGCTACCAGTTACGTCACCGCTTTTCAAGTAGGTTTACTGTTGCTTACCCTCTAAAACCCACTACAAAATGGGTAAGCAGATACGAGTGCCTGGATTCGAACCAGGTCAAAGCCGCTAATCTGGCGGAAAGAGTTTATAAGACTCCTCTGACTACCAAGTCTCACTCGCTTGAACAGATCAATTATAGAGGATCTGGAACTCTTTGTCAAGATGCTTCGTTGTTTAATTCAGTGTGTATTCGTATAAGGTCATCATCGTATGGCATCATCACTGTCGCCTGGCCGTTTTCGTTGATTATACCTAGATGTTCACCATTTTCGACTCTTTCCATGAGTTTATCAAAATGTTCTTGAAATTCATCTACAGTGAAAACTTCCATTTCTTAAAGAGGATCGGTGTATGCAAGACAATCTTCACTTACCTGAGTGCGCACAACTTCCAGTACGTTCATAAACTGGTCAACATTCTCGCATTCTACGATTCGTTCTGAACCTTCACTAGAATATAGGTAAAATTTACGTGCAAGAGTATCGACAACGCAACGACTCAAGAACTCTTCGGTTTTCATTTGGTCTTTGATTGATTACCTGAGTATTATATAGCATCTGTGAAGGGTTGTCAAGAGGTGCTAGTTAGCTTAATAATCAGTGTTATTTACATAATAATCTGTATAAATTTTCCATGATGTTCCATTGCTATTTCCTACAAATACATAACTTCTAAAAGGAGATTGAGTATATGTAGCGTATGCTGTAGATGAATTTGCCACAAGACTTACTCCTCCTGTTCTGTTATGATCCCCTGTTAATAATTCGAGAACATTTAATCCACCATAATTTTCTGGATTAAATAACGTAATTTCAAGAACAATATTTGGAGAACCTACAGTACCAATAGTAGAGGCAGTTCCTTCATAACGAATTCTTTGATAATCGGTTCCACTAGTGAATCTAGAAACTCTTTGAAAAGAGTTATCGAAAGCACCAAACATAAATTTTGGAAGAGCTGGATTTGAGGCAGATAATCCGCTAAAACTGGCAGATCCAGAACCAAATGTAAGATAGGTATTTGAACTTATATAGGTTGTAGTGTATCCATTTCCAGCAATATAAAATGTAAATGGAAGAAAAATAGATAACCAACCATCATCAACAGAAGCATTTTGAACACCAACCCATCCAGGAGGAGGGTAGGAACCACCACTTGTTCCATAAACAGGTAATTTTGATCCAGAAGAAATAAAATCAGGTAATTGTAAACTAAATCCACCTGAAAAAAATAGTTGCTGAATACTCATGGTATCAATCCTGCACCAGAAATTACAAAAACATTAGATGATACACAAAGAATTGTGCATACACCTCTCGCATCCAATGTTATAGATCCAAAAGCTGAAGAATAACCAGGAAAATACATCGTAACGGAACTTGCAGTTATTGTTTGTGTTGATGCTGAATTATTAAATACACTAATAGCATCTCCACTACTAAAGACATTAGTAGGAATTGTTATTCCAGAAGATGTTGATATAATCTTACCAGCATCAGAAAGCACTAGTGTATATCCAGTACTTTTCACATTAACTGGAATTGTTCTTAAGTCTCCTTTAGAGTCAGAAACACTACTTGAAGAAAGTCTTCCAGTTGAAGGGTTGTATGTTAGTTTTGTGGAAGAAATTCTTAAAGAACCACCACTAGTTGCGGAAATTACGGATGGATAATATGTACTGTTTGTTGTTGTATCGTCAGAATAACTAATAGTTCCAGAAGTTCCAGATGATGGAAGTGCCACTACTGATGTAGCTGCCCATGTGTAATATGAAGAAGATGCATTATAAGATTGTTGGGAGAATCTTAAGAAAACTCCATTGTAGTATTTTGCTCCCGCTGGAACTGTGACAGTTTGAAGAGTCCATGTATTTGGTGATACTGTAGTCCTTACTACTTCATAAAGTGTAGACCAAGTAATTCCATCGGCGGAATATTGTAAAAATAATGATGAAAATGGTTCATCACCCCATGTTTGAGCCCCATTAGATCCACCTTTATTAACATAAAATTGAACTTGATTAACATTAGAGAGGAAAATTTTCGATCTATTTGTTAATGTTCTTGATGAACCATAAAATCCAGGATATAAGTCAGCCTCACCAAATACCACAATTGGTGTTGAAGATGGCACTTCAGTTCTGGTTGCCATTCCAGCAACACCACTAACTGTAGTTATTCTTGCAGCTGTACGTGGTTTTGTCAGATTAAAAGTATCTTGATTTAAGAGATCAATTAAACTAAGTGTACTTGGTGTATAAGATTGATCATATTCGTTAATAGTTGCAACTATTGAAGTTACTGCCCAAGTATAATATACATTTGATGTATTATAAGTAGATTGTGAAAATCTTAAGTAAACACCATTATAATATTTGGCTCCTTGTGGAATATCAACTTCTCTTAAAGTCCATTGATTACTTGAAATTTCACTTGTACCATCATAACTAGTTGTTTGTGAAATTGAATCAATAGTGGCTGACCAAGTAGTTCCATCAATTGAATACTGTAATGATAAAGTGTCATAGGGGGTATCTCCCCATCCACCACCACCACGATTTACCCAATAATATAGTCTGGACATACCACCTAAAAAGACTTTATTTGGTATTGAAACCCATCTAGTTGAACCATAAAAACCATTACCGTCAAATACCACAATTGGTGTTGAAGATGGCACTTCAGTTCTGGTTGCCATTCCAGTAACACTACCAACTGTCGTTAATCTAGTTCCAGGTTGAGGAGTTGGGAAAATAATATTAGATGAAGATGATAAATCCATCAAAGCAAATGATGTAGATTTTCCAGATCCTGATGAAGATATACTGTTTAAATCAAATAAAACTGAAGTAAATGCCCAACTTCTATAAACACTAGATGTATTATAACCAGGTTGTGAAAATCTTAAGTAAACACCATTATAATATTTGGCACCTGCAGGAACTGTTACAGACTTTAGAGTCCAACTATTTGTAGATAAAATATCTGAATAATTTGTAGAGTCAATAGTAGCTGACCAAGCAGTTCCATCAATCGAATATTGTAATGATAAAGTATCAAAAGGTTCATCGCCCCATCCACCACCGCCTTTAATAACCCAATAATAAACTTTATCAACGTTAGCAAGAAATACTTTATTTTTAATTGTAGCTGTTCTAGTTGAACCATAAAAACCATTGCCATCAAATACTACAATTGGAGTTGAACCAGGAACTTCAGTTCTGGTTGCCATTCCAGTAACAGCGGAAACTGTTGTTAATCTAGCTCCAGGCTGAGGGGTTGGAAAATCAAAATTATTTGAAGATGATAAATCAACTAAAGCAAGAGAAGTTGATCCACCAGAACTTCCCCCACCAGCAGCACCAAAATCAGGTATAATAGAAGTTATAGCCCAACTTCTATAAGTACTAGATGTATTATAACCAGGTTGCGAAAATCTTAAGTAAACACCATTATAATATTTGGCGGCTGCAGGAACTGTTACAGACTTTTGAGTCCATGTATTTGTAGATAAAATATCTTGATAAGCTGTAGAATCAATAGTACCTAACCAATTAGTACCATCATAAGAATATTGTAATGACAAAGTATCAAAAGGTTCATCACCCCATCCACCACCACCTTTAATAACCCAATAATAAAGTTTATTAACAGTTGACAAATAAACCCTATTTGGTAATGTTACTGTTCTTGTGGAATTTGCAATTCCATTTCCATCAAATACTACAATTGGAGTTGAACCAGGAACTTCAGTTCTGGATGTCATTCCAGTAACGCCACTAACTGTGGTTAGTCTTACACCTGATGTGCTTGGGTATGATGGAAGAGAAATTGTAGATGTTGATGAAACATCCATGACTGCCAAAGAATTAGATCCTGTGGATGTAGAACCACCACCACCTGCAGATCCTGCTTGATAAATTACGGAAGTAAATGCCCAAGTATCAACATTACTAGATCTTGATAATGGAGATTGAACAAATCTTAGATAAACACCATTATAATATTGAGATCCTGAAAAATTAGACAATATAATTTCTCTTTGAATCCAAGTATTATTGGAAGATACTATTGAAGTTGTAACTTGATCTAAAGCTGTCCATCCTGTAGAACCATCATAAGAAAACTGCAATTCAACTGTAGTACCAGCTGGGTCATCTCCCCATCCACCACCACCACGATTTACCCAATAGAACAATTTGGAAACAGCAGACAAATAATATTTTCCTGCAGTTGTTGCAGATCTATTTCCATTTCCATCAAACACTACAATTGAAGTTGAACCAGGAACTTCAGTTCTGGTTGCCATTGCACTGACACTAGCAACCGTTGATAGTCTTGCTCCAGATCCCAAATTGATTGTAGAAGAAACTGCGGCATCAATGACAGCAAGACTTGCTGATGTTAATGGTGAAATTCCAGTAAGACCTTGAACACCTTGAATCCCTTGTGCTCCTTGGTCACCTTTTCCACCAATACTACCACTGAAACCTTGAAGACCTTGAGTACCCTGTGCTCCAACACCTTGAGCGCCCTGATCACCCTTTGATCCGACATTACCACTAAAACCTTGAAGACCTTGAACACCTTGAACACCTTGGGGTCCCTGAGCTCCTTGTCTTCCTTCACCTCCACTTAATCCTTGAACACCTTGGGGTCCTTGAGCTCCTTGTCTTCCTTCACCTCCAGTAAACCCTTGTGTTCCTTGAGAACCTTGTAATCCTTGAGAACCTTGAGAACCTTGAGGACCTTGAGGTCCTTGATTTGATAATCCTTGATTACCCTGTGATCCCTGTAATCCTTGAAGACCTTGAGCACCTTGATCTCCTTTAGAACCTGTGGATCCACTAAATCCTTGGGTTCCCTGTAAACCTTGAAGTCCTTGTCCACCTTGATTACCAATATTACCTTGCATTCCTTGAGAACTTTGAAGTCCTTGAAATCCTTGAGGACCAATTGAACCTTGTGCTCCTTGAACACCTTGAGTTGCTTGAGAACCTTGAGAACCTTGAATACCTTGCGTTCCTTGGAAGTTACTTAAGAATCCTTGAACTCCTTGAATTCCTTGATTCCCTTGAAGACCTTGATTACCCTGAGTTCCTTGGAAATTGCTCAAGAATCCTTGAACTCCCTGAGCTCCTTGCATTCCTTGAGAACCTTGAATACCTTGATTACCCTGAGTTCCTTGGAAATTGCTTAAAACTCCCTGAGCACCCTGAGACCCTTGAACTGATGTTCCTTGTAACCCTTGGAGACCTTGCACTCCTTGATCACCTTTCGCACCAAAAGATCCATTAGGTCCTTGAACTCCTTGAGATCCTTGTGCTCCTTGTACTCCTTGATTACCAAAATTACCTTGGAGACCTTGATTTCCTTGTATTCCCTGGAATCCTTGAGTTCCTTGAGAACCAATTGACCCTTGTAGACCTTGAGTACCTTGATTACCCTGTATTCCCTGGAATCCTTGAGTTCCTTGAGAACCAATTGACCCTTGTAGACCTTGAGTACCTTGATTTCCTTGTAGACCTTGAGAACCTTGATTTCCTTGTGTTCCTTGGAAATTACTTAAAAATCCCTGAACACCTTGAACTCCTTGATTTCCTTGTAGACCTTGAGAACCTTGATTTCCAGAAGTTCCTTGAAGACCTTGATTACCTTGTGTTCCTTGAAGACCTTGATTACCTTGAGTTCCTTGAGAACCTTGATTGCCTTGCGTTCCTTGGAAGTTACTTAAGAATCCTTGAACTCCTTGAATTCCTTGATTCCCTTGAAGACCTTGATTACCTTGAGTTCCTTGCCTACCTTGAGTTCCTTGAAAATTACTGAGTGAGCCTTGAACTCCTTGTGATCCAGGAGGACCAGCAGTTCCTTGAGTTCCTGTGGATCCAATTCCTACAAGATTGGTACTTTTTAACCAATATCTTTTTCCAACTTGCCCATCAACTGCCGCTAATACATATTGATCTCCTGGAGGAGCTGGATTTGCGATGACAGAAGATACTCCAACTATAGGATCACCTAAATCTGGTTCTGCTTGCTCTAAACCCAAAAATTGATATCGATCTGAGGTTATACCTGTTTGATCAAATTTTCTTACTCTTCCAGAATTATATCTTACCATAAATCTTAATTATTGTTTTGCAGTTTCTAAAACACTTAAAAGCAAAGTTAATGCTCCATTTGCATTGCTCTGAACTTTAATTACATCATTAGTTTCTAATGCCAATCTTCCATCAGAAACTAAAGTATAACTATCATTTGGTGGAATTGGGACCGCATTTGCAAATTTATAATCTGTATTTGGAGCTTCCTTTGAGCGAGAATGATAAGCAGTAACAGTGTATGTACTTGTTGCGGCTCCAGTTGAAATATTTGTAACTTGAGACAAAATAACAATGGAAGCAACACCAATTGGACAAGTGTATATTCCTACATTATTGGTGGTTATACCAACTCTAATTGTTCTGAATTTATTAAGTGCTACTGCTGCCATTTTATCTACCTAAAGCAATAATCAATGGTGTTACTGTATTTAACAAACTTTGACTAAAGGATCTTCCACTAATAGTTCCAGTAAGCTGGTTGATAACAATACCTTCACCAATTTGGAAGTTACCTGCTTGGTTTGTGCTTGTATAAACAACTTGACCACCATTTCTCTTATCGACTTCATTTGCTTGAATCGTAACTCCACCTAATGCTGGTTTTGCTGTGTTGATATTTGTACCAGAACCAACCCATTCAAGTGATATTGAGGTGGCAATTTGGAGACTTAATCTGGAAAAATAAACAGTAGTTCCTGCTCCAATAATACTATTTAGATTTTGTGTCAGAACCACCGTTGAAATTCCTGCTGAAGGGAGTGAAGCGGATTCAATGCTGTAGTATAGTGGATACATAACAGCTTCTGCAGTGGCTCCTCCATTACCATCTATAGTAATTGACGGTGGATTTAAATATTGGCTACCATTACTGATGATATCAATTGATGATATGCGACCAAATTCATTAACATTTGCGGATGCTTCTGCAGTAATTCCATTAGGTCCTTCAGGAGAACTAATTGTAACCACTGGTGGATTATCTGGATTGTAACCATTTCCACCATTGGTAACATTAATTGTATTTACCTGATAGTATAGTTCTCCAAAATATATTGCTTGACCATCATAAGGTCTATAAGTACCGACTCCTGAAATAACAACCGTTGCTGTTTCTTCTTCAGTGTCCTCAACAACTTCTCCAGTAAATCTATATATTGACTTAGTAGTGTAATCGCCAACACCATCTGATACTAGACCATAATTACCAAAAGAACAATTTGAGTTTGTAATATCACACTGTCCACCAGACTTTGTAAAGATTCCAATGTCATCGCAGATTGTAAAGATAGAAACTAATTGGGTATATGCACCATTTGTGATAGAAACTCCAATACCACCTTGATTATATTGGGTGTATGAGTCAACACTCATTGTTCCAGTAACACCGATATCATCTTGATCTCCTGGCTCAGCAGAGAAACCATCAACTTTCATTCCAATACTATCTGCTATAAAGTTGGTGCAATTTCTTACATATGGACCTTGTGTGATTGGACCAACACCCTTAGAGTAAGGTGGAATAACAACTCCTCCAGAAACATAATTGTGCGGAATAGTTGATGATCCTACATTTACAGTAAAAGTATCTTTTTCATTGACTGTAGATAAAACTTCAAAAGCATATCCTCTATTTCCTGTAGGATACAAAGTAGTTGTTCCCGCACCACTTGAACATGAGAATTCTAAATCTCTTAACGTAATTATATCCCCTGTCTTAACAATTAAACCAGGTGCAGTAATTGTAGTAATTCCTGTGATATTATCATATTGAGCAGTTGTGACGCCTATTGTACGATTTATGACATAACCACCAGAAACATATGTATGAGGAATAGTACTTACTCCAGTGTAAATTTCAAATGACTCATCTTGATTAATTTTAGTAATATAAAATTCATATCCATAATAACCTGATGGGAATTTTTGTGTTAATGTTGGTCCCCCAGATGAACAAGAGAATGTGAGATTTCTAACTTCAATTAAATCGCCAACCTTGACTGGTAGTCCAGGAGCTTTAATTGTAGTCTTTCCAGATGTTTCTTCATACAATGCGCTTGTAACACCAACAATAGTATCAAATCCCTTACCTCTATTTCCAGGATATGTTGTATTAAATCCAACATATGAAAATGCAGTTGAACCAAATCCAACAATAGAAGTTACTATACCTATACATGTTTTAAGTGCAGATGCAACATCCGAACAAGAAGTAATTACATTATTAAATCCAGTTTCAGAATCAACTTGCATTGCAAGATCTTTAACTTGCGTAAATTTTGTTTGGAAACTAGTATACTTTTGAGCAGTTCCACCAGAAACATACGTGTGTGGTAATGTAGATTGTCCAACAACTACTTCAAAAGTATCAGAATTTAAAACATTTTTTACAGGGAAGACATAACCATAAGTTCCGCTAGGATATATTATTGTACCTGGACCTGATGGACAAGTAAACCCTAAACCAACAATTTTAACTGGGTCATTATTTGATAATCCATGATTTATTGCAGTTATTGTAGTAATGCCTGTATTTTCATTATATGATGCATTTACAACTATTGTCCCTAGACCTACGGGATATCCTCCCCAAGAGCAATTGTTAATTATTGCTCTTGCGACGTTAAAAGAATAATCTATAGTAGCTATAGTTTGTTTAACTTCATCTGGATTTTTTAAGATTCCAGATTTCAAATTCCATTCCTCATCATAATATGCACTTCCAGCCGAAACAGATTTTGAATTTCCTCCTCTAGTAATATCAAAAATTATACACTTCCATATACTCTTAATATCGTCAGCACAATCTTGACTTTCTAATGTAACTCCATATCTCACTGAAGGTGCATTTAATGTCGTTCCTGCACCAATCATATTAGTTACAATTCCAACTAATTGTCCAATAGTCGTACCTACACCTACACACCCACCTTCTACTTGAATTACTGAAAGATTTTTAACTTGTGGTATACTATTACCCACTCCCTGATAAGAAATTGGAGGTGTTTGATTATTGATAATATAAGTTGCAATTCCAGCTGCATAATCGAGTGTGGCAATAGTTGCCTCAGAAACACCAACTCCAGTAATATGAATTAATCCACCCGAGTTATTAAAGTAAGAATAACCTGCTCCGATTGATTTGCGATTACTATTTGCTTTCAAATCATAAGAAACTGCCTGCATAATGCTGACAATATCCTCTCTACAGTTGGTATAATCACTATTGTTTAAAGTAAAGTTATATCCAGAAGGAGATGTTAAGAATCCGACTGCTTCGCTTGAAATATAATTTAAGTTAGAATCAATAAGTTTAGCTGCATCTTGCTCCCTATGACTACCTGCAAATCCACTAAATCCACTTGTCAAGAATCCAACAGATTCTTGAGCAATATAATCCAAATTAAAACGAATCATTCTTGCCGCATCAAAAAATCTATCAGTCGCAACTCCTGACAATGGTTGAAGAGCAACAGCAGCAGCTCCATTTGTCATGGGAGCGCCAATAAAACTCGCATCAGTAATATGGCAACCATTATTAACATGGAATAAATCTTGATTTAAATTTCTTGGAGTAACTACACAGTTTCTAAGTTCAGTGCCTTCAACTGATACTGTTTTTGATAATACAATTGGGTTATCTTCTACATATGATCCGGGGAAAACTTTAATTGTATCACCAAATAAGGCAACAGAAGCTGCAGCTTTTATAGTTCTCTTTGGATAATTTTCTGCTAATCCAGTATTATTATCATCACCATTTTGAGATACGTATATTGTTTTACCAACAGGTCTGTATGCATCTACCTTGACTACACCCTTTCCTGGATTTTGTGTGCTAGTAATGTCAATACCAATTCCAGGAACTAACTGGGTTACAATACCGACAAGATTAACTCCCTCTCCAAAATATGAGGTTGCAGTAGCTGTTCCTGCAACAGTAAGTGTATTTGTAATAATACTTGTGCCTATACCAATACTTCCAGAAGAAGGATTGAAAACTAATTTTTCAGAAGAAACATATTCTGTGCTTGTTGTTCCACTTGTTTGTTCTAAAAATGAAGGATAAAAAGTTTTATCTAGATCGTTTTCATCTTGAATAAAAATAATTCCTGAGCCTGGAATTCCTTGCAATCCCTGTAATCCTTGTATACCTTGAAGACCTTGAAGTCCTTGAGTTCCTTGAGTTCCCTGTGGACCTTGAATTCCAATACCTTGTAAACCTTGTGTTCCCTGAGAACCTTGAAGTCCTTGTGTTCCCTGAGAACCTTGAAGTCCTTGTGTTCCCTGAGAACCTTGGCGCCCTTGAAGCCCTTGATTTCCTTGATTACCTTGCAATCCTTGAGATCCTTGAGATCCTTGGCGTCCTTGTAGTCCTTGTAGTCCTTGTGTCCCTTGATTACCTTGGGTTCCTTGAAAGTTACTTAAAGGTCCTTGAAGTCCTTGACTACCTTGCATTCCCTGAAGACCTTGTGATCCTTGAAGACCTTGTAAGCCTTGATTACCTTGAGTACCTTGGTTACCTTGAAGACCTTGATTACCTTGAACACCTTGATTTCCCTGAGTTCCTTGGAAGTTACTTAAAGGTCCTTGAAGACCTTGCATTCCTTGATTTGCTTGAGTTCCTTGAGCACCCTGAGTTGCTTGAGCACCTTGGTTACCTTGTGTTCCTTGGAAGTTACTTAAGGATCCTTGAAGACCCTGAAGACCCTGAAGACCTTGATTACCTTGAGTTCCTTGCAATCCTTGATTACCCTGAAGTCCTTGAAGCCCCTGAAGCCCTTGAAGCCCCTGAAGCCCCTGAAGACCTTGATTACCTTGAGTTCCTTGGAAATTACTTAAAGGTCCTTGAAGTCCTTGAGTTCCTTGGAAATTACTTAAAGGTCCTTGAAGACCTTGTAAACCTTGAAGACCTTGTAAACCTTGAGAACCTTGGAGTCCTTGCGTTCCTTGCGTTCCTTGTCCAGCAAATTCTCCAGAAAGTCCTTGAGGTCCTTGAAGACCTTGATTACCTTGAAGTCCTTGAGTTCCTTGGAAATTACTTAGAGAACCTTGAAGACCCTGAAGACCTTGAAGACCCTGAAGACCTTGAAGACCCTGAAGACCTTGAAGACCCTGATTAGCTTGAAGTCCCTGAAGACCTTGAAGACCCTGATTAGCTTGAAGTCCCTGATTTCCTTGCAATCCCTGATTTCCTTGCAGTCCCTGATTTCCTTGAACTCCTTGACCACCTTGGCGACCTTGAAGTCCTTGTAAACCTTGGAGTCCTTGTAAACCTTGGTTACCTTGTAAACCTTGATTACCCTGGAGCCCTTGGTTTCCTTGATTACCCTGAAGTCCTTGATTGCCTTGCAGTCCTTGGAGTCCTTGATTACCTTGGAGTCCTTGATTACCTTGAGTACCTTGGCTACCTTGAAGACCTTGATTACCTTGAACACCTTGATTACCCTGGAGTCCTTGGTTTCCTTGATTACCCTGAAGTCCTTGATTGCCTTGCAATCCTTGATTACCTTGATTACCCTGAAGTCCTTGATTACCTTGCAGTCCTTGATTACCTTGAGTACCTTGATCACCCTGTAATCCTTGAGATCCTTGAGATCCTTGGCGTCCTTGTAATCCTTGTAAACCTTGAGCACTTTGGCGACCCTGAATACCTTGAGAACCTTGAGTACTTAAACCCTGAGATCCCTGGCGTCCCTGTGAAGCTTGATTGCCCTGTATTCCCTGGAATCCTTGAGTTCCTTGATTACCCTGAAGTCCTTGGGTTCCTTGAGAACTTTGAGCTCCTTGAGTTCCTTGGAAGTTACTTAAAGGTCCCTGTGTTCCTTGACGACCCTGAGCACCTTGACGACCCTGAATTCCTTGGAATCCTTGAGAACCGATTCTTCCTTGCACTCCTTGATTTGCTAATCCTTGAGCACCTTGACGACCTTGTATTCCTTGAAGACCTTGGACACCTTGACCGGCAAAAGCACCATCAAGTCCTTGAAGACCTTGATTACCCTGTATTCCCTGGAATCCTTGAGTTCCTTGAGAACCAATTGACCCTTGTAGACCTTGGCGTCCTTGTAGTCCTTGTAGTCCTTGTGTCCCTTGATTACCTTGGGTTCCTTGAAAGTTACTTAAAGGTCCTTGAAGTCCTTGAATTCCTTGATTCCCTTGAAGACCTTGATTACCCTGAGTTCCTTGCCTACCTTGAATTCCTTGATTACCTTGTGTTCCTTGATTACCTTGTAACCCCTGAAATCCTTGAGAACCTTGAATACCTTGCGTTCCTTGGAAGTTACTTAAGAATCCTTGAACTCCTTGAATTCCTTGATTCCCTTGAAGACCTTGATTACCTTGTGATCCTTGATTTGCAAAACCTTGTAAACCTTGACCACCCTGGAATCCTTGGTTTCCTTGTAATCCCTGATTTCCTTGGTTTCCTTGGTTTCCTTGTAATCCTTGTAATCCTTGAGATCCTTGAGATCCTTGTAGACCTTGAGATCCTTGTAGACCTTGAGATCCTTGTAGACCTTGAGTACCTTGGTCTCCTTTTCCGGCAAAAGCTCCAGAAATACCTTGATTTCCTTGAAGACCTTGTGATCCTTGATATCCTACTCCCTGAAGTCCTTGAGTTCCTTGAATACTGTTTGTTGAGGCATATGGCAAATCATTCCATCTAGTAGCCCCATCTCCAAACTTAAAAAAGTTTGTGTCAGATTCTACACCTAAAGATCCTTCAGGAAGAATTTCATTTTCAGATTCCCATATTTCAGAAAGTTGATATTTTGAAGATTGAAAATTATTTTTATAAAAAGTTACTCTTTCATTGAAATAAACTTCATTACCAAATACTTCAATATCCCTTTCCATATTAATTTCCCTTCAAAAAAGTAGTTGCAACATTGAATGCTTTGTCAACAATATCGCCACCAACAAAACTCTTTGAAAATACTTGCATTCCAAAAGTTTCTTTTATAGCATTTCCAGTTAATGCACTTGTGTCAATTTTATTACCTTTCATTAATATTCTTCCTGATCCAGATGAAGCTGTAATATTTCTACCTGCTTTAATATCTACATCTTCATCTGCGTCTATCATTATAGTTTTTCCTTTAATTCTAACCGCACCATTTCTCATTGCAGTAATAGTAACATCTCCATTCATCCCTGCAATTACAATATCTACTCCATCGCTACTTTCTTTATTTCCTGCAATAATTTCAATGTACCTATCATTATAAATTCTATAATTTCCTGCTTCCGTAACTCCAGAAAAATTTATATCATTTCCATCTGTTACACCATAAAAAGCATAAACATTTGTACTATTATAACCCATTTGGGGGTTATTAATATCTACTCTAAATTTTGGTCCAAAACTAGAAATGTCTCTAGCTTCCCAATTTTGCTTAGGTCTTTCTGCCATTTATGTTACACAATCAACAACTATTTTGAGTTCTCCTTGAGGAGAATTTGAAATCTGACCAATAATTGGCTTTAATACTGCCCCAACCCCAGTTTTAGATTTAACTGTTATAACTGGTAAATCTGATATTATATTAGTATTTATTTCTCTACCTTCCGAAGGTATTAAAGTTCTAATAACAGTTTGTTCTGGGGATTGGGAATTTGGTAAAGGAACTCCAGAATCTTCAGGATTAACTAATGGTCGTAATTCTGGCTCAGCACTAATTATAGAACCTGTCTCTTCATCTATTGTTAAATTATAAACATTTCCATAATCATCTGTGCCAAAATCTATAGCCGAATATTCTCTACCACCATCCACAACAGAAACTTTAATAACGCCATAAGTATTATATTGTGGATCTGTTTCTGCAATAGGAGAAGAAGAGTCTATATTAATTTCACCAACTGGATAGTTCTCACCTTCAGAAACCATATAAATTTGAGTTATTTCCCCATTTTCATTTATTAATGATCTGGCAACAGCACCATAACCTTGATTACAATTATCAACAAATTCTACAAAAGGAGGGTATCTATAACCAGAACCTGGATTGTCAAGTCTAACTCCTATAATACTGGCGGTTCTTTGACTAGTAATTGTACCGTCACCCAAAATATTATTGGCAAAAGATCCTAAAATTGCAGTGGCTACTGCACCTGAACCACCACCACCAAATATTTTAACTTTAGGGGGACCACAAGAAATGGGTTCTCCAACATAACATGATCCCAATGGATCATATAATGATGCATTCCTTACTTTATTAAATGGGTCAAAATCAATTTGACCAATAGATCCCGAAACATTCATATCATTTACTATTTTATTGAACAAATCATTTTCATTTTCACTACTTTTTGCACCTTTTCCAATTGTCCATTCTTTGACTAAACCAGAACATTTGGTTTTGGATTGATTACAATCAAATAATCCTCCAATTGATTTAATAATATCAATTCCACTACGTAAAAAACTTACAATATTAAATGCTGGAGATAATATTTTGGATACACCATTTAAAGCTCCCGAAAGACCACTCATAATGCTTTCTATAATTTGATTAATAAGTGTCCCTGCAAATTGAGTACCCACACATGTAACAAAATTTTCAACATTTTTTAAAACAGAATTTAAAAGATCTTTTACAACTCCACCAAGAGCATTAACAACATTTGATGCTACGCAAGGAATTGCTTGCTCTAGAGTTTTAACAGGTGGAACCATTGCAGTTTGAGCTGCTACTCCAGCTAAATGAGCTGCGATTGGATTTGAAGTTAATGCAAGAACTTTTGCATAAACTTGTTTATATAATAAATCTAGACCTTTCTGAAGAACTGGTATTAAAGCATTATAAAGAGAATTGAACATTTGTCCAACAATATTATTTGCAATTGAAACTATTTTTTCAACAGAACGACTTATTTCATTTGCAACATTTAATACTTTACTTAACCCATTTTGTACTTTATCTAATAAATTTGTAACTTCTGATATTATTCCTTTAATTGCAGTATCATCGCAAGTATTTGCAAATACAATCTTTTTTCCAACTCCAGTAAAATAAGGAATCTCATCCTTAGTTTCTTTTGTGGAATTTATTTTTTCAATAACCGAAGGGGGAACATCTCTTGGGGATTTTTGAGCTTTAGTATTATCTTCACTTGCTTCACTTGGATATAAAGATCCATTAGGTCTAGAAACTTTATTAGTATAACCAGTAAAGGGTACAAATGGGGCTATAAATTCGTTACTTGGTACTTGATCAGTTCTACCAAAACAACCAATAATTACTGGAGTTTGTGCATTATCTCCATCAAGAAAAAAGCCAAAAACAACATCCCCAGGTCTAAGTTTTGGATTTACTGCATAATTTGCTCCACCAGATCCAGAGGTCGTTGGTAAAAGAATCTGAGCCCATGGAAGATCATCATTTGAAAGGTCAGTGGTATTGTAAGGGTGATAACCAAAAATACGAACCTTTGTTCTATTTCCCCAACCGCCACCATTTGACTGCTTTCCATTAGAATCAATTGGTGGAATTTGTCCAACCCACCATTTAAATCCATCTCTTCCTATAAAATTACTTTGAAGTAATGATTGATCTATCATTTTTTTGTGTTCGATTTTGGTCCAAAAGTATCTCTAACAAGTTTCATTGATGTATATGATCTTTCAACATCAAAATGATGGCATAATTCTTTTATCATATATAGACCGCTTGTTTCTGGATCATATTCTTTTGAATCACTTTCAGAAATTTTTGGGAAATTGCATTCAATAATATCACCTGCTCTCAAATTAGTATTTGATGGTACTATGATACTTAAAGATTGAGTAAATAAAATATTGTATCTCATTAAGGCTTGAGATTGATATTTTCCTGGATCTGCATTTGGTTTGGTAGAAACATCAGGATCCATAATACCAATATCAATAATTTGGCTCATAATTCTTGTTGGAATATCACCTAGACCAATGTTGGAACTATTTGAAATTTTCGGCAATTTTATTTCTGATCCAAGATTATTTGTTTTTTTGATATAATCACTTAATTTAAATACACTGTTTGAAAAATTAAAGTCCAATGGATTAAAAAATAATCTTTGACTCGAATACGTCCCGGTTCTTAATTTTTCAATTAAATTTTGATTCCTATCAACAATATAATTTAATATTTTAAAATCATTATCATTTTTTGTATTTTCGGAATCATATGTAACTGTAGCTTCACTATATGTGTAAATTGCCTTTGGTTCTTGGTCAATCAATCCATCAATTGATCTGAATTGAAATCCATCTACTGTTTGGTAGAATAAAAATCCTGCAGTACCATCCCCAGATGATACTGGTACAGATTTTGATGCTAGCCATATTAAAATCGTAAATGGTTTTCGCATATTGCCAATAAATCCATACTTATTGGATGTTTTATCAATTATTCCAAATTTATTAGTTTTTAAATATTCTGTTAATATTTTTCTAACTGAAGTATCAATACTTGATGATGTAGGATATTTTTTTGGAATTCTAGATGTTTCGTTGGTAATTGCTTCTCTAGAAACTAAATGTAACGTAAAACTTTCTTTTTGCGTTTCTGAAATTACATCTGTAATACTTGATACATAAAAATAATCTTCAACTTTTTTTGAAAAATCTAATCCTGGATTTTTTTCACTGTTACCAGATATTTTTATAGACAACCTTTCACCACCACGAAGAGGAAGGCCATTGTAAATTGATTGTTTAACACCATCAGAATTTTTTTCAGAAGGTATTACGTTTCCAGTATTAACTACTTTTACTTTTGCAGTAATTGTTGGTGAAAAAATATCTTCAAAATATTCAAAAACAATTGCACCAGAAGTAATATCAACTGTTCTTTTCTGATCGTTTGATTCTAAAATAAACCCTTCAAATACTGATCTTTTTATTGACATTATAGATAAGCTAATTCTAGCAAAAATTTCTGTTTTATAAATTTATTTAACAAATAAATCTCATCAATTTCTTGAGAATATTGTTCTTTTTTACTCACCATTTGTGTTTGTGGTTTTACTTGTTGATCTGAAGAAGGAACATCTACAATTAAAACTTGTTGTCCCTGTCTTTCTGGAGTTATAGTTTTAGGTATTTCTGTTTTTACTGTGGGATATAAATCTGGTTTTGTTGTTCTAGATGTAGGAAAACTTTCTACACCTTTAGAACCAGCAGCACCATGAGATACTGTTATTCCACCACTTCCTATAATTTCTGCTTCTCTTCCATATCCACCTCTCCAATAAACAGCTCCAACCTGAAAAGGGAACTTTGATGCAGAGCCTGGTTGAGATGGAAAAGTTCTTTGAATTGATCGATTTTGCTCTTGTATATCAACAGACATAGTGCTTCTAGCTCCATGAGCTTTTTGCTCTGCCATAATTTGATTTTTGAGAGCAATATCATTTTTAGATGCAAACTGTCCTAAGTTTCCAAAATAAACAGTAGATCCTCTAGCAAACATTGATTTTACTGCATGGAATGCTACTTCACGTATTCTAGAAAGAATTGATGGATCATTTGTTTTAGATTTATAATCTAAATGAAAATGTGTAGCATAGCTCATTTCATTTGATCCAGAACCACCTTGAATAAAACCACCCGCTCCAGTTTGTGGAATCAAATTCATTGTTCCAGTAGATATTGGTCTTGGTGGTGCTGTTGGTGTTTGTGATATAGTTGATGATGGGGCAGATTTTAATGTTTGAAAAACTTTTTTACTATCATTAATTCTTTCACTTTGTTCCCTAGCACTTTTATCTGCAGGATTTTCATATTGAAATAAAATCCAATTCGATGCTTCTTCTATGCTCTTTGAATTGCGAAATCTACCACCACTATCATATCTTGGAAGTTCTCTAACTAACATCGCATAATTAATTTCATCAGTTAAAGGTTGTTTAGAAGGATCGACTCCCATACTTTGAGCAAGTTGATATAATTCTTTTTGTCTACCAGGATCTGTCCATTGTGCCCATCCATACCCAATACCCTTTCTCATCGCATCAGTTAAAAGACCTTTTTTACTACCTTCAAGTAAATCTGGAACTAGATTGGTATTTTCTTGTAATAAATTTCCAACAACCGCAGAGGCTTGATAATCTTTAAGTCCTAGATCTTTTTGCAATCTCTTTGCGATTTGAGTGCCTTTTGAAAGACCGGATCCACCAAAACCACCAGATCCAGAAGAAGATTGTTGTCCTGGTGGTTGATATGGTTGTGGGTATAAAGAATCGGGAGCCTCTTCTTCAACATCAGAAGATTGTGTAAGTGGAGCGGTTAATAACTTATAAGCGTTTATTATATCATTATTTACAGATTCTATTGATAAATTCAATTCATTAAATGAATTTTTAATTTTTTCTGATTTATCAGTAAAATCAAGAGATAAAATATTTGAAGATACGCTTTGAAGTAAATAACCAAAATTAGTAATAATTGAAAATGTATTACTTACAAAAGATGTTATTAAATTAGAAAGTTTTAATACTCTGGAAATAAATTCTTTTCCGGTAAAAATAATTGTTGGTAGATTTTCAACTAGCCAACCAGCAGTTATAAAACCAAGAAATGAAATTAAACGTTTTAGTGGACCACCAGAAGTAGAATTAACTATAGAACGAGCAGAATAAGAAAATGCATTTGTAGTAACATTAGAAGCTTCAATTCTATCTTCTATTTCTTTTCTTTTAGATGCTTCTCTCCTTTTTAAATCTAAAATATTTGATTTATACGCAATACTTTCTTTTTGTTTGGTATTATTTGATATAACTTGAGATATTTTATTTAAAGAAATATTTGATCTTAATAATTGTGATTTTGATTGACTAACAGATCTACCTACATTTTGTGAGGATAGTATAGAAATTCTAAGGGAATCAGATATAGCCATATTACGTTACCACGTTATAATTTAATTGTGAATATAATATATAAAAATTATCTGGATTTGATGATTTTATCAATGGAATATCAGTTACACTTTCATCACTTTGTGAGGATGATTGAATTGGCATTTGATTTTTTGGTTGAGAACTTTGTGCAACAATAACGTTTGGCTTTGGCTCCGGTAAAGTTCCAATATTAGGAGCTTGTTTTGGTATATTATTAATTTGCAAAGGTTCTATATTTGCACTAAATTTATTATCATCTTTTTTAGAAGTTTGAGATTGAGTTTCAAAGAATGATTGAGATAACTTATTATTATTGCTTACATTTTCAATTTCTTGAGGTTGATTTTTTGAAGTGAAAGAACTTTCAAGTCCTTCAAAATTTGTGTTAATTTGATTAGATTTATCAATTCCAAAAGAAAAATTAGCAACTTCTGATGCCAATGGAGTTTGTGGTTGAATTTTAGTTGCACTCAATTGATTTGTTGAAGGTTGAATAACCTGAGGTGCATTATTTTCTTTTGATGATAACGGTGGAATAATAGAAGTAACGGAAGCTTCTTTAGATGATTTTGGTTGAGGTAAAGGTGGTGGAGATGTGCTTTTTACATCTTCAGATAATTTTGGTTGATTTGCACCAGTAAAAGTATCTACTAGTTTTCCACCTCCCATCCATCCACCAATTCCAGCACCAATCATCAATGGAAATTTAATGATAGGAGGTAACGGTAATTTAGATGCAAATCCAGTTGCAAGACTAGAACCATATAAACTTCCAGCAGTTCCGGCGCCAGCTTCAATATTTGTTTGTCCTTCAGACTTTCTTTCTTTAAACTCAGAAACTCCAAAAAATGTAGTAAGAGCTGCACCACCAACTGATGTTAATGCCTTTCCAGTTCCTGATAAGACTTTACTTCCAATTCCCTTTTCCGCAGATGATGCAATACTTCTTTCCGTAGCAGAAGCCTCTCCTTTAATATTGCTTGTTTTTGGAGATTTTTTAAAAATACTTTTTGCAGCATCTGCAGTTGCTTTAAATGGTGCGGTAATTGTTTTCCCAATTAATGATGATACCTTTGTAATAACGGTTCCCATTGTTTTAATAATAACACTAAATCCACCATTAATAGCTAATAAAATTCCTCCAGCTATACCTAAATGTTTTAAGATATTATTTTTAATATCTCTTAGACTATCAGTATCTCCTCTTTGCTTTGCATCAAATAATTTAACTATTTCGTTTGTTAACCATCCACTAAAAAGAATTAATAATGCTCGTTTAGTATTATCAAAAATATTTTCAACCTTTGGTGCTATCCTTTGTACTGGAAGTAAAACAGCAGATTGTATTTTATTTTCAACTTCATTCTCTTTTCCAATTCTTATTTTTTGTTCGGCATATCTTCTTTCTTTTTCAAGTTGATCATTAATTCTCTTTTGGTCGGCAAAACTATCTTCCTGCAATAATGTAGAAATTTTATCTAATCCAGAATTTAAATTTACAATTTGTTGATTTAAATTTTGAATCTGTGAATCAAGAGTTATTAATGATTGCCTATTATTTTCAATAAGTTCTAAATTTTTATTATTATCTTGAGTATATTGTGATACAAATCTACTATCTGATGTGAAGGCTGAGCTAGAAATTCTTGTTTTATTAAATATTGCTTGACGCACTTCTTTAGATAAAGGAGATCCTGTAATTGGATCAACCCCAGCAGTAGCAACCGAATTTAAATCAACCTCAGCCATTCGTTTGATTCTTTAGGTTTTCTTCTTCAATATACTGCTGGAGAAGAGAAATATAAACTTCCCTTTCCCAAGGTATCATATTTTCTAATTCTGTCAAAGAATATTTATGATGCTGAATTAAAGCAAAATTTGTTTTATAGTATGACGCAAGATTTTCATGCGCCATCGCTAGGCGAAAAAACTTGATAAACCCTCCAATACGATTGTATTTTCATTTTCTGTATTTGGATTTTTAATTGTTAAAGTGTGAGAAAGTTTTGGCATTGTTTCAAAAAATTTCTCAATTAATTTAAACTGATTTGAAGTTAATTGCTCCAAAAATTCAACAAGTTCTTTTTTTGTAAAATCAGATGCTGCCCATGATTCTTCTTCATCATAAACTTGCTCAATACATGAACATATTAAATCAAAAGTATCATCTACACTAATACTATTTTCATTTAAAAAATTACTTTTAATGAATTCTTCCATGGATGGATATTTCATTCGAAGAATTAATTTATCATCAAGCTTTATATCTCTAGAATGATCTTTTCCAATTTGTACTTTTATTTCATCCAAATTAATACTCACTGGAACTTGTGTTTTTCCATCATCCGGACAAGTAATCAAAATATCAACATTTTCTCCTACTGATTTTCCACGAATATTTAAGAAGAGGTATTCAATATCAAATGTTGCCAGATTTTCAATTTTAATTCCTCGTGTAAGAATACAATTTCCAATTACTGTTTTTACCGCTTCGGCAATTTGTTTTGTATCTTCACTTTCCATTGCAATGATTAAGATTTTTTCTTCTTTAACAAGAAAAGGTCTATATTTAATCGTTTTTTTTAATGATGGTATTTCCAACTCATATGTTGGTGTAGAAATTTTTGGTAAAGGCATAATAACCTGCAAAGTTCAGTATGATTATTTATGGAGCTCTGCGTGTTCCTTGAATATCAAAATATTGTTCAGATGCAGTTTCATAAGGAGTAGATCCTCTTCTTACAAATCTAACACCACCTGCTCCAGCAGCACCAGGAGAAATTGGAACAAGAGGTTCTTTTCCTGGATCTTGTTGTGTTTGTATTTGAGTAGCTTGTTTATTATTATCAGTGCTCTGATATATAGAGTCACTTGTTTTTCTTCCAGCAATATATCGATCAAATTGAAAAGTGACACCCATTGTCAATATATTTGAAGCAGTATAAGAAACAGGCATTGAAGATATGCTCAGTGGAAAAAGTCCAATAAAGTTATATTCTATTTCGCTAAAATAATCACGTTCAAATTTTATAAGTTTTGTTGAATCAGATTTATAATATGATGGATATTGCATCCTAACAAAATAAGCTGATGACTCTTGACCAACTGGAGGAGAAACCCCATCTATTGGATTATGAGATCCACTACTAATGAATTCCATCCAATGTTCCATAAATTTTATTATTTTATAATCGTTGTCAACATAAAATTCCATACTCACTTGTGAATAATTTTTTGAATATGCAAATTTTTCTTGAACTCCAATGTGATTATAAATTTCACCAGATCCAAGTTGAAATGTTGGAATACTTGTGGAAGAACACAAAAGCCCCGCATCGCGATATATAAATCCAGCATCAACTCCTCTTACCGCAAGATAAGCCAATAATTCTCTACTAAGACCCCCGAATTGAACTTCATAGTGAGATGTTTGGGCAAGATTTGTAAAAAGAGGTTTAATATCGGATATTCTACGAGGATATGACACTCTAAATACCTTAAGGTAGTTTTAGTTATTAACTATTTAGATGTCATATAAGGGAAAATATAAACCTACTTATCCACAAAAATACAAGGGTGATCCAACAAATATTTGTTATAGATCATTGTGGGAAAGAAAATTTATGAAGTATTGCGATTTGAATCAAAATGTTCTTGAATGGGGAAGTGAAGAAATTGCATTACCATATCGCTCACCTTTAGATGGAAAAATTCATAGATACTTCCCAGACTTTTATGTTAAAGTAAAAGAATCAAATGGAAAAATTAAAAAATATATTATTGAGATAAAACCTAAAAAGCAAACAATAGAACCAATTCCGCAAAAAAGAAAAACAAAAGGATATATTTTTGAAGTCACTGAATGGGCTAAGAACCAAGAAAAATGGAAAGCTGCTAAAGAATTTTGTGAGGATAGAAATTGGGAATTTAAAATTTTTACAGAAGACGAATTAGGAATCATTAAATGATATCAGGATACGAAAAGCCTTTAGAGCAATACACAAAAAATGAGTTAGTTGAAATTGCAAAGAACCATACAATTTACTATATTGGAGAATCTGGTCAAGGAAAAACTACTGGATATTCTAAGTTATCAAAAGAAAAATTAATTGAAATTATTAAAAATGATACGGATTATAAAAATGCAAATCCAAAAATCCAAAATAAACCAGAAAATAGAATTCAAAGATTGGTTAACAGTTTATATGGAACTGAAAGTCCAGAAGAACTTATGGATGCAATTATAGAAGCTTTATCGGAAAAAGAATCTAATACCATTTCTTCTGGTAAGTATTATACTTTTGTTTATTATGCAAAAACACCAAAGATAGTTTATGATCGCCATCCTCTAATATTGGCTGGAAACAAAACCGAAAACGGGTTTTTTGGATTTAATTATCATTGGGGTAAAATAAGACAGTATACCTATCCAGAAGTTGCAAGTCCTTTATTTCCAGTTTCTTTATATGAATTTTCTTCTTTAAGAGAATTACCATATGCAAGATTTATTACAAATAGGTAATAAATAATTACAAAAAAGAATGGCACCAAATTCCTCGCCACCACAACAATTGAGGTATCCTCTTAAAAATATAGGGGAAAGGGATGATTATCTTAAAATCGAAATTGTACAGTATGTTCCTCCTGGATTGGGACAACAGGGTTCTGGATTTGCTTTGGGTAGCGCAGACCAATCTATAAAAAATAATAAAGTATTATTGCAAACAATTATTTTACCAATACCACAAAATATTAGCGATTCAAATTCTGCTAGTTGGGGAGAAAATAGTTTAAATTCTCTTGCTGGAGGATTGTTGAGTGGTACTGAGAAGGTAATAACATCCTCAAATCCTTTTAATACAGGACTAAAAGCAGTTCAAGGAGCTTTAGATAAAATATCTGGAGCAGTAACTGATGCAACGGGTCAAAAAGCTGCATCAACAACTTTTGCAGGATTAGCTGTACAAACTCTTTTAAATGGAAGTGCTGATATTAATCAATTGGTATCAAGAGCAACTGGTGCTGTTGTAAACCAAAATGTTGAACTGTTATTTGGTGGAGTAACAATTAGAACACCATTCCAATTTACATATGATTTGATTCCAAGATCAAAAGAAGAATCTGAAATAGTAAAAAATATTATTAGAATTTTTAAACAAAATATGAGTGCAAGTAAAGGTTCTGCAGAATCTTCTGGCGGAGGATTTTTTGTTAAATCTCCAAACGTTTTTTTACTTTCATACATGAGTGGTGGAAGAAATCATCCATTTTTAAATAGATTTAAACCTTGTGCTCTTATTAATATGGGAGTTAATTATACAGCTTCTGGAATGTATGCAACATATCCAGATGCAACTCCAGTACATTTACAACTATCATTAGCTTTTCAAGAACTATCTGTTGTATATGCTGAAGATTATAATGAAGAAGAAGGAAAAGAAGGGGTAGGTTACTAATGTCTTACTTTAGAGAACTTCCAAATTTAGAATATCAATCACCATTATCTTCCAGAGTTTCATCTGACGAGTATGTAACTGTTAAAAATTTATTTCGTAGGGCTAAACTTAGAGATGACCTTCAAAATGTATTTACAATATTTTACAAATACCAAATTCCAGATGGTTCTAGACCAGATTTAGTAGCTAAGGAATTATATAATAGCACTCAATATGATTGGGTTATCTTAATTAGTGCTGGAATAACAAATATAAGAGATCAATGGCCACTATCTGATAAAGATCTATATGAATATTGTCTAGAAAAATATGGAAATGAATTAAATTCAATTCATCATTACGAAACTATAGAAGTGTTAGATTCAAACAATAGATTAATTTTACCAAAAGGTAAAACTGTAGATTCAAATTTTACTATACCAGATCCATCTAATAGATTAGCAGTTATTAGTCCACCACCAGTTATTGGAATATCAAATTATGAATATGAGGTGGAAAAAAATAATAAAAAAAGGACAATATATGTTCTTAAACCTGGTTATTTAAAACAAGTAGTTAAAGATATGAGAACTTCATTATTGTATGATCAATCGTCACAATACATTGATGAAAAATTAATTCGCACCGAAAATACTAGAAATACTTTAATATAAGAAAGGGGGGTTTCCCCCCCCGCACAAAATCAATCGTCTGATGCAAGTTTTGCAAAATAACTGAGGGCATCATCATCCTCATCTTCCTCCACAGGTGCAGAAGCACGTCGAGTAGGTTTCAGATTGTTAAGTTCTGAACGAAGATCATCATCAAGTTCCTTCACAGAACCACGAGAATACTCTTCCTCATTCTCAACTTCTTCATCTAAACGAACAGAAGACTTAGAACCAAGAACAGAATCAAGACGCTTTTTCAGTTCATCATAAGTCTTGAACTGATCGGCAGCAACTAGTTCGGCAAGTGAATATTGCTTCTTCCATACCGCTTCCATTGCATCATCATCGTCCAGCATAGGAGCGGGATTTGCAAACTCGCTGGAATCATAGTTACGATAACCAGCAACATTTTTTGCCTTCAACTTGAAGTTGGCACCTTGCCAGAAGTCAAAAGGATCAATTGCTTCTTCATCTTCAAACTCGGGTTGCATAGCTGCAGTCAGTTTGTCAAAGATTTTTTTACCGTACTTAAAGAGAAAGACTTTACCTTCGTTTTCGGGATTAGCAGGATCCTTCACAACATAAATGTTGCTAATATAAGTTAATTTGCGCTTTTGCTTACGCGCTAATTCTTTACCAGCATCAGTTCCATTGTTCCAGAGTTGAGTGTTATATTCAGAAACTGGATCTTTTTGGCCGATAGTGGTTAAGGAGTTTTCAATATACCAACCACCAGTGCCTTGGAATGCGTGGCTATAAAGCTTTACAAACGGAAGATCTTCCCCATCAGGAGCAGGAAGAAAACGAATTACTGCGAAACCATTACCACTTTTATCTACGTCTAACTTCCATACACGTTCGTCAGAAGAACTATTGGTGGTATTCATTTTTTCGACTTCTTTGACCAGTTTGGCGGTCAGAGAGCCCAGTTTAGATTGTTTTTTAAGATCGGCAAAGCCCATTAGATTACCTCGGATAAATTGGATTCGAGTGATTTACTTAGATATTATAGCAAAGATGCTCTCAGAGGTCAATATATTGCTTGAGAGATTCGATTGTTTTATTCATACTACAGAATAATATATTCATATCAGTTTCTGGTGGGAAACCCATCAGTGCAACTGATTTGCGTAGGTTCTCTTTCATTTCGACCGCCTTTGGATCATCTGAAAGGGATAATCTAGTGTACATCACTCTTTGTTTTTCTAACAAGATTTCAAGTTTTTCAATATGTTCCAGTTTTGTTTCGCGGGTCATTCCACCAAAAGTGAGAATACTACCGTAAATCTCTTCTTGCAACTTATTGATTTCTTTCAATTCGTCTTGAATAATATCGGAGTCAAAAAAGTTACTCATCTATGATTTCCCTTAAAATTTTTTTGTACTGAAATACATCAATATTTAGAAACGAAGAATACTTTTTAATCTTTAAACTAACAGTTTCCCATACGGGATCCAACAGTTTCTTGTCAAAATCTTTTACGATTGAAAATATTTTGTCGTAAATTACGAATGTTTCTGGTGATAATTTCCCGCTTAGAAATCTTTTGAGGACTATAGGATGTCCTTTGGAGCAGTTGAACACAGTTTCCAATTCGCTTTCGGAGAACAATTCCGTTGATTGTTCTTTGAACAAGTAAGTCAAACTCTGCTGTCTCCGCATCCAATCTGCGTAGGTCCTTTCTCCAGAATTGATAATTTCTCCAATCCATAAGTTGCTAGGGGAATCCGATGCTACAAAGTTTGATACTAAAAAATCTACGACTTCTTTATCAGAATACTTGCGACTTGTCTTCTCAAAAAAATATTTATCGCGCCGTTTGTTAAAAGAAGTAACGGTTGCTCTAGATTTACCCCCATATTTAAAAAAGTCATATTTACTATTAGTAAAATGACTTTTCATAGAAAGATAAGTTTGATATGTCTCAAAAGGACTCATAGTGGAAGTCGTGCTCTCGAAGTTTTTTTCATAAAGTTAAGACGAGTTGCGTCCCACTTTAATCTTTCTTTCAAAGGTTTTGAAATGAGTTTCGTAACTGATTCTACTTCAAGATTATTGATTTCGCAATAATGAACAATTGCATCAATATAGTTAAAATTTTCTTCAGCAACAATTTTTTCAATTTCAAGAGCAAACTTAGAAGGTGTTAAAAATTTATTTTCTATTGCTTTTTCTAATTCTTTATTCGTTTCCATAGAGTTCCAATTTATCTCTAACAAACTTTCTAATATATTGGGTGAGTAGTTTGATGTATTTTGATTTGTCATATTCTTCATAAACGATACATTCTCCATTTTCGCAAGCCATAATGATTACAAGTTTTTTGACTGAAATTCCAGTCAATTCGTAAAGCATACATCCATATGCCATACACTGAACAAAATAATGCTCAATCCACTCACGTGGTTTTGGTTTTTTAGAAGTCTTAAAGTCGATTATCGCTAACTCACCATTATATTCGGCAATACAATCAACTGTTCCCGCGATTCCCAGTTGCTTACTATATAGGGACCCCTCAAGGGCGTAAATATTATTTATACGATTGAGTTCTGGTTTTGCAATTTTAAATAAAAACTCAGAAAGAGGTTGAACTGATGGAAGGTCTTCGTTTTTTAAAAGATGCTCAACTAAAGTATGCATATCAGTTCCCCGACTAGTTGCCTGCCGAGTAATCTTATCTGCTTCTTCTTCACCGACTTTTTTACGCCATTTAACAAAAATTTCTTTATTAAAATGACTGGTCACCGAAGTGATGGAGACCAGTCGGAGAAGTTCTTCTGCGTCAGGGACTTTGTAATATCTTACGCCATCGATTGTTTCACGCTCCAACTGTGGGAGTTCAATATCAATATGATTAAACATCAAAAACCAGCATCCATTTTTGCAACAATGTATTCTTTAACAAGTCCAGAACGAACAATATCGTCTACACCAAACTCAATTATATCAAAAGATGGCATTTTTCGCAATACTGTCATAAAATCTATGATACCATTTCGCTCGTTTGTTTTTTGCAAATCGGATTGGGTTGCATCTCCACAAAACATAATTTTTGAACTTTCACCGACACGAGTAATAATAGAATCCAATTCATGCATTGTGCAATTTTGAAACTCATCCACGATGATAATTGCATTATCTAATGTTGTTCCACGAAGAAAAGAAGTTGACCAGAACTTAATCGTTTCCTGCGATTTGAGATTTCCATAGAGCATCTCAAACTCCGCATCGCTTGAAAGTTGGAACATATATTTTACCATATTCTTATAGGGAATTTGATAAATATCTGACTTATCATCATATGAACCAGGAAGAAAGCCAATTTCCCGTGTAGCAACTAATGAACGAACCAAATAAATTTTTTCATATGGAGATCTTTCATCCAAAACTTCACATAAAGCATTGTAAAGTGTGATAAAAGTTTTACCTGTTCCTGCGCAACCATAAGCAACTATATGCTTTTGTTCCGAATAAGATTCAAAAAGTTTTCTTTGATTTTCTGTAAGTGGTTCTATATCAATTAGATATTCAGAACTCAATGTTTTTTTACGCTTTGTTTGACGAGTAGTAAGACCAACTCCGATTGGTTGCTCTGTTCTTTTTCTTCTTGCCATATTAGAGTTTCTTAACAGTTGAACCTGGTGCTTTTGATGCTTTTTCTAGGACGGTATTCCACGAAGGATGCTTGGAGGTTAGTTTATTCCTCCAATCACCAACTTCTCCTGGAGTAGCACATCCTTCAGACCAATCCCTTTTCCATTCAGGATTGTCTTTATACCACTGCATAATATCATTAACACTCATCTCAATGACTTTTTTCTCACCAGTCTCTTTGTTAATAATTGGATATATTGCCATAAAGTTACAAAATCAACACAAAAATATTTATGGACTCAAACGTGCCTTGTGAAGACGCTTCTCTTCATAATACCTCCAAACATTAGGAGACCATTTTTGAAGTTCGGGAGCAATTGCATCACAAAGTGCTTGAATTTCAATTTGAGCATCAAGTTTAGAACGAAGATCCATAAAGTGAAGAACTGAACGAAGATTAAATGAGACTACAAAGTTCTGACGAATTGCCTGAGGAAGATAATCCCGAATATGCTCTTCACACATACCCTGCTCATAGTAATCAGCATACTCCTCACACTCACTCAAAATGCGCTCTAACTTGCGTTGTCGGTGCTCTTCGGCCCATTCATACTTCTTACCCTTACGGTTAGTGTAGTACCCCTGAGGGCGCACGTAGAAGACTTCCTCAACATGGAGTTCACGCTTGGCAACTTTAAGAACACGTTTTCCAGTGTAACGCTGAGACTGAACATCCCAACTGGTTCCGATACGATGAGTTCTTGCCTGAACGATAACATTATGAACAAATCCAGCACAAGAAAAAGTAATGCCAGGGTGCTCAATTGGACCCCAATGCCCCCTCTCATTAGCTAACAATTGTTCAACAATCCACTGACCACATTCATGATGGTTGGGAACTGGAACATTATGAATCGGAACTTCAGAATAATCGCCCTTTCCTGCCTGCCAAATAACTTGTTCTGGGATTGGGTATCCCTGAAGTTTTACAACTTCAAGTCTTTTATCCAGTTCAAGAAGGTCTTTTGCTTTAATGGGTTTCATTTCTTTCCAAATCCTTTTGATGTTTGTGTCTCAAATTCTGCAAGTTCTTGTTTTACTACTCGCATTTGTTGTTTGATTTCTACCAGTTGCTCTTCTGAAAATAGATGATCTTGTTTCAACATTCTTTCCAGAAGTTTAACCAGTTTTTTTGCTCTACTAGTTGTCATATTCCTCGAAAATTTCGTCATAATCATCAATAACTCTTTTTGGTGCTTTAGATGCAGAAGTATCAGAGTAAATTTCTACTTTCAAAGAATCAATCAGTAATTCAAGATTACGAACAATAAGTTTTAGTTTTTCTTTGTCCATACTTTATAGTTACTTCAATTCATTTTAGCATAAAAAAAAGAGGGGATCAAGTCCCCTCCCAAATCAAGCAATTTGTGGTTGCTTTGCCATATTCAGTTGTGCATTATGAAGGAGTTGTTCCTTCTTTGCTTTTCTTTTTAAATATCGAACGAAGTAAGTATTCATTTTTGCCCCTCCTTCACAAACTTAACACCACGATAGGTTTCGTTGTATTGTTGGGGTTGCTGTTGTGCCTGCTGTTGCTGGCGACGAACTTCGGTATCATATTCGACACCGCGATATACGACTTTAGACATTAGGTTTCTCCTTAATGGTTTAGGTTAAAGAGCGTTCCTTCAGTCGGCTTTTGCGTCTATTTTACACTCCTTTGGAGAGATCTGTTTTATTTCCCAAATTAAATCATTCTTTACCTGTTTGGAAATGTTCTGTTGATGAACTCTCCCAGCAATTAAGTGTGCTTGTAAGCATGTCAGAATGAGTGTTTCCATAGATGAACGATCCGTTCCGAGTCGGCTTACTTCCGTCCCAAAGGGATGAACGTTAGAGGATTATTATAACCCTATTCAATCTATATAGCAAGCTTTTTATGTATAAGATGTTACAATTTTAAAAAACCTTCGTGCGAAAAAATTTTGGCGAATTTTTTTTCCAGCTTTTGGAAAATTACTTTCTTTTTTTCTTTTCGGGTGCTTTATATCCCCAAATTTTAGGATTAACTCTCCCATATCCCCAATATATTTTTTTGATTGCACCAGAACCAAATTTATCATAATACAAATCAAAAATTTTTACTCTAGTTCCCCTGCACACATCAACATAGGATTTTTCATTTACAATGTAATATACTAAATGTGCATCAGTAGGAAAAGAAGTATCTCTTTGTTCTTCATATGAGGCATTTTCAACTAAAATCTGACATCCATACTTAGGAGGTAAATTTGTTTTTTCTTCAGTTGTCCATTCCACAACATCAAGTTCCTCCTTAGTTTTTACTAATTCTTTCCTCAAGATCTTCCACCCCAAATAATATCTGGGTAAGCTTGTGAAACAATTTCTTTTGTAATTTTATATTTTGTTTCTAATTTCTTATCTTTAACCAAACAAAGTATTTCAGCTTCAAGAGGATGCAATCCTTGCAAAATGTTGATAAACATTGTTTCTCTACGAAGAGAACTCAAGCTATCATTACCACCTTTTACAAAATTGTAAAATTTAGAATATTCTTTACGAATAGAAGAGTATCCTTGATCTTGAGATCCCAATGATGCAGATCCCATTTCATTCATTTTTCCAACAGCATCACTAATTTTATCACTGATTGTTCCACTGAAAGAATTTTGTTCACTTACGCTAGAATATGGAACTTCTCCTGGAGGAAGAAGCGAAATAATACTCTCATCAAAATTCCAAATAAAAATAGTTTTTAAAGAATCGTCAGAATACTTCGTTAAAAGTTCAATTTTTTTAGAATTACTTCTTTGTTTGGAAATTAAATTTAAAACTTCAAATGCAAATGGATTTGCAGGAAGTTCGGTAATTGGTTTTTCAACAACTACCTTTTTTGAATTAATTTTTTCTTTTTGTGCTGAGACGTTATTCTTCGTCTTCTGTGTCATCGTAGTCATAGTTATTATCAAATCTAAATGCAATTACTTCGTCGGGAATAACATTCCCATGATTATCATAAAATTCAGGATGCATTTTCGGAACTTCCTGATAATTTAACATATACTCTCTGGCAACCCATCCCGCTAATAGTCCAACTATAAAAAATAATATGGTTAAAAATGAACCAAATACTAAGCTGGGTGCTAACATGTGTTTCTCCGGAAAACTACTTTATTTCTTTCTAGTATTAAAGAAAAACTCGAAATGAATGGTCGTCTCCCGATTGAGAAAGCAAACCATTTTCTCGAAAATGATATGAAACGGTTTGGTTTGCTTTTTCTTTCCTCCATTAAGTATAATATCAAACCCACGATTAATATCATGGGACTCTGAGTTATTTATATCTTTACTAGACAATTTTATTTTCTTTGAGGAATTTGATCGTGTCAACGCAACCTCCTATTTTTTTATCATCACACAAAACTTGTGGGAATGTTGATCCTTCACCAAATTCTGCATAAAATTCTTCTTTGGTAAAGTTATCATTTAAAGTATAAACCACATACGTTTGTTTTGTCAAGTTTAATACTTCTTTTACTTTATCACAATATGGGCAACCTGGTTTTGAATAGACAGTAAAGTTCATAATTGTATTTTTTATTATATATTTAAAAACCAATATTTTTTCTACGAACAAATTTTAAATCGTAAGTAGTATATGAAATTGGTATACTTGAATTATTATATGGATAATCATATGGATGATATTCCCAATTAGAATCTCTCCAATTACTACCCCATTTTTCAGCAATATAATACATATTACAATCGTGAGAATAATCTAATTTTTCCTTTAATGAATAATCGGTTCTCCAAGTTTGAGATCCAGTAGTTTCATAATCAACATCTCCATGTAAATAAGGAATATCTACTACCGAAGTTTCAATATTTTTTAACATTAATCTGATATGATAATCACAATCTTCAACATATGCTGGATAAAAATTTTCATCAAATAAACCACACTCTTGAATTACAAAATCCTTTATCAAGAATAAATCCCATTGAAATTTTTTACCCTTTACAATTCCAATATCTTCATTTTCAGAACTATTAACCATGTTTTCAAGAAGCCCAGGAGAAAAACAAATATCATGATTTGCAATAATCCAATATGGGCACATCATATAACACTTAATGATTAAATTCCAAGCCCCGCTACAACCAATATTTGATGGAAGATGACAAACTTTTATTTGTTTTATAAACTTGTGATCGATCTTTGTTAGATCATCTAACTCTTTGGTTATTTGATCTCTCCCATTATTATTGATAATAAAAAGATTATCTGTTGGATAATCAATACTATCGATTAATCTTTTTAACCAATGAACTCCATTTACAATCGGAACTCCAATAACAGGAATTGATTTTTTATTCATAAAGTTTTTTTTTCAAGAACAATTAATCCATTATTATTTTTTTTATAAACTTTAAAAATCCAATTTGAATTAGACACCATAAATTCTATAATTGCTGGCAATAAACCTTCAGGATTTTCAATAGTATCTGTTAATATATTTCCACTACTTGCATTAGAACATTTCTCACCAGACATCGCATAAGTATGTGTATCATGAAAAACCAAATATTTCCTTACTTTGCTGGAGTGTTTATTCAACTCTTGCTTTAGCTGTTCATAATGATGCCAAGTATCAAAAAACAGAAGATCAGTTTCTTCAATTTCGACATTTAATACATCTTCTTCATAGTACTTGGCATCTTTTCCAATACTATTTGCCATCTCAAACAGATCAGTTACGACCGAATTTTTTTCCAAATCGTATGATCTTAAAGATACATTTGTATTTAAAAATGCCCTAGTACTAACACCAGATCTTACTCCAAATTCAGTAACATGTTCACATTCATTAGCAAGATCAAAAAGAATGTGAAGATTTTCATTTATATCACTAGGTGTATTACATGCATTCAAATACTCATTGTGAAAATAATTAGAAGATTCTTCTAAAATTTCTACTCCAATTTTTTTTAAATTATCATAAACACTTTTTTGATATACTTCATTTAATGTATAGTTATCTTTGATATCTAACAAAATATTTTTACATTCTTCATTTTTACCCCACCACCATCCAGAAATTGCCTTTTCAAAAAGCAATCCATAATATCCGGGATATTCAACATCAGTAATTAAATCTGGATGAGAATCATGCTCAGCAAACATTAATCCATTATTGGCATGAATATAACAGTCTTGCCACCATTGACGCCTCTCTGCAAATCTACTTAAAAGAAAGTATGCTTCGGGTCTAGTAGGTAACAAACACAATGCTTGTTCAAGCAAAGACTTTGCACTTCCATCTCTAGTTCCTTGTTTATCATAACAATATGAAGCTCGAATCAAAGCTTCATATGCAAGATGATCATCATCAGATCTTTCTGCACATCTTAAAAAATAAGATAAAGCAGGAGCAGTATGTCCACTATTTTCATACCAAACTCCAAGATTAAAATTATTAATTGCATTTTCAGTATCTAATGAAAATTCAGTTAATAATGTTGATAAATTAGTATTCATTTTAGATTTCCAATAATTTAAAACAATATCATGTGCTATCTTATGATTATTTTTTTGCCCTTCATTTACATCATCATCTTGTGCTTTGGAAAATGTAGAATCAAATTCTGTATTTTCCACAAATAAAGGAATAGTATATGTTTTACCTATAGTAAATAAAATATTTTCAATTAAGGGCATCACTTCTACATTTGGTATTTCTAAATTAAAAGTGTCTTCCTTTATGTAAGTATCTATAATTTTTTTTGCATACTCTCTTCTAATGATGTATGCGGTTGCAGCCCAATCATCCCAATATCTTTCACGTATTGTAAATGTATCAAAATTTTTACGAATTGTCAATAGCTGAATACAATCATAATCTTTAGGAACATTTTCAATAAATTGATCCCAAGAAAAATTCCAATACTTTACAGTTTCTAATGACAGATCATCCTCACAAAAAAAGGCATAGTCGTCATTATAATTATCATACCAATCTTTAATTGCTTTGAGATGAGAAACACAACATCCTGCTGTTCCAGAATTTAATTGATTCAGATGTTTTCCAAAAATTTTATCATTAGATTCTGAAAATCTTTTTGAAATTATAGGATTTAATTTTATATTATATTTAAGAAATTCGTTCTCAATATTTTTTTGACGTTCAATTGATTCCTCTAAAGATAAGTAATATGCAGTAGGAAAATTTTTAAATTTATTCATGTTTCTTTGCAATATAATATTGTGAATTTATCCTTTCAATATCCCATTCGGTCATTGGATCCGTACAAACATAATCATTTCCCATTTGAGAAAGCCATCCTTGATTTGCATTCACATGCATTTGAGCTAGAGAAAATTCAGTTTGCCATTGCAATTCTTCACCATCAAATCCCCTATGCTTCATTCTTTCTCTTATGTCGTCTTCATATTCTTTTTCAATTACTGTCGCTTCAAAATTTTCTGTCCGTTTTTTATCTGAATGAGGTATATGAATTACGTTATGATCATAATCCATTCCCCTTTTCTTCAGACCCAGATTTTCTAATCTCATCATAATATCCTGATCTTCAGATGCATACCATTTACAAAAACGTTCAGAAAATCCGTTTATTTTCATAAAGTTCGATTTAGAAACATAAAGGAATCCGAAAAGATACTTGTAATAAGGATCAAATCCCCGATCAACTGTATTTTGTCCACAAACAAAAGATTGATCATCAATTAAATATTCTTTATTTTCAAAAAATTTAAAATAGGGATTTAAGATATAATCACAATCAAGCTTGAGAATATATTTACTTTCGGCTAATTTTGTTGCCAAATTTAATGGTTGTGGTTGGTTAAAATAATTTTGATTAGGTACTGATACTACTTTAATTCTTTTATCCCAAGACGTTAAATATTCTAATGAATTATCAGAACTCCAATCAACGATAATAATCTCAGATATTTGATCAAAATTTAACCAAGATCTAAGAGAAACTTTTAAAGCAGGATCTCTATTTTTACATGCACATATGACAGTTATTGATGTTTCATAAAATACTTTTTTAATTTCTTCTTTAGTATATGCTATTGTATTTTTCCACCAATTTAAAAGTTCTTCCTGCTTAGCAGACATTGCTTCAGGATCATCTGATAATCGTATACAGATATCAGATGCTTCATCCCAATTTGAAGCATATATTGCTGGAAGTTTTTCTTTATATTGAAAAGACCAGTTTATTTCATCTTCATAAGATACTATTACAGGAATAGCACCACAAACTATTGCTTCATAAATTCTCCAACAATCTACAGATGAATTTCCTCTACCAATAGGAACAAATTTAGAATTACTATAAAGTTCATGAATTTCAGGTCTACTTAATCCACCATTAGACGCACAAACATGATACCAGATTCTCATGAATTTATTAATCATGTCTTGTCGATCACCTTTTAAATAACCAACCCATGACCAAAAATATTTCCTATCATTAATTGGTTTAATATTTTCTAAGTCAACAGGAAAATCATTTAAGTAACCTAATGGTTTTTGAATTGTATTTGAAGTATAAGAATGATTCCAATGGAAATGTTCTTTTATAAACAACTTGCAATGATCAGCAAGAGAATTATGAATATTATTATTTTCTTGCCAAAATTCATCAGACAATTGAATAATAATTTTTGGTTTTACTTTTTTAACCACATCTAAAACAACTTCAAATGGTGGAGCATACCCAAAGTGAACTTCAATTGTTGGATTTCTACAACTATAAACAAGCACATCAAATTTTTGATCCGTTATTTGATCAGAATTTAAATATGAAATTGATTTTTCATAATCATTTAACAAGTCATTCAATATGAAATCATGAGTTAAGATTACATCTCTAGAAGATAAATTTAAAAAAAGTACAGAAATATTCATATAGAAATATAAAAAATTATTTTATTAGTCTTCAAAAATGAAATCATAAACAAATTTTTGTGGAACTTTTAACAAATAAGCTGCATTATCTTGAAAACCAAAAGTAATCAAATAGTCATCATTATATTCACACATCCCGACTGCAAATTCTACTTCAGCATTTAAGAATGCAAATTGTTTGGAAACTTTTACAATATCCCAATTTTCATCCCAGACTATAAATCTATGACGATATGTTCCATCTTTTCTGTCTGCAGGACTACGGAAAAGATAAGTTTCATGATTAAGACAAAAACGATAAACACCAATAGGAATTACTTGAGATCCTCCCCGTAAATCTATACAACCTAAATCTCTCCAGTTTTTAACTAAAACTTGTTCTGTTTTATTAGATTCAATATCATATTTAACTACTTCTGTACCATTTGTCCATTTTACAAAATGATATGGCATGTCAAGAATTGGCATCCAATTTTTTTCACAATAAGAACCTTCATTACCAGTATGACCTGGTGTAGGAATCCTATATTGAGCAAGTTCTTTAACTCCACTTCCTGTGATTTCAATTTCAGAAAGTTCCATTCTACCTATACCAGTAGTTTCTAAGTCCCTTCTTACACCACAAATATAGAGTTTTCCATCCCATCGAACAATTCGAGCATCTTCAAGACCAACGAATTCCCACAATTCTTTATCAGGAAAACTTGAAGTATCGATATGATTATACCATTTAATATTCATATTATCATCAACTTCACACATAATATTTTTTGTGCGAAGACGAAGATCATTTTCTGGATGAATATAAACTAATGGTCCCCAATGGTGCTCAAACTTTTTCTTTTCTGAATGGTATAGGGTATAATTAATATTCCTTAAGTTTAATAAAATCCTACCATTATCATTGTATATTGAAGGATTAGTGAGAGCAGGTCCCTTTAATTCTGAAGATGGTATTAAAAGAGGATGAATACTTCCACCATTTTCCAAAGCAAATTTTACAAAATTCATAATGATTTAAATAAAAATTATTCTGTTACTTCTTGAGATGTTGCCGAATTTTCTTCTACTACTTCCGAAGATACTTCTATTTCTTCTGGTTGTGGATCTGGAATTGGATGAGTCACAGTTACTTCAATCTTATAATCGGATCCATGCTCTTCCATTAACTTTGTTACCTCTTCAATCGTATAACCAGTATCATTTGCAGGATCCGCAGTTAAGTGATATACATGCATTAAAGGCATTGTAAGGGTTTCAGTTTTTGTAGCCATTTAAAATTTCCTCCAAAGTTCTTTTGAAAATTTAACCCAGTCTTGGATTCTAGTATCCCAACTGTAGTAGTTATTTATTACCTGTACTTGAGCGGTGCTATCAAACTGCCCATTTCGGTATTCTGTAATAGTTTGTTTAAGTTCTTCCGCAAAACGCTCAATATGTTTTTGGCGATCAGGAATATACCCATAAAGACGAGCAAATCCCAGAGAAGTTTCAGAAAGTGCCGCAAGATTACTTGCAACTACAGAACATCCAGCAGAAAGTGCTTCAATCAAACAAATACAAGATGTCTCCTGAAAGTATGATGGATAAGCAAAGATATGAGTCTTCATCAATTGCTCACGAATTTTAGAGTTATTTGTTCGTGTATGACGAACAACTCGCTTATCATCATTTGCGAGTGCTAAACAGTAACGAAGAAACTTTTCTTCTTGTTCACAAACATGAGAATATTCATATGTTTGTAACCCTTGAGCATATTGTTTTTTACGCTCATCAGGATCAAGTTCATGGAAAATATGAAGTTCAAAGTCCTCTTCCGGAATCAATTTAATACCTTCCAAAAGAAGATCCAATCCACGGATTGGATTAGGATGGAACATCAGTTGAAGTTTTCCTTCAGGTTTCTTATGAGGTTCAAAAGGATGAATTGCATTCTTAAGAACAAAACATTTCTCCATGGGAAGATTAAACTTTTCACCAAATCTCCCATATTGCCAATCAGAAACAAAAACATATGCTTTAAAATGTTTCTGGAACTGCTTGTCCATCAACTGTTCAAGACCAACCTCATTATGATGGGGATGCAACCAAACAATATTAGAATTATCTGGCGCAATAATATTATCACCAGGAATCACACACCAGTGCCAATCGGCAAGATCTGGTGCCGCAGGAAGAACAAGATCTTGCCAAGCACGACCCATAATCTCCGTACCACCAGTTCCATCAGGATTCAACGATGCCTCAAGAAGTGGTGGCATATTATTATGAAGAAACTCTGGTCGTGTTACAACTTCGGGTTCTGGCATCTTATAGTATTCTTCTGCGAATGTTTTAATTATAGCACTTTTAAAGTCTTCTGGAAAGTTTGAAAAATTATACTTGATGAACTGTTTATGTTCATGCTTACGATCTAGAAGATCAGTCCCAGTTTTAATCGCGGTTTTAATATGCTCTTCATTTTTAATATCATCACGATTAAATTCTTGATGAGCATAGGATTCCAACTTTGTTTTAATTTGTTCAATTCCACCAAAGAATGTAAGGTGCCACCCAGACTTTTCTGCAAAAGGAAAAGTAAAACAGTTTGCTCTTAAGTAATTGCATCCATTTTCTAGTGCATTCTTAACTGTAGTAAATACTGTTCCTGCCCACGTATCATTTTCATATGTATTAAAATTATAATAAAAGTTTTCACACATAGCAGTGGCAAATGATTCTTTAGAAATATTATCTTTCATATAAAGAATCAATTCTTTCTTCGGAATCTCATCAGCATCACTTAACATGAAAAGATCATCAAATCCAAATTGAAATAATCCTTTACTGATATGATCTCGTTGCCCCTGTTCTAATTTCCAAAAACCAGATTCAAAATTACATTCATCCCTATTACTAAAATCATACCCATCAATATTGGGTTCATATTTAAGACGAATAATTTTAGACTTTAATTCATCATCAAATTGATCAATTATTTGATCCAAATAATATGGTTTTGGTTTTCCAGAATGTGTATAGTTACATTCAGAAATAACAAAATAATCTACAACATCGCGGAGATATTCCAATCTCAACTTAAGAATATCAAATTCATTAAAGAATGAAAAACCATCAATTACTTTCATAAAACCTCCTTAAGAAAATTTTCCATGGGAGATTTTTTAAAAATTTCCAATCCCCTTTCTGCTTGCTCATCTAGTTCTTTTGTATTTTTCAGAAGTTCATATGCCTTCGCAACAAACTGTTCATATGGCGCAGTAAACACTGTTCCTTCCATATAATCTGGAAAATCTGTATAAGAATTTCTCTCACAAAGAACAGGAACTTTATTTTGAATCAAATGCGATACGCGAATGATTTCAAAGATTTGATTATCGTGATTGTGCAAATTAATTACCAACTTTGCTCTTTGAATATACTTATCACGATCATCACCATAAGTTGATTGAACATGAACAAAGTTGATGTTTGGATCTTTATCAAAAACATCCATTACAGCAACTCTTCTAGGAGATGGAGAACCATAAAAAAGAATGTCAATATCTCTTTCTTCTGGTTTGTTCCTTTCAAAGTAAGAAATTTCTGGGACATATCCAACTTTACAGTGCTTGATATTTTCTACACCTGCCTTACGAAGAACATCTACGTTCCTCATAGAATAATCCCATACTTCTAATCCACGATATTTTCTACACCATCGAATACACTCTGGAGAATCTCTCATTTGTTCTAAAGAATATACAATTGTATCTTTAGGAACATCATGCCGAACAACATCTACGGGGCAGTGGTGCATTCCAAACACAATATTTCTAGCATCTCTTTTGAAGTCATTTACACTATTCGTAACTTCATACCCCATCCTTTGAAGGGTAAAAAACATCGCCGCTTCAATCTCATGGAAAACTTGAGAATGAATATAAAAACCATTATCAGGTACAATACGACACAGATTAAATTTCACGAATAAACTCTCCAAAATTATTTTTGATTTCGTTAATAAGATTTATGTCTTTACTCACAACACCCAGTCCATTACAATGTCCAAAGTTAGTTTTAGGAAGATTAATTTCTTTAAAGAATCTGCTCACACCAAACTTTGGATCTTCAACCATAGTATCATGCATTAGTATTATACCATTTTCTTTTACAAATGGCGACCACTTCTCAAAATCATTCTTGACTGCCTCATAGGTATGAAGACCATCAATATGGAGAATATCAATCTGCTTATCCCAAGTTTTCACAATATCATCAAAGAATCCTTTAATGATTGTAATGTTGTTTAAGTCAAGTTCTTTTTGCTTATTAATCACATATTCATAAGTATCTCGTTCTCCTGCACAAACATCTCCTTCAAAACTATCAATACCATAAACATGTCCAATCTCGGGAATTGCGAAACAGAATGTCGAATAACCATAATCAACTCCAAGATCCACAATCGTTTCTGGTTGCTTACGACGAACAATCCAATCAGCAAACCGACGATGATCTCTCCAATTAAACATATTTTGTCTTCCAATTTCTAACAATACATCAAGTTTATTTCTTGTATATTTCGTTTCATCAGTTTCAACATCTTCACGATACATTTCGGGTGGGAAGTATGTAAAGTATCTTTCCAGTCCCTGATTATCATACTGATGATGACGGCGATAATGGAAGCAGTGTTGCTTTGGATTACCAGTTGCCATCCAAAGTTCAAAACAATAACGATAGTTTTGCAGTTCTCGCATCATCGCTTCTACATCCATGTACTCTTCGATCTTGATTGGATGCTTTAGAGTACGGATATAATCATTTCGTGCCCACCAAAAGTTTCCAGCATAGTGCTGAACCACAAAGTCAAGTTTAATATCATGGCGTTCAACCCAATCAACACCACAACACTGATATCCTTCTTCAAGTTTGGCAACGCAATCTTCCCACTTTTCAATATTATAATACTGCATGTAGTGTCGCCAATCTTTAATGGCACCAGGAATATGAGTTGAATAAGAACTCATTCCTTTGTTATGGAAGTAGAAAACAAATCCATCATATTCTTGACAGTGCTCATAAATCTTCGCAAGAGTTTGACCCTCATAAAGATTTGGTTGTTCTCCTGTTGGACATATATCAACAATATTCACAAAAGGATAACGGTCTTTAATATAACCAATAACCATTTCATCATAAGAATGCCCAGTCTTGGAGTTATACAATCCAAGAGGAAGAGTCATACACATATTAATCTTTGCCTTATCAGCAAGTCCTGAAGATTTCAGCAAACCCATCTGCTCATCAATCCACCATACCCACATGTTATTAGTATCAGGAATGAATAGATGATAAAAAACTGTGATTGATTTTGGTTTTTCGATTTGATTTCTATACTGTAACATAACGCTCTCTCGGATAGGGTGCATAGTAATGATCAATCGCACTATAATGAATCGATCTTACCTTTGGACTATTGGTTGCCATCCATACTTCATAACAGAATCGATGACCATCAAACTTTTCCGTAAACTTCTCATCATAATATAAACTTCTGTCCAGAACATTTGGAAGAGTTTTAATATAATCAGTCGTTGCCCACCAGAAGTTTCCCGCAAAATGTGGATAAGGATCACGAGTCCAATTTGTCGAAACTGCATCCACCTGATCATCTTCTAATTTTTGAATACAGTCCTTCCATCTTTCGATGCACCAATAATTCATATAATGACGCCAATCTCTTGTTGGGATGGTTTGATATGAATTTACTGCATGAAGCATTCCTTTAGAATGAATATAAAGAACATATCCATCGTTTGTTTTTGAATATGTTTGAAGTTCTTTTAATGTTTGCCCTTCAAATAAGTTCTCCTGTTCTCCTTTACCTTCAAGGATTCTGGAAGAAAGAATATTTACAAAAGGATACTTCTGACGAACATAGATCTTGATTTCATTTACAGCATGATCTGGGCAAGCATAGCACATGTTTATGGTTGCCACATCTGCAAGACCAGATGATTTAATCAAACCAAGTTGTTCATCCAAAAATTTATCCCAGAGACTATTGATTGCCCCTAGATGATAAAAGACTGCAAGTTTTTTCATAATACCATATTAGTTTTCATATGTCCAACTACTACAGTTGGATCAACATAAACATCATGTCCCTTTTCTGCAACTCGTTCACACCAATCTAGATCTTCACCAAGAGGAAGTTCATAAACTACACCATCAACTTCTTGAATAATTTTTCCAAGGCGATACCAAGGACGTTGAATACTTTCAAAAACTCCTTGCTTTATACAAACAAATCCAAGTCCAACTCCCCATACTTTAAAAGGATTTCCTACTTGAGCAAGAGAAAAAACTTCATCTCTAGTCATAGGACGATGACTTTCTTTTGTTTGGTGAATCATCGCATCGGCACCTTGTGCCTCAAAGTAAACGCCAGAAATAACATCTTTATCTGATGAATACAACTTAAGAAAATGATCGGGATTCCAAACAATATCACTATCAATACAAAAGATTTTATCGTATGTATATTGACCTTTACCAGGTGATTTATTAAAAACTTCTAATTGACGACTTCCAGTAATTGTTGCTTCTCTTGCATTTGTAACTAAAGAAGCATATTCATTTTGAAAGTGCCAAGAAATATTATTTGCCTGCATTACTTGAATTGTTCCAAGTAATGATTTTACATATTCTGCTGTAAGTTTATTGCCTGGAGTTGCAATAACAACATTAAAATGCATCATAGAATTACCATTTTTTGATGACCGACACGAACTTTTGGATTGCACCAGATGTCAAATCCATGCTCACGAATATCTTCACACATTGCTACATCTTCAGAACACATATCTTCAAGAACGATTCCATCCTCACGAATGAGTTGAACTTTCTTTGGTGCAAACCAAGGATAAGGAATTTTTTCAAAAATACCTTTTTTCATCAGAACCCAACCAAATCCACAGTATTCGATTTTAAATGGTTCTGAACGGCGTTGCATATCTTCAATAGTTTCAAAATAATAAGAACCCTTCTCCAAAAGAAGTTTTTTATCCATATCCACAACTACTGTTGATTGATTGGATACTGGAGTTCCATTCGACTGAACATACCATCCAGTCGAAATATCCTTATCCATCTTTAGAAGTTCTAGAAGATCTTCTGTTTTAAAGATAATATCACTATCAATCCACATGATGTAATCATAAGGAACTTGACCCCTCCAAGGAGTCAGCATGGTCCCTGCAAAGTTATCTGCCTGCAAACAATCAGTTCTGGCAAAGTTAACCATCGAACTGTATTTTTGTGAAATATAAAAGTTGATCCCCATTTGATTCAGATCAAACAAAAGGCGGATCATCTGAGTCATAAAGGTTCCTGAATATGAAAATCCAGGAAGACAAAATGCGATTGTTTTTCCTTTGAAATCAGTCTTCGGTTGATTCGAATAATTTAGCATAAACTAAAGTCAGATACGAATGATTATAACATATCTAGGCACGTTTTACCACCATGAAATTTTAACATATCCAGTTCCACCTGTTCCACCTGTTCCTGCAAGATTTGTTTCCTGAGAGTATCCTCCACCACCTCCACCACCCCCACGAATTCCAGCGCCACCATTTCCTGCCACAGATTGTGTTGTGGATGATGCAGAAGTAAGAGTTCCTGCAAGACCACCAGCAACAAAATCGGTTCCATAAATTAATGAATTAATATTAGTTGTTCCAAATCCAGAAGATCTTACAATCCAAAAAATTCCATCAGTTGATGTTCTGATTGATCCACTTACACCAGCGGCGACATAAATGTTATTATTGAAAGCAAGAGCATTAATCGCAGATGTACCGAATCCTGATGTTCTTAATGACCAAACAATCGTATCTGTAGAAGTAGAGATGGTTCCACTGTTACCGCCAGCAACATAAAAATTGCCATAAGTAAAGGCATTAATCGCAGTCGTACCAAATCCAGAAGTTCTTAAAACCCAGTTAATGTTATCCGTAGAAACCATAACACTACTGTCATTTATAATATTTGTTACCGATGCCAACGAATAAGAACTTTCACCGGCTAAAGCAGTGATTGATATAGTATTATTTGCAACTGTTCTAGTTGTCCATATTATTGTATCTGTGGATGCTTGTAATAATGCACCAGTACCATAAGAACTCAAAAGAGTTTGAGTAGAGGTTGCTAAAGTACCAACAGGACCAACAATTACATAATTATTATTACCATAAGCAATAGCATTAATTGATGTAGATCCAAATCCAGAGGTTCTTAAGACCCAAGTAATACCATTAGTCGATGTTCTTTGTTGTTGAGGTATCGTTGCAGTATAAAGACCATCATTATAAGTTAATCCAAATGAATTAATATTTGTTGTTCCAAATCCCGTTGTTCTTAATCTCCAGTTAATAGAATCAGTAGAAGTTGCAAGATAACCTAAAGAACCAGCAACTATAAATGTATCTGTTGGTAATGATCCATATACAGAAGAAAATAATGCTGATGTTGATCCAGAGGTTCTTAAATTCCAAACAATTGTATCAGTAGAAGTTGCAACACCACCAGATCCTTGAGTTGTATATAAGTAAATACCATTTCCATAAGTAAAACTGTAAATATTAGTAGGGAATATTGCAGTCCTCATTTGCCAAACAATATTATCAGTAGATGCTATTAAGAAATAATTAAATATTGAGTTAGTTCCCCATGCCAATGTATAAGAACCAGCAGAAGAAAATCCTCCATTTGAACCAATATTTAAAGTTCCTTGTGGTGTAGTTCTGGTGATCCAAGATATACTATCAGTTGATGCTCTTAAGAATGCTCCGCTACCAGTAGAACTAAATGTATCTTGTGTAGAAGTTGCTAAAGTTCCTGTTCTACCAGCAATAACCCAAACTGTTCCATTATTTGTTACTCCACCAATTTGACTAGTTCCAAATCCCGAAGTTCTTATTTGCCAAACAATTGTATCAGTGGATATTGCAGTGTTTGCATCATTAGCATCAACAGAAACTACATATAAGTTATTATTATAAGATATTTTTTGCATCAAGTTTCCTGGAACAGTTCTTATTCTCCATACTATTCCATTTGTTGATGCCAGTAAAGATGTGCCAGTAGTTGTAACAAACTGATCACCATAAACCATATACTGTGGTGACGCAGTGGCAGTCCTTATTGTCCAAGAAATACTATCAGTTGATGTAGAAACACCACCATTAACACCCAGAGCATATGTGCTTACACCAAAAGCAGTTGTATAGTGTATAACATTTCCTCTTCCAGAAGTTCTAAATTCCCAGTTAATATTATCGGTAGATGCTATCATTCCATAATTATTTAAAGAATCTTGAGTCATTCCAAACACATAAGATCCAGAAGAATTTAAAGTCTTAATACCATTAAAATTGTAAAAAGAAAGTGTATTGAGAGGAGCAGTTCTTGATATCCATGCTATTGTATCTGTTGATGCTCTTATAAGTGCTCCAGCACCACCAATTAAATGTTCACCATTAAAATAAGTAGCATTAATAATTTGCGATGTACCAAATCCTGATGTTCTTAAAGACCAAGAAACTCCATCTGTTGATGCAGTTAGAGTTCCAGATACTCCATGAGCAATAAAATGAGATCCGCCAAAATTTACACTAAAAATATTAGTTGTTCCAAATCCTGAAGTTCTTAAAGTCCAGGTTATAAATGCTGAGTTACCTCCAATCAAATATTCGCCATTAAAATAAGAATAAAAATTGATTCCAGTAGATCCAAATCCAGAAGTTCTAGTTACCCATGATACACCATCTGTGGATGCTCTTATGAATCCAGTTACAAAAGGAGTACCAATCAAAAAAGAATCTCCACCATATATCACGCTGGAAATTTGACTAGTACCAAATCCAGAAGTTCTTAAAGTCCAAGTGACATTATTTGCAGATCCTCCAATCAGAAACTCATTGTTTCCATATCCAACTGCAGAAATACTAGTAGTACCAAATCCAGTAGTTCTTGAAAACCAATTGATATTATCAGTAGAAGAAATCAGTGCTGGTTCTGAAATATAGTTTGATCCAGCCGCAACATAATAACTATTACTTGCAGATAATAATTGAATTGTCTGAATATTAAAGTTTGTTCTTAAAGTCCAAGTTATTCCGTCAGTTGAAGCAGTTAGTAATCCACCATTTCCAAGATTACTTAAAGTGCTTTGCGTTGATGTAAGAGATACTCCACTATTACCTACAACAACATAGTTAATTCCATCAGATGCTATTTCATGTATAACAACACTTTTTCCAGAAGTTCTGGTAATCCAAGTAATCGTATCTGTAGAAGTTACGATCCTACCTGTTCCGTCTCCCGCATAATAAAGATTATTATTATATAATAAAGCATATACTGCACTTCCAGCAACTCCCAGAGATGAAGTTCTTAAAGTCCATTCAATACCATTTGTTGAAGAAATTACCGAACCACTAGAACCAGAAGCAACATAAGTGTTTAAACCATAAATCATATTTACATAATATCCACTCATAGGTGCTGTTCTTGTCACCCAAGCAATTCCGTTTGTGGATACTCTTAAAAGTGGTCCAGCACCTCCAATATAATAATTAGAACCATCATACACACTGGACATGATACCAGATGTTCCAAATCCAGAAGTTCTCGAAACCCAAGAAATAGAATCAGTAGAAGAACTTAATCGACCACTTTGACCACCAATAATATATTTTTCCGTTTCACCAGATCCATAAGAAATAGATCCCATCCATAAAGTAAAAAACCCAGAAGTTCTTAAGGTCCAAGAGATTGTATCTGTTGAAGTAAGAAGACCTCCAGGTGTTACAGCACCACCAGAGATAAAGTAATTAGACCCATCATAAATTCCACCCATAGTATCACTAAAAGGTGCTATAGCAGGAGATGTTCTTGCGACCCAAGTCACACCATCAGTTGATGCTCTTAAGAAACCACTAGAGATTACGGAAGCAACATAAAGACCATTTCCATAAATTAATCCTTGTATTGAGGAACTACCAAATCCTACAGTTCTCAAAATCCAAGAAATCGTTGGTGAAAATCCACCAGCAACGTAATTCCCATTACCATATGCAAGAGAATCAATCGCGGTTGAACCAAATCCAGAAGTTCTTAAATACCAACTATTAATTCCAGTCGAAAGTGCTCCACCTCCACCTCCACCAGATCCATAAGATCCAGTATAAGATCCTGGAATACCATCTGAACCTGCACCACCAGAAGCACTTCCTGCAGTATTATAAGCATTTCCATAATAATATGTGAGAGAGTTTCCACCTTCTCTTGTATTATATGCACCCCCACCACCACCAGTAACTTGAAATGGATTTACTTGCGTTACATTATTTACACTTGACCATGATGTCAATCCAGTACCACCAGCAAGACCAGCAGTTGTATAAAGTGGATTTAAAGTCGCATCAGCCGCCGCACCCGCACTACCTGCAGTTACAGCAGATGGGGATGCTCCAGTTCCACCAGAAGATGTGAGTGTATAAGTTGCGGTTCCTATTGGACTATTTCCAGTCCAAGTTACTGTTGTATTTCCTCCACTAGATGCAACTGCACCACCAGCACCTGGAGTTACGGTAATAGATGAAGCATTTCCAAGTTCTGAACGACGAATTAACCACGAGTTATAAGCACCAGATCCTCCACCACCTCCAGATCCAACAGTTCCAGTTGTTCTTCCAGATGCTCCTCCACCACCTCCACCAATTGCTTCAATATAAAACTGTGTTGCAGTTGGTGGAATATAAAATGTTTGTGCTCCAGAAGTTGTAAATTCTTGATAACCTTTATATGTTGGTTCAGTGTTAGATGAAGAAGTTGAATTTATTGATGTCCATTGAGTGTAAGAAGGCAATCCAGATCTAACACTCAAAAATTTACCATCATTACCTGTTGTACTTGGATATGCGGATCCTCCACCACCACTCAACACATAATCGGCATACGACTTATTTGCAGCATCAGTCGCATTTACTACAGTACTAACACCAGTAACTCGATTGCTGTCTAATATTGCCATTTATTCGACTTTTATATAAGAGTATTTATTACCACCATGTGATTCTCACGAATCCATCACCACCATCACCACCATTTCCAAAGGTAGAACCAATGGCAGCACCACCACCTCCACCTCCTCCACGAATTCCATTACCGCCAGATCCTGCAGTTGATGCTCCAGCACCACCACCTCCTCCACCAAAACCATAAGGTAATGAAGTGATGGCAATACCAGTTGCACCATTTGTTCCCGTATTATCACCGCCAGCAGAGAAAATAGTATTTCCATAAAAAGTGATTGAACCACCAGAACCCCCTGCGGAAGATGGTGTTCCTGCTCCACTACCACCACCTGTTGATTGATATTGATTTATTTGTGCAGTTGCAGTAACTCCAATTCCACTAGTTGCAATACCACCAGATCCACCAGCAGTTGTATAAAAATAACTCGTAATATTAGTTTGAGCAATTCCAGCAACTCCGGCAGCACCACCACCATTTGCAACTAGTGTATAAGTTCCTCCAGGTCCAGTCCATGATATTGTTGTTCCCGCGCCAGCAGATCCGGAAGTACTTTCAGTTGTTGCCCCAGTTCCACCAACGCCAATATTCACAGTTATATCAGAAGTCACAATAGGTTTTGGAATATACCAAGAAGTATAAGATCCACCAGAACCGCCAATTCCAGAGAGTTGAGTAACTGCTTGCGATAAAGTTCCAGATGCTCCAGCAACCAAATAAGTATTATTTGTATGAACTGAAGTTAAAAGATTTGCAGTCGTAAGAGAAGTATTCATTCTCCATACAATTGCATCAGTAGAAGTAAATATATCCCCAAAATCTCCAGCAAAAATAAAGTTGCTTGCAGTATTTGAATATGATAAAGAGTTTATAGTATATGTTCCATTACCAGTAGTTCTTAAAGTCCAAACTATTGTATCTGTAGAAGATGTCAAAGTGCCAGATAAACCTCCAGCAACATATACTCCATTTCCATAAGTTAATGCATCAATTAAAGTTGTTCCGAATCCAGAAGTTCTTAAGATCCAAGTAATCGTATCAGTCGAAACAGTTAATGCTCCAGATTGTCCTACAGCAAGATAAGAAGTACCATCATATCCAAATGAAGTAATTTGATTGCTTCCAAATCCAGATGTTCTTAATTCCCAATTTATATTATCTGTAGATACACTCAATAAATTATATTCAGCAAAATAATCTGTTCCATGAGCAAGGGAATAAGAACCAAATGAATTCAATAATGTGATTGTTTGAGAACCTGTATTAAAAGTTCTCAAAGACCACGATACTGCATCAGTAGATGAACTTAATGTAGCACTAGTAGTAGTAGTAGTTGAAAATGTTGAAAGAGTATTTGAAGCAATAGATGACTGAACAAAAGTACTAGCACCATCAAACAATAATGAGTTAATGGAGGTGGTTCCAAATCCTGAAGTTCTTAAAGTCCACACAATCGCATCAGTAGAAAATGTATTAGTTCCTGATGCACCACCAGCAACATAAAAGTTATTGCCATATGTAAGGAAATTAATTGTAGAAGTTCCAAATCCCGATGTTCTTAAAGACCAAACAATCGTATCTGTTGAAGATAATAAAGTTCCAGAAACTCCAGCAACAACATAAACACTCCCATAAACAAGAGCACTAATTGTAGAAGTTCCAAATCCCGATGTTCTTAAAGTCCAAGAAATTGCATCAGTTGAAATTCTTATTATTCCACCGACTCCACCAGCAATATAACTATCAGTTCCGTAAATAAGACTACTAATAGGAGAAGTACCAAATCCAGATGTTCTTAAAGTCCACTGAATAGCATTTGTAGAAGATATTACTCCTCCTCCACTTTTGCCCCCAACATATTTTTCTGTTGGCGTTTCACTGTAAGCAAATCTATTAATTACTCCAGAACCAAGAAATCCACCAGTTCTTAAAGACCATTGAATAGTATTTGTCGAAGTTCTTATCTGTGGCCAAGAGTCTCCAACAACATAGATACCTCCACCAAAGACCATCGTTTGCATAACTGATGCTGTAGCCCTGTTTGCAGAGGTCCTTAAAACCCACCGAATAGTATCTGTAGAAACCTGAACATGAGCATTTGTCCCATAACCTCCAGCAAGGTAAAATCCATTACCATATGCAAGAGCACCAAGACCCGTTGAAGTTCCAACAACTGTTCTTTGAGTCCAAATTTGTCCACTACCACCAACACTACCAATCAAATATTCATTATTAGAATAAGTCAATCCATTAATATTTGAAGTTCCAAATCCAGAAGTTCTTGAGATCCAAGTAATATTATCTGTAGATGTTGCAAGATATGAAGCACCACTCGCAACATAAGTTGACCCACCAAATAAAACATTTGTAATTGAAGATGAACCAAATCCAGAAGTTCTTAATGACCAAGTAAGTCCATTCTTTGCATATGTAAATCCTGTCGTTCCAGTACTCCCTCCACCCCCACCACCAACTGCCTCAATATATAAAAGATTTGCTTGAGACGGAACTGTAAATGTTTGTGATCCTGAAGTTGTAAATTCTTGATAATTAGAAACATAATCCCAAGAAACATTAGTACCATCAGTTGTAGTGAAAAACTTTCCATTATTTCCTGTCTGTGATGGCAAAGAACTACTAGAAAGATTATCAACATAAGATTTATTCACTACGTCAGTATTCTCAAATGTTGATGTGGTAATACCAGAAATATAATTAGGTCCTGCAGTTGTCATTTATAGTTCCTCCTTATTGCCAACTAATACGAACATATCCATCACCACCAGTTCCACCAGTTCCAACAGTATTTGTTGCTAAATTATAACCTCCACCACCTCCACCACCACCTTTAGTTCCAGCACCACCATTTCCACCATTTATATTTGAGTCAGCAACAATTACTTGAGCACCTGCACCATAAGTTGCTAAAAATAATCCATTACCATAAGCACAAGAAAAAGCATTTGTAGAAACTCCAGACGTTCTCAATACCCACGAAATGCCATTTGTAGATGTTGTAATCCACCCTAAAGATCCACCAACTATTAATGAATTAGATGAAATTGCAGAAGTATATTGAACGCCACTATTTCTAAGTAAAGTCCAAACTATTGCATCAGTTGAGGTAACAAATAAACCTCCCTGGGTAAATGCATAATAATTTTGATTAAAATATTGTAGAGATCCTACAGTTGTTGCAGATTGACCAAGTGTTCTTAAAGTCCAAACAATAGTATCCGTAGAACTACGTATGTTACTACTAGAACCAGATATAACATATTTTTCCGTTTTATCACTTCCATATGCAATAGATCTTACATCTAAAGTTGACATATTTGTTGTTCTTTGTGTCCATACAATTGAATCAGTAGATATTAATAATATCATAGAAGAACCGCAAATAAAATATAAATCATTTGCATAAATTGCCGATGGTCCACCATTATTAGGATTTCCAAGAATACCAGTGGCAGCACCGGCAGTTGTTCTTGCTGTCCATCCAATAGAATCTGTGGAAATACTTATTGCTCCACCACTTCCAAATATAAGATAATTATTGTTGGCATACAGTGTTGCATTTATATTAGATGTTCCAAATCCAGATGTTCTTGCGATCCAGGTTATGGTATCAGTAGAAGTAGATAATCTTCCTCCATTTCCACAAAGTATATAAATTCCATTTCCATAACCAATTTCATAAGCAGTCGCTCCAAATCCAGAAGTTCTTAAAACCCAAGCAACTGCACCATGTTGTGCTCCACCACCATTTCCACCATTTCCATAAGAAAGACCACTTATTGGTAATGAACTTGTACCATTCATTAAAGCAGATATAGTTTTTGAGTTTTGATATGTATTTCCATAATAGTTTATTGTTCCACCAAAAGTTCCAAATTGTCCATCAAATAAAGAAGATGCTCCACCTCCACCACCAGTAGTTTGATATACAAGAGTTGTTGAAGTCGCATCCGATCCTGCTAAACCTTGCATATTATTCGTTGATGATTCAAAATATCCTCCATTACCACCAGCAGTTCCTGCAGAAGAATAAACATAATTATTTGAAACTGTTACCGTTCCGCCAGCACCACCAGGAACAATATTACTTGTACTTAAGAATGTATTCACTCCTGCAGATCCACCGTTTGCAGTAATTGAAAAATTTCCTCCAGGACTTGTCCAAGATACTGTTGATGCTGCGCCAGCAGTTCCTGAAGTTCCACCAGATCCAACATTTACATTAAGAGTTGATCCTGAAATATTTGATCTTGAGATTATAGATCCTATAGATGCCCCTCCACCACCCCCAGATCCAGCATTACCTGATGGTATATCAGATGCTATTATACGACCAGTTTCAGAACCATAAACAAATATTGAATTTCCAAAAATACCTGCACAGTAGTGAACTGATACTGCAGGAGAAGTTCTTACAATCCATACTATAGAATCTGTTGAGGTAATTAAATACCTATTGTTATACTGATTAACAATATAAGTATTATTTCCAAAAATTACATCAGATATTTGATTAGAAGATCCACTAGGATAATTTCTAGAAGTCCAAACAATTGTATCGGTAGAAGCAATTAAAGTTCCACCACTAGTTCCAAAAAGATATATGCCATTTCCATATGTTCCACGATAAAATGTAACAGAACCTAGTCCAGAAGTTCTTAATTGCCATACTATTCCATCTGTTGATGCAACAATTCCCGTACTCCCCGCAAATACATAATTAGTACTCGGAGAAGCAGAGTATGCACGAGCGTACAAAGAAAATGTAGCCCTAGTTGGTGTTGTTCTGATATTCCAGGTTATTCCATCTGTGGAAGATCTAATCTGCCCATTTTGATCAGCATACAGATGAAAATTATTATCAGTTGATATTGTCGTTATTATTTGTGAAACAGAACCACTTGTTCTCAAAATCCAGTGAATCGTATCCGTTGAAGTTCTTAATGGACCAGTACCAGTAATGGCACACGTACTTATAAAAATATTTGATCCATAATTTACAGTCCAAATTACGGAAGTTCCAAACCCAGAAGTTCTTGCAACCCAAGTAATTGAGTCTGTAGATGCAAATATTGTCCCACTACCAGTTCCCATTACATAAAAACCAAGTCCATAGGATCCGAGTGGATTTCCAACATTACCATTTCCAGTAAAATTGCTTGTTGTTCCAGAAGTTCTTAAAAACCAAAATTCTCCACGACTTGTATAAGTTGTTGATGTAGTTGCCGAACCTGGTGCTCCACCACCTCCGGCACCTGTTGCTTCTATGAACAGTTCTTTTGCTTGTGTTGGGATATCAAATACATAATTTCCCGCAGTCGTATATTCTTGATAACCTTGTATTGGTTGCCACGATACAGTAGAACCATCAGTGAATAAAAACTCATTTTCATTACCATCAATAGATGGCAATCCACCGGAAGAAGAATCCACATATTGTTTATTTGCAGCGTCTGCTGGATTAGCAACTACGCTGATTCCAGTAATCTGAGTAGATCCAATTCCTACTGGCATATTATTTCCTCTCTATCTTTTCATTCAATTCTTTGACTGCTTCAATCAAAAGACCAACTAAGTTTGCATAAGCAACAGATTTTGTTTCATAATCTGGACTTGGTGATTTTGGATATACAACTTCGGGAATAATCTGTTCGACTTCTTGAGCAATCACACCAATCTGATGATCTCCATTATCTATACGATCATATTCTACTCCACGTAATGATAATACTTTTTCAAGAGCATTTGAAATCGTCTTAACATTTGTCTTGAGTCTTTCATCAGAGTTTGCAGTAACTGTACCACCCGCAACAAGATTTCCTGTTGATGGATTAAATGTAAGTTTAGATGAGGATACATTTAAAGTCGCAAGATTTCCAGTCGTGGTTGATGCAATACCAACATAAAATGTATCATTTGTAGAGGTGTCGTCAAGAATAGCAATTGATCCTCCACCCCCACCACCAGATCCTGCAGCACCTTGAATAGAAGCACCTTGAAGTCCTTGAAGTCCTTGAATAAAGGTTCCTTGAGTACCCTGCATTCCTTGAGTACCCTGCATTCCTTGAGTACCTTGATCACCTTGAAGTCCTTGAGTACCTTGAGAACCTTGAATACCTTGCGTTCCTTGGAAGTTACTTAAGAATCCTTGAACTCCTTGAATTCCTTGATCACCTTGGAGTCCTTGAGTACCCTGGGATCCAACACCTTGAAGACCTTGGAGACCTTGAGTACCTTGTGGACCTATTCCACCATAATATGTTCCCAGAAGTTTTCCTTCAAGAACTTGCATTTCAAAAAATCCAGTCCATGTTGGAGTAGTTGATGATACAAAATATCTAAGATCAAATATTTCACCTTCAGAAACATCTAATGTTGCACTAACTCCTGTCGCACTACCATTACTATATCCAGCTCCAGATTCTGCTTCAATAAAAAATGCACTAGGACTAACTACATTACCATCCTTATATAATGCCCATTGATTACTTACCGAAGAAGATGGTCTGACACTTACTGTAAATTTTATTTTTGATACATTAGCAGGTATAGTATATCCATAATTTCCATTTGCAAAAGAATCCGTATCTATGTCTGTGGAAGCATAGCCTACAAATTTGGTCCAAGAACTAGTCGCAGTTAAATTAGCAGCGGTAAAACTTTGTCTAACACCTTTCCATAAAGATGTAGTTCCTATACCGATTCCACCTTGAATACCTTGAGCACCTTGAGTACCTTGATCTCCCTGAAGTCCTTGAACTCCTTGAGATCCTTGTGCTCCTTGTACTCCTTGATTACCAAAATTACCTTGGAGACCTTGATTTCCTTGTATTCCCTGGAATCCTTGAGTTCCTTGAGAACCAATTGAACCTTGAGCACCTTGAGTACCTTGATCTCCCTGAAGTCCTTGAGAACCTTGAAGACCTTGTATTCCTTGATCACCTTGAAGACCTTGAGTACCTTGAGTACCTTGTGATCCAACACCTTGAGTACCTTGGTTACCTTGCGATCCTTGTGATCCCTGAAGACCTTGGGTTCCTTGTGACCCTTGCAATCCAGCATCATAAGGAGTTGCCCAACTTACTCCAATTCCTGTTGAAATAAGTATAGATCCTGCAATACCAACATTATTGTAAATATCACGAATAGTACTATCAAATTTAATTGGTCCTCCAACAGACAATACAACTCCACTAGGAACTTGAGTAGAACCAATACCAACACCATAATTAAATAGCCAAGCATCTGCTGTTTCAGCACCATAAGTTCCCCCTTTAACCCACATAATTTGTTTATATGTGGTAGGTAAACTATTAATTCCGGATATTGGAAAATTAACTAATGGAGAACCTTCAGTAGAAGCAATTGCGATACCACCATGATTTGCTGACGTATCAGTTGAAACATCATTTCCAAAAGCATCTGTAGTAATACCAATTATAATATCTTTATCTTTTACTTTAAGTTCATTTACTGCAAGAAATGCCGTGGTTCCACCAATAGTAATGTTTCCATTAACAAAGAGATTATTCCCATCAAAAGTTAGATTATTTGAACCAGTAGGATTATTAGAAGCATCCTTATAAACAATCTGATTTGCAGAACCTACTACTGGACCAGCTACACCTTGATTACCTTGAGTTCCCTGGTCACCTTGCAATCCTTGAGTACCTTGTAATCCTTGAGAACCTTGAACACCTTGATTACTTAATCCTTGAATACCCTGATCACCTTGAACTCCTTGAGTACCTTGAGTGCCTTGAGTACCCTGATCACCTTGAAGTCCTTGAAGTCCTTGAGAACCCTGTGATCCAACACCCTGAGTACCTTGGAGTCCTTGAACTCCTTGAGTACCCTGATTACCTTGCAGTCCTTGAGTTCCTTGAGAACCTTCAAATCCCTGTAAACCTTGAGTACCTTGATCACCTTGCAATCCTTGAGTACCTTGCGATCCAACACCTTGAGTACCTTGAAGACCTTGAGTACCTTGTAATCCCTGAGAACCTTGAACACCTTGATTACTTAATCCTTGAACACCCTGTAAACCTTGAGTGCCTTGTAATCCTTGAGTACCCTGATTACCTTGCAATCCTTGCAATCCTTGAGTGCCCTGATTACCTTGTAGTCCTTGAGTACCTTGATTACCCTGCAATCCTTGAGTACCCTGCAATCCTTGTAAACCTTGATTACCCTGCGCTCCAACACCTTGAGTACCTTGTAATCCTTGAATTCCTTGATTACCTTGAAGACCTTGAAGACCTTGAAGACCTTGAAGACCTTGAAGACCTTGTAATCCTTGAGTACCTTGGAATCCTTGGGTTCCTTGATGACCTTGAGTACCTTGAATTCCCTGTAATCCTTGAGTACCTTGATCACCCTGCAGTCCTTGAGTACCTTGTGTTCCCTGAAGACCTTGTAATCCTTGAGTACCTTGAGTACCTTGAGTACCTACACCTTGAGTACCCTGAAGTCCTTGAGTACCCTGATCACCTTGTAAACCTTGTGTACCCTGTAATCCTTGAGTACCCTGATCACCTTGTAAACCTTGTGTACCCTGTAATCCTTGAGTACCCTGATCACCTTGTAAACCTTGAGTTCCCTGATTACCTTGTAGCCCTTGAGTACCCTGGGATCCAATACCTTGAGTACCTTGAGTACCTTGAGTACCTTGATCACCTTGAAGTCCTTGAGTACCTTGAAGACCTTGCAATCCTTGAGTTCCCTGAACTCCCCGATCACCTTGAAGACCTTGGTTACCTTGCGATCCTTGTGATCCTTGAGTTCCTTGAGTTCCTTGAGGACCTCTTACACTTCCAACATTATTCCATGTAGAACCATTATAAACCCATAAATTTCCAGTATTACTATCAATAACACCATCTCCACTTTGGGGTGGATACCAAGAGTTTCCAGAATCATTTAATTGTGTTTGCTCATTACCTGGAGTTAATGCCAAAGATCCTTTAATAGTAACAGAAGTACCATCAGTACCCTTTGGTCCAATAGGACCTTGAAGACCTTGAAATCCTTGAGAACCAATAGATCCTTGAAGACCTTGAGTTCCTTGTGAACCTTGAATACCCTGATCACCTTGAAGACCTTGGAATCCTTGAGAACCAATAGATCCTTGAAGACCTTGAAGACCTTGATTTCCTTGAGACCCAACTCCCTGAAGACCTTGATTTCCCTGAGAACCAGTTCCTTGGAGACCTTGGAGACCTTGAAATCCTTGAGATCCCTGAAGACCTTGAGTTCCTTGTAAACCTTGTAAACCTTGTAAACCTTGAATACCCTGAAGTCCTTGAGTGCCTTGTGATCCTTGTGATCCTTGAGAACCTTGGAGTCCTTGAGTACCTTGATCACCATGAAGACCTTGAGTTCCCTGAATACCTTGATCACCTTGGAGTCCTTGAAGACCTTGAATACCTTGAATACCCTGTAGTCCTTGGGTTCCCTGTAATCCTTGAGATCCCTGATCACCTTGAAGACCTTGGCTACCTTGTAATCCTTGAATACCTTGAATACCTTGATCACCTTGAAGTCCTTGGAATCCTTGAGAACCAATAGATCCTTGAAGTCCTTGGAATCCTTGAGAACCAATAGATCCTTGAAGTCCTTGAGTGCCTTGAGATCCTGTTGAACCAATACCAGAAGTTGTTGAAAAAGTTATTTTTTTAGGATCACTAGCTCTAGTTGTAATTGCGATTCCAGGACCAGCAACAAACTCAACAGTATCTTCACCAACTGCCTCAAGTGAAGTTTGCCCATCAACAGTCCAAGTTTTAAAAGTGCTTCCAAATTCAACAAAAACTTCACCGTTTCCAAGATCGGTAACTGCAAATCCAGTATTTTTATCAAATCTAATAGCACTTACATTTGTTATAGCATCAGTACTATTAATTCCAGCATATCCAGTTCTGGTACTAACAGTAAGTGATGACCCGACCCCAGTTAATTTTGATCCATCACCATAAAAACTAGTTGCACTTACAATCCCAGTATTACCATAAAGTGTAACACCAGCACCAACATTCATTATATTAGTATTACCATCAAGAGTAATACTTGAAGACCCAACTGTTAAAATACCAGAAATTCTTGCATTTCCAGTAACATCCAATTTTGATTTTGGAAGTGTAGAACCTATACCAACGTTTTGATTTAAGTCAATTCTTATAGCATCATTTTGTCCATTGGCACCTAGACCAAGTTGGACAGTTCCTTCCGCACGTACATTAGATACTAAATTTTCATGAGTAATTACAACATCACCTTCACCTCCTTTTACAAATCTTATATCTCCACCATCAACTTCTAGAACATATTGTTCAGCAGGAGTCAGAACACCAATACCAACTTGACCACTGTTTAAAATAGTAAATGCATTTGTATCATTACGTGATCCATGTTCAACAAGAAAAGCAGGACCAGTTCCAAGTTGTGTTACACGAAGAAGTTCTGTAGTTGTTACACCTTCAAAAATAACATCACCAGAAACATTAAGGAATGCTGGAGTTAATGTAGTACCAATACCAACTCCATTATTAGTAAATCTAACTTTCTCATTTTCTGCTAATGTTCCACCAGAAAATAATGAAAGATATGATGTAGTTTTTCCAACACCCAAAGATAGATTACCATCAGAAGCATATAAGTATCCATCAGTTGGTCCATTAATAGTCCAAGTATCAGTTCCAAATCCAGTATTATTAATTCCAAGATTTAAAAAGTTTAATTCATTATTACCATTATCTGCAGTAAAAACTAAATCAGATGATGAATTTGATCCAGAAAACGCATTACGAATATTGACTTGGGTAAATGAATTTACATTTCCACTAAAATCCGCAAGAACATTTGATAGATCTTGTGTTGATGATGTGTTATTAGTAACAGAAAGTGTATATTGAGCATTTGTAGTTCCAATACCAACATTAGAAGAGGTATTAATTCCTGTTGAATTTTTTTCCCAATATGTTTCACCAGCAATTCCAGGATCACCCTTAATTCCTTGTGAACCTTGAATTCCTTGAATACCTTGATCACCCTGAAGTCCTTGAGTACCTTGAAGACCTTGAGAACCCTGTAAACCTTGAGAACCTTGGAGTCCTTGAAGACCTTGAGAACTTTGGAGTCCTTGAAGACCTTGATAACCCTGAAGTCCTTGAGTTCCCTGAATACCTTGATCACCTTGAAGTCCTTGAGTGCCTTGTGATCCTTGAGAACCTTGGAGTCCTTGAAGACCTTGATAACCCTGAAGTCCTTGAGTACCTTGTGATCCTTGAGTTCCTTGTAAACCTTGAGTACCTTGATAACCCTGAAGTCCTTGAGTACCCTGCGATCCAACACCTTGAGTACCTTGTGATCCTTGAGTTCCTTGTAAACCTTGAGTACCCTGTGATCCAACACCTTGAGTACCTTGTGATCCTTGAGTTCCTTGTAAACCTTGAGTACCTTGTAAACCTTGAGTACCTTGATCACCCCGAAGTCCTTGGGCACCAAGTCCTTGAATCCCCTGATATCCCTGAAGACCTTGAGCTCCTTGATCTCCCTTACCAGCAAAACCTCCAGGTGTTCCCTGAACACCCTGATCACCAGATCCAGTAAATCCTTGAGTGCCTTGAATTCCTTGAGCACCAGAAGGTCCAGTAGCACTAGATACTACTTTAATAGCATTTTCCGGGCCAACTCTTACATTAGTAACATTTGATGGATTTACATTTACTCTAATATCAGGCATTCTAGAATACTCTTAGATTATGAGTATGTGCTTTATTAAAGTTATTTATCTAACCGGAAATAGTCTTTCTTTGCTTATAAGTAAACAAGTTCGTAGGAGGTTCTGGTTTCATCCAATCATTTATTTTTTCATATCTTTCTTCAGAAAAAAATTCTTGTGATAAGTACCACTGTTCCCAAGGGGTATGTGATTTATCTTGATTACAAGAATGACAACAACAGACTACATTTTTAGTAATGTCCTTTCCACCCTTTGATTGTGGAACTATGTGATCAATGGTTAAATTTTCTACAGATCCACAATAAGCACATTGATAATTCCATTGTTCTTTAATATGTTTTCTCCATATTCGTTTTGCTTCTCCAGAATTTGTCGCATAAAGATTAAACAAATAGTCTTGAGGCGAATGGAGAGGAACCATAAGTATCTGCGACTTATAATTATTTATTTCTACGAATAATAACTTTTATTAATTCATACAATGTTATAAAAATATAATGAAACTCATCATAATATGTTATGTCACTATCTCTTTCAAGAAGATTTTGAATTTTTTTTAGCACAAGCATCTCTCGCCCAAGCACGACTTAAATTATTTACATAAGAACAAGATTTTTTAGATTCCCCGCAGTGTGGACATTTAGCATCTGGGGGGTCTCCAACGTAACCCTCAGGTGTATACATCTTTTTCTTTTTGAGATTCTCTGCTTGTTTATGTTTACGATGGTTCATACCACCACAGGTTCTCCTTGACCTTCTGGAAGTTTAATTTGTGGCAGTTCATTAATTTTATCCACAATCCAATTGTCCTGATGCTCCTTATAACCAGTAGTATCAATCAAACTGGTTGGAAGTGCCTTTGGCATTTCTATATCAATCACAGGACTCATCAAAATCTTATTTCTTGTAATCGTTCGGTTTTGTGAATCAAAGGAAACCATTGTCAGTGCGTCCATCTCATCACCACAATCAACAATCTTTCTTCCAGTTCTTTTGTCAATCACTGAAAAATATTCTTCATTATACTTTTTCATCTTTTGATTTCTTTTCTTCATTATAAGGTACTTCTGGTTTTCTGTAAAGGTTTGGAAAAGTATCCCTTATAATTTCTGCGAGTTTATAAGGTGTCTCCGAACTAATCATTTGTATTTTTCAAGAGCATAGATTCCATTCTTCTCCACAATCGCAGAGCAGGTATCACACCAATCACCACAGCACATATAAAGAAGTTTATTAAAGTAACGAATGTTTGCGTGATGAATATGCCCACAGATTACACCATTATACTTCTTATATCTTTGCACACAATATGATGCAATATCAGTCTCATATTGATTGATGTATCTCTTTCCACGAATGGTATTCTTCAGAGCATACACCAATGAGAAACGAAAGAATCTTTCTAGAAACAAACTCAATGGTGTGATGAATTCATATCCCTTATTGAATATCAGTTGCTTCCAAGATCCAGAAGAATACTCTGAATACTTGTCTCCATGCACACAAAGAAATTTATTACCCTTCGAATCTTTATGTGTGTATTCATTTACCATTTTAAAATTCTTATGCTCAAAATCACAGTAACGACGAATCTGCCCTTCGTGATTTCCTAAAACATAAACGATTTCTGTGCCTTTCTTGGCAAGGTTTAAAATTTGATGAAGAGCTTCTGTATGATCTTTCTTCCAATGCGTATGATGCGTCTCCAAACAAGCAATGTCAATAATGTCTCCGACTAACACCAACTTCTTTGTTTTAAGTTGTTTTAAAAACTGTAAAAACTTTTTGATATTGCATCTGTTTGTTCCCAAATGTACATCAGAAATAAAAACTGTATCGTAAGTCATAATCAAAATCTTGATGGTTTATATTCCGTATCTTTGGTTAGGTTATCCAGCATTTCCCCATATTCTCTGAATCTTTTATCTCCTGCGATAAAACATCTCTGGCGCATCCACACAGCATCTACCAAAAGTTTAACTTGTTCTTCTGTGAAGGTTAGGGTTTTCATAGTTAAAGAGTAACTATTGTATGTATTAAAGTTCTTGTGTGAGGGACATCAGGAAAAGGAAGAATCCAAAGAGTTGGAAGAGTAGTAGGATGAGTAGCATTTTTATGAGTGCTTTTGTAAGTATTTAATCATTTCCTCCAGAAGATTTATATTATCTCCAACCTGTCCCAATACCATATTACAATTCCTACAAAGAAGTTGACGAACTTTACCAGTTTCGTGATCGTGGTCTACACAAAGTTTTTTCCATTTACCATCACCTTCACCTTTACAAATAGCACAAACACCTTTTTGTTCGTCAAACATCTGCTGATGTTCTTGGAGAGTTATACCATAGTTTCTTTTTAGGTCATTATTTCTTGTGCGTTCTGGATTATCTTGATGTCTTTTTCTAACCCTTGCTTTATCACATTCTTTGCAAGATGAATGACGAACCATATTCACTTTATTTCTCACATAAAAATCCGTAGCAAGTTTTTCCTTGCCACAGGTCATGCAGTTTCTATAAAGTTCGGAGTAAAGTTTAGTCATTCGTGTTTTCTTTCGTGCATAATTATTTATAAAAAAGGAACTCCGAAGAGTTCCTCCTAATTATATCAACCGATGGTTGGAGCAGTCAAGGCAACAGGAGTTGCTTCAACTGATGCAAGGTCAAGAGGGAAATTGTGGGCATTCTTATAAACCTCTTGAAATCTGGTATTACTACCAGGATTGGACTATATCATCACCATTTCTGGTGTCGGACGCTAACCCTGTTATTAAGGAAACTTTATTCCTCAGGTAGTCTCTGAACCTTTCTTAGATGTATCTAAGACTTGGCTGCTGATTGCCCACTTGGGGTTTCCAGCAATTCATCCGATTTAAAGAGCGCAATACCCAAATCTACGCTCATGCATAACTTCCATTCCGAGTCCAGCACGATTCAAGATGTCCGCCCAAGTGTTAATAACATGACCTTGACTATCTTGAATTGACTGATTGAAGTTGAAACCATTCAGGTTGAATGCCATGGTGCTCACACCAAGAGCAGCAAACCAGATGCCTACAACGGGCCAGGCAGCAAGGAAGAAGTGAAGACTACGAGAGTTGTTGAACGATGCATATTGGAAGATTAGACGACCAAAATAACCGTGAGCAGCAACGATGTTATAAGTCTCTTCTTCTTGACCGAACTTGTAACCGTAGTTCTGCGATTCAGTTTCAGTGGTTTCACGAACCAGTGAAGAAGTAACAAGAGAACCGTGCATAGCACTGAACAGAGAACCACCGAAGACACCAGCAACTCCAAGCATATGGAATGGGTGCATCAGGATATTGTGCTCTGCCTGGAACACAAACATATAGTTGAAAGTACCAGAGATACCAAGAGGCATCGCATCAGAGAATGAACCTTGTCCAAAAGGATATACTAGGAATACAGCAGATGCAGCAGCAACAGGAGCACTGTAAGCAACCATAATCCAAGGACGCATACCCAAACGATATGAGAGTTCCCATTCACGACCCATATAGCAATAGATGCCAATGAGGAAGTGGAACACAATCAGTTGGAAAGGTCCGCCATTATAAAGCCATTCATCAAGACTTGTTGCTTCCCAGATTGCGTAAAAATGCAATCCAATCGCATTAGAACTTGGAACAACGGCACCAGAGATGATGTTGTTTCCGTACATGAGTGAACCAGCAACAGGTTCACGAATGCCATCAATGTCCACTGGTGGGGCTGCAATGAAGGCGACGATGAAACATACAGTAGCAGCAAGCAATGTAGGAATCATCAGAGTTCCGAACCAACCGACATAAAGACGGTTGTTCGTTGAAGTAACCCACTGGCAAAATTGTTCCCAGAGGTTTTCGCCAGAACGGCGTGTAGCAATAGTAGCAGTCATTTTTCGTTAAAGGGTAAATAAAGTCCAGGGGGAACTGGATAGTATAGTATTTCCCACAACACCCTCCATTGTGGGTATGAGAGACTGTGTTTAACCTCCCCATAGGTCTCGGTTAGGTAGAGGAACAATGTTAAGAATTATGAGGATTTCTTAACATTTGTTTACCTATTTATCATAGCATTGTCAGGAAATCCTGTCAATAGGTCCAATTGCTCATCTGGCATACTCCTCAATTTTATCCAATACCTTGTTCAAATACTTGTGAGCAAGTCCCTTTGGGTCTGAAGTGTATCCGATATTTTCTTCGTATAATTCGTTTTTATACATCAACAATATTCTCTTTATTTCTTGCTTGGTCAGTTGTCCTCGTGGCATATACAAAAAAACTCTGCCTTATTTAGGGGCAGAGTTAAGAATCATTAAGTGTTATTTCAAAGGTGTGTTGATTTTCTAATACTCAAAAAATTCCCGGAATCACTTGCCCACTAGTGAGATATGCACCAACAGCGGCAACAAATCCTAGCATTGCAAGACGACCATTCAGGCGTTCTGCTTTTTCAGTAAAAATTTTTTCCATTAGTTTTCTCCTTTATAAGGGTGTTGTTGTTTAAGACTTGGATCTAGATTAGAAACCAGTTTTTCTTTGATAGGTTTAATTACAATAAACTTATCATTTTTGAGGGTGCCTGCGACTTTGACTTCTAGTTCTACATCTCGATCCCAACCAACCTCTTGAAGAGCAACTCCAAGTTGCCCAAGCATATTAGCACTCATCAATAAGTTTCAGCAAGTTTCTCCACAGCATAACCCAAAGTCACAAAAAAAGCAACAGTGGTTACTGTCCAAATAAGTTCAGTCATCAGAAGATTCCGAAGAAGAGTTTGCCAGTGAGAGCATAAGAAATAGCACCAGCAATAATGCCGACCATTGCCCAACGCCCATTATACCTCTCCTTTACTTGATTGGGAGTATCCATCCCGTAGTTTTCGTAGTACATAGTGGGTTCTTTTGCCCACATATTCTGTTGCCCACGATCATTAGTTGTTACAGTCATTGTAAATTCGTTAAGAATTGTTACACAATTATATAGCAAAAAGAAAGGGGTGTCAAGCCCCCCCTTTGTTTTAATATAAAAATATAAGTAAAATTACTTACTATTCACTTTCATATCCTGGTGGAAGTGTTCCATAATATGGATTATAATCAAATATTTTTTCCCAATTTTCAACATCTACCGCTTCATATTTCCAAAAATTCCAAAGACTATCATAAGTTTTTTTATGATAAGTATCAATATGGTCATCATGAATGGATGACCCAAGTTCAATTTTATAAAGAAATAATGGAATTGCAAAGGTGTTACCAGAATTATAAATCAAGTCATCTGCAACAGCACGTGGTTTTACCCCGTTATCAATTTTATACTTATCTCCACGTATATGAAGATTAACTAATTTTTGTGCATGATGACGAGTAATTAAATAACAAGCTGTTGAAAAATCATTTACAAATCTTCTATGAAGTGATATATGCACCGGAGTTGTACTAATAATTGCAAGTTGAACTACATCATATGCATATGGTATTTTTGAATAAAAATCTTTCCAAGTAAAAGGCCAATACTTAACAGTCTCTAAATCACAATCATCTTCCATTATTAATACACATGGATGATCAGTGTTTTCAAGAAAATGATGAATGGCTTTGAGATGTGAGGTTGTACACCCAACTTCACCAGATGACATCATATCTGGATAACGACCCTTTAAAATATCTCCAAGGTCTTTATCATCTCTTCCATCATATGCAGAAATACGAGTATAATTTTCTATTTCCCAGTATTTAAATTGTTCCTCCATATATTGTGCTCTTTCTGGCTGATCGTCCAGATTGATATAATAAATTGGGGGAATGCCTTTGAGTTTGTAAGAAGATTTATTTTTATCCATAATTTATAAATTTATAATATTTTCAAATATTGCATGATTAATCAAGTTACTTTCTTGAACTTTTTTAAAACAAAGTTTTCCTTTATTAATAAGCATTTGTTTATTTTGAATAATATCTTTAATCTGAGATATTTCATCAAAATAAACAAATAAATTTTCATTTTCTTTACAATACCAATCACTGAAAATTGATATCATATCAATTGATTTATTAGTTTGAAAGAATAAATAACGCTCTTGATATGTTCTATTTAACCACGCTAAACTTGGAAGTATAAAAGTTTTACCTAAGGACATATATTCCCACAGTGCTATTGTCCCCCATGCATAAGGAATATGTAAAACCGCAGAGCATGTTTCAATATCATATGGACCACAATATTCTTCATTGGGAATCCAATCTTTCTTACAATAAAAATCTATATCCAAATTATTTAATTCATCAAAAAGTGGATAAAATTCCTTTTCATTTTGATATGACATCACAAAAAGTTTTTGGTTATGGTCTTTTTTATTTTTAAAATTAAAATCTATCCTACTTCTTTTACCATAAGGAGTAAAAAAGAATTGTTTATTCTCGGGTATTTTTACAAAATTATTCAAGTAAACTTTTTCAAATTTGTTTGAATATAGAAAATAAATCCTATAATCATTTTTAACCCGATCTAAAAGATCATAATAACTTTGATCCGATTCAATTGCATAATTAAATCTATTAGTAACCCACAAAATAATTTTTGTATTTTTTGGTATAGATTCCAAATTTTCAAGAACTGGTCTTGAAAATGGAATTGTATCGGAAAAAATAAGAACATCAGAATTTAAAAAATCTTCATTATACAAATTCCACAATTCATCTGCCTTTTCTTTTGTAATGATATATTTTTCAGTTGGTCTTTCTTTTGGTAAAATAGTCTTTAATGATGCGTCATATTTTTTTAAAAAATTTTTTATATCACTAGCACATCCATCGTGCATTGAATAATGAAATATTTTCATAATTTATTATGAATTTTTTACAATCCACTCATAAAGATTCATTGTTGGTTCCCAACCAAAAGTCTCACGAAGTTTTTTATTATTAGCAAGACTGATTCGTGCTTCACCTGGACGAGGAGGAATATTGACAGTATTATTAGAAATTACTCTTGCGATTTGGTTCACTGAATAATTATTACCAGTTCCAACATTATATACCTGTCCAAAGGAATCAAAATCAACTTCTGTTGTTGCCGCCAAGATATTTGCCTGACATACATCACCAACATAAGTAAAATCCCTTCTCTGATTTCCATCACCAATAATCGTTAAAGGTTCATTATTAGATTTTTGTCTGAGGAAAATTCCAATTACTGGTGCATATTGACCACGAAGAGGTTGACGCTCACCATAAACATTAAAGTATCTAAAAATTACAGTAGGAAGTCCATACAATTTAGTATACATCCTGCACAACTTTTCACCAGAAACTTTAGAAACAGAATAAGGATTCAAACAATCTTCATATTGTGTTTCTATATTTGGAGTTTCATTCATACCATAAGCAGATGATGTTGACGAATACATCACTCTTTTTACACCAGCTTCTCTTGCACACTGTAACACTGTACAAGTTCCAACTGCATTGATACTTACAGCTTCAATTGGATTTAAAATTGCTGGTTGAATACGTGCTTCTGCAGCAAAATGAAATACATAGTCTACATCATCATACAGAGATCGTGTATTTTCATAGTCACGAATATCATACTTATAATTTTGCGCTTTCTCATTCCAATAAAAATGATCATGAGCATCAGAATACTCATTGTCAATAACGACAACTTCATGACCAAGTTCTAGAAGTCTATCGACAAGATTAGAACCAATAAATCCCGCACCACCTGTAACTAAACTTTTCATTTACATTATCCTCGTTGGTAAATAGTATCCTGGAATTCCATTTACATCTCTCATTTCGATAAGAGGTTTGATTGGAGATTTGAATTCCGAATTGAGTTTATAATAATTTTCATCTGACTTCAAAATGTTATTGAATAAGGACTCAGATTTTTCCTTATCAATTGAAACTTCACTCAGTTTTCCAGACGTTACTGCACTCCAATCATATTGTCTAAAGAGAGGTTCATCATAACTGTAAACATTATAAAACTTATGGATTTCTGCAAATCCAATATCAAGATGACCTTCTACTTCATAACCATAATGATAAGATATCCTTTTACAAATGTCAACATACTGTTGTGACAAATACATAATTGCATGAGTTGCAAGCATGTTGTAAACTCTTACAATCTCATCATTTACACTTTGATAATGGACATAAGGTCCAGAATGATTGAGATACCTACCCCAATGTGAAATTCCAAGATAGAGAGCATCGGCATCATCTGGAATTTCGATTTCATTTACAAAGTCTTTATTGAGAGCACAATCATCTTCAATAATGATAAAAGGAGGTTTTGTGTCCTTTAAAACTTCATAGTGGGATCTTGCACATCCAATAATTCTGCCCTTTTCGTGTTTTATGGCAGAAACTCTATTGACATATTTGAATCCAATACATTTAAGCATCGATTCAGTATTTTTTCTTTTTTGATCTTCATCATCCAAATTTACATAATAAATTGGAATATCAAGTAAATTTAATTTCATAAAACGGATAAAATACTTTCAACTCGATTAATATAAGTGTGGTGTTGTTTTATATAATTCATGTTATCTCTTAAAATTTCTTTAGTAGCTTTTTTACTATCTTGTTCTGTCTGATAGTACAAATCAGTAAGGTTAGAATTCACAGTTATTCTATCACCAAAAAATTTAGAAATTTTTTCAGAATTCGACCCAACCCAACAACCATAACTCATTGTTTTGAATATTCTACAAGGAACATATCCATTATCAAGATGACACTTCGGTCTAATGTCAAAATTCAAATAAGATTCTTTAGTAAGTTCCATCATCTCACCATTACTTGTAAATCCAGATGTTGTAGTTTTACTTCTTGTCCCCGTATATCCACCATAATTAATAAATTTCTTATTATTGGATTTTACAGTTTCAATTAAATCCTTTGAATACTCATACGTGATTGATCCAATATAATTTACATTGTTTTTTGTCGAATCAAATAAAACTTCCACTTGTTCATCAATTTCACTAGAGGTCAGATCAGATGCCCACATAATAACAGCAGTATTGGTTTCACTATCAAACCACGAGAAATCATTTAATTTACTTATATTTTCATTCCAATTATAATTTTCATGATAAACTAAAAGATTATAAACATTTTCTTGTTCAAACTTATTTTGCTTATAAAAACCATCTTCAATATTATGAATAAAATATTTTGATGTTTTTTCAAAAGGCATATATTTGCAACAGTTATGTTCAGTAATAACTATCGAATCTTGCAAATCTTCATTTGAATATTCTGGAGAATCGTCATACCAAACAACATCATAATCCATTTCAGAAAAAGCTTTTGCAAATCCTAAATGAATATAAGAATGTGTATGAGTATCAGGAGGATAACCCCAAATAACAACTTTTTTAATCATTTTCTAACTTCCGAGTGATTTTTTTCAAGAGCAACAATCTTAGGTTCAAAAGGAACATTCCATCCATCAGGATTGAATCTAACTGCTTCAGGATAACAATATGATGGGTTTAATTCCAATGATGGTGGATTATCAATTAAATAACGATTCATATGAGATTCGTCATGCCAAACTGCAATCAGACCATTTTTAAAATCTTTTTCAATATTAGAAACAATAGTTTCCGTCATCTTCAAAAAATGTTCTGTTTTTCCACCATTAAATCCTCCAGCATAATACATCTTTCCTTCACCAAAAGGAACATATGCAGTTGACTCTGAACGACGCTCATATGAAAATTCTTGATTGGTCTTAAACCAAAAACCAGGATGCTGAGTTGCAACAAGATCTCCTAAAATTTCATCCCCAACTTTACCCTCAATTCGCATATCTACATCCATATAGAAGCAGTAATCAAACTGAGAGATATATTCCTTTTCTTTTAGAAAATAATGATATCTTTTTAAAGTGGGAATGGGCCACTGCTCATGTTCTATTTGAGAAATTTTTACATTATCAGAGGTCTCTTCAATTTCATGATTAGTAAAAACTAATGCAGAGATGTCATGACCGTTTAAAAAATTCTCTTCGATAGAATCGAGAAGAGGTTCAACAAACTGAATATATTTGTTTGTCGCAATGTTCAGAATACAAATTTTCATAAATTCAAACCAAAATAGAAAACATTGTTTTTAATCTACTAACATATGTATGATGATCCCTAACGAAGTCCATAGCACTTCTCATTTTTTCATAAGTACAATTTCTAGAATCTTCAACCAACTTATGATACAAAGTTTCTAAGTCAGAATCTGTAGTGTAGTAGTCTCCAAAAACATCTGCAATTGCAGGAACATTAGATCCACTCCACTTACCATAACTAATATTTTTAAATAAACGACAAGGATAATATCTTACATGCTCATAAAGATGAGCAGTATCTCTAATATCAAAAGAAATATAAGAATTTCTAACTATTTCTATATTTTGTTCTATAGTTAAAGGAGTTCCATAATCAATCGCAAACCATCCACCTGCTCTTGTAAAATATTTACCATTTGAATTACATATTCTTTCAAAGTTTAAATTATTTTCTCCGTGAATTGTTCCAACGAAATAAATGTTATTTAAACTTTCGTCATGCAATTTAGGTTCTAAAGAGTTAATTTCTGAAGGAAGAAGATCTGTACCCCAAATAGTAATTAAAGTATTTGTTTTTTTATGGAAAAAATGTTTTGTACCGATTTCTACTAACTCTTCTTCTGGAGGCCAATTCCAACTGTCTCCAAAAAATGCAAAGTTATAATAATTTGGGTGCTCTGGTCTATTTTTATTTTCAAAAGGTTCGTCCGAAAAATGATCATAATATACACAATCTTCTAAGATTGGCATATTATTTCTAGCACGATGTTCCGTAATAAAAATTGAATTTGAAAAATCAAATGAAGAAACATCATCATTATCATCAAACCAATGGGTATCAAAACCAATATATTTTGATGCCCTATGATAGGCATTTTGAATATAAAAATATGTATCGCTTGGGAATTTATGCCCCCAGATAATTACTTTTCTATTATTCATTTTATTGTATAAGGATAAAACTGTGAGGGATTAATATTCATACATGCTGTAGTTTGATATGAAGTAAGAAGATTCCTAGTTCCAATAGGATGATCTACTTGATAGAACATTGGTCTATTAAAACAATAGACATTAAACCATCTTTGTATTTCTGCAAATCCAACATCTTGATAGTTTTTGATTACATATCCCGCATGATATGCAATTCTAACACACATTTCTCTATAAATTTCAGACAAATATAATACTGCATGTCCACCAAGCATATTATATATTCTCAATAAATTATTATGATCTTCATTGAGATCATATTGATTATAAAATCCATTATGGCTATTCATCCTTCCCCAGTCAGAGACACCCAAATAAACTGCATCAGCATTATCAGGAATTTCAATTTCTAAATTATAGTCATCATAAGCAATTCCACAATCATCTTCAAAAAGAATAAATGGAGTCTTAAAATTACAAAGTGCTTTATGATGTGCTTTAGAACAACCAGCAACAGAATTTTCAGAATCTAAAACACCTTCAACTCTATTGATATTTTTAAATCCCATTCCATTTAACATTGAATACATACTTTCATTTTTTTCAGTATGCTTTTCCAAGTTCATGTATACTGCTGGAACTTCTCTAAGATCTAATTTCATCTGAAAACCCTATAATCAAAATTAAACGATTCTATTGAATTTAAAATATTCGAATCAAGTAAACTATTAAAATATCTGGCACTATGACGTTCTCCACATCCATCTCCACCACCTCTTTGTTTTTCTATATTATTTTGTTCTAAAAACATAGCATTAGTAATATAAAATACATCCTTTGTAGATGCCCATACCATTTCATTTACATGATCTCCTTTGTATGGAGCGTTGTACCAATAATAATCATTAACAAGTAATGACTTTTTATTTTGCATTTCGTTTATTTTATCTTTTGACGGAAAATCATTAATAATAATATCTGGTCTTATTCTTACATAAAAATCATAGTCTAAGTTGAAATATTTTTCAACTACTTTGTATGTTTTATAATACTGCGAAGAAAGAGATTTTTGATAATCAAACGGACTTTCTTCCATAATTTCTCTCATCAATTCAATAGACTCAATTTCACCATCAACTTTACTTGCACCACATTCAATAAAATATTCATCAATAATATTTTTTGTTAATTCTGGTGGATTATAAGATTCGACAAAAAAATGCCAAGGATCATTTATCTTATTATATCTAACTAAATCATCCCATAATGAATAAAAAATATCTATTTGACATTCTCCGACTTTGTTTTTTATGAGTTTTAAATTATCAGAGAATTTATAAAATAATGTTCTAGGATAACCAGAAACAAACAATGATATTTTCATAAACTTTCAAGTACAGTTTCAATCATAGTATTTAATCCCACTTCTCTTTCTTTACTTGTCATTTCCCCACCATTAAGTAAATGATCAGAAACAGTATTAACTGATAATGCTTTATTTCCTGTCCTCATTGCAAGACTATAAAGAACATGAGTTTCCATATCGACTGCCAAAATACCAAGATCAACAAATGGTTTATACCAATTACTATTTGGATGATAAAAATAATCATTCGATAATATTTGCCCTACAGTTGCTGATGGATTTATGTTCATATATTTTTTCAATAGAGAATAATCACAGCACGGAGAAAGATTAAATCCAGGAACAATATTTTGAGTCATAGAACTATCAGTAGAAGCACTCATAGCAACCACAATATCCCCAACACTTAATTTTTTAGATATTCCACCACAACTTCCAACTCTAATAATACTTTTTACATTATAATAAGAATAAAGTTCGTAAGCATATATTGCCAAACTAGGTTGACCCATTCCACTTGCCTGAACTGATACTATTTTCCCTTTGTAAGATCCAGTATATCCTAAACAATTTCTAACAGAATTTACTTGTACAACATTATCAAGATATTCGGAAATGTATTTTGCTCTTAGTGGATCACCAGGCATTAATACTGTTTCTGCGTAATCTTCTAATTTTGCTTCAATATGTGGGGTCATTTGGTATTAACTGATAAATATCTTTCCAATTTTTAACTCGGAGTCCTTGCCACTCCTTATTATAATCATTATCCATTATAACACTTATTAGTCCTGCTTTCAATCCCGACTCAGCATTTTTAACAGAATCTTCAATCCAATAATATTCTTTTCCAGAATATCTGTCTATTAAATATTTTTCTTTACCTATATTATAATCCAAACCACAATCAATAAAATCAAATACATTTCCAAAAAGATGAAATAAATTTTTTTCTCTAAGTCTTTGAGCGTACTTATCTTTGTCTAGAGAACTTATAACTTCAAATTTCCATCCTAATCTATGTAACTTAGTTACATATTCAACAGCATCTTTATAAGCAGGGATAAATCCAACACATCCAGACTCATTAAATTTTTTAATTTGTCTAGACGCTTCATCTTCAGTTATTCCATATCTTAACGCTTGCCCATAATGTTGATTAGTGTTTTGTATTCTCTGATATCCATGCTCACCCATCCAAACATCAAATGCATATGCCCAATCTAAAAGTACACCATCACAATCAACAATTATTTTTTTATCCATTTTTTTCTGAAATGAATTTATAGATTTGTTCCCAAGTTCCAAGATCGATATATTCGTCAACTTCGATTGCCTTTGAATTATATATTGGTGTATTTTTAATCTCATCAACTAATAATCTATGATTAAGAGTTGACTTTTCCATAAATTCTATACAGGAATCAAAAACTCTTTTTCTAAATGCAAAAGCACACCAAAAAGAATTAAATCTATCAAGATTTTCTTGTGGTTTATCTTCATAATCAAGAACTAAATTATCTTCAGAAATTATAAGTGCTCCTTTTGTCCTTAGCATATCATGAAATTTTTCTCTTTTAAAAAAGAAAGTAAATCCAGTTTCATTTAAACTAGTATTTACTAATTCAAGAATATCTTCAGATGTTTTCATTTTCAAGAAAGTATCTGGAAGAAGAACTAAATTTTTCTCACCAAAAAGATGTTTAGCACTTTTGATAGATCCAGTATATTCGGTTTCAGTTGGATTAAAATATGTAAATGAAATATTAAATCTATGCTTATAACGACTTAAGTACTTAATAATTTCAGTCTTATTTTCATTTAAAGTAATAACAAACTGAACATCTCTACGTCCATAGTTTGAAAATAAATCAAAACTATAATCAATTAACGATTTATGTTTTTCTATTGAAAAAACTTCTTTTGGAAATGGGAGAGATAAACGAGTTCCTTCTCCAGCACAAGGAAGTATAACAGTGAGATCAGACATCAAATAATCTCCCATCCTTGTCGATGCAAATCTTTAATATCTTTTGTTTTTTTTAATTCATCACCAAACCAATCACTAGGAGCAACTGTCTTCTTACTTTTAGCAAGGTAAGAACCCCACCAACTATAAGAACTATTAGCAATTATATGATAAGTACACATTGTCATTAAGCAAAGATCAATCCCAGTGTTTTTAGTATCTGATATAAAAAATCTATCAGACTCAAATATCTTTTGTTGATAGCACCACTCAGGATCATCAGAAAAAATACAAACAGGAATATCTTCATCAAAGTTTTTTAATGCACTTTCATAATAATTTAGAGTTTGTAATGGATGATTTGGATTAATTACATAATCACCTCTACGAATATGTAATGAAATTACTTCTTTATTTGAAAACAACTGATCAAAACAATCTTTAGAAATCTCTTGTATTTGATCTTTAAAAGTAAAATCTTTTCTAATCTCTTCTTCTATATGTTCAAAATATTTTTCACATTGATAATATCCAAATAGGTCAACATTATCTGGACAATTAGTAAATAACTCAGTGTCAAAACTAAACATTCTTTCAGGTAATCTCGGAAAATTACCTAGAGACATATTATTATTTTCTTCAATATGAAATAAATCATACATAATCAAATCTGATGACTTTACATTGTCATCATTTACACCAAAGTATTCGCGTGGAGGAATACAAAAATCATATCCACGATTCCTAGATATACCTTTTAATGATGCAAATTGGAACATTTGATTTCCAATTCTTCCCAAATTACCAATACTATTAAATGATAACATTTTTTTTATACCAATTATAAGCGGATTGAACACCTTCACGAAGAGTAATTTCTGGTTTCCATCCAAGAGATTTAATTTTATCCACGTATAGAGGTCTCTTGATAGTACCGTTGGGTTTTGTAGTATCCCAAGAAATTTTACCAGAATAACCAACTACTTCAGAAACAATTTCTGCAGTTTCTTTGATCGATACTTCCTCACCAGTACTGACATTCATAACATCATATTCACTGAGATTCTGCATAGCGATTAAACACGCTTCTGCCAAATCATCAGAATACAAAAACTCTCTCTTAGGACTTCCATCTCCCCAACAGATAACCTCATCTAAATTATTATCTTTAGCGTGAGAAAACTTTCGTATCATAGAAGCCATTACGTGACTGTTTTCTGGATGATAGTTGTCTCCAGGTCCGTAAAGATTTGTAGGCATTAGAGAAATTGTATTAAACCCATACTGCTTTTTATATGCCTGGCACATTTTGATTCCAGAGATTTTAGCAACCGCATATGCTTCATTAGTTGGTTCTAAAAATCCTGTGAGAAGACAATCCTCAACAATAGGCAAAGGAGCAAACTTTGGATAAATGCAGACTGAACCCAAAAACAAAAACTTCTTGACTCCAGACCTATATGCACTATCAATTAAATTTGTTTGGATTGTTAAGTTATCATAGATAAAATCTGCAGAATAAGTATCGTTGGCATGTATTCCACCAACTTTTGCCGCAGCATCAAAGACATACTCTGGTTTTTCTTGTTCGAAGAAGTCCCTTACATTACTTTGACTTCTAAGATCAAGTTCACTTTTAGATTTAGTAATGACATTAGTAAATCCATTTTTTAATAACGCTCTAACAATTGCAGAACCAGCAAGTCCTTTATGTCCCGCAACAAATATTTTAGAATCACTGTCCATAAATGCACATATCCTCAACTAATTGATTAAATGAAATTTTAGGTTCCCAACCTAATTTTTCTTTTGCCTTAGTGGCATCACCTAATAAGGTTTCTACTTCAGCAGGTCTAAAATATTTAGGACTCACTTTGACAACGGTTCTTTTAGTAAGTTTATCAATACCAACTTCTTCAATACCTTCACCTTCCCAAGCAATTTTCATTCCAAAGTAAGGTGCTGCCTCTTCAACAAACTGTCTCACAGAGTATTGATTTCCCGTAGCAATCACATAATCATCTGGTTCATCTTGTTGAAGCATTAACCACATTGCTTCTACAAAGTCCTTAGCGTGTCCCCAGTCACGCTTTGCATTCAGATTCCCGAGATATAATACATCTTGTTGGCCAACTGAAATGCGTGATAATCCGCGAGTGATTTTTCTTGTGACAAAAGTTTCTCCTCTTCTAGGGGATTCGTGATTGAAAAGAATTCCAGAACTTGCATGTAATCCATAAGATTCTCTGTAGTTTTTGACGATCCAGTATCCATAAACTTTTGCAACTCCATAAGGTGAGCGAGGATAAAAAGGTGTTGTTTCTGATTGTGGGATTTCTTGAACCTTACCAAACATCTCAGACGTAGATGCCTGATAAATTCTTGTTTTGTTCTCCATTCCCAAAAGACGAACCGCTTCAAGAACACGAAGAGTTCCCAATCCATCAGTTTGTCCCGTATACTCAGGCATCTCAAAAGAGACTTTAACGTGACTCTGAGCACCTAAATTATAAATCTCATCTGGTTGAACTTGTTGAATAACTCTTACGAGATTTGTAGAATCAGTAAGATCTCCATAATGAAGTTTAATCTGATCGTAAATATGATCAATTCTATGTGTATTAATTAATGAAGCACGACGAATAATTCCATGAACTTCATAACCTTTTTCCAATAAAAGTTCCGCAAGATATGATCCATCTTGTCCGGTAATACCAGTAATTAATGCAGTTTTCATAATTTTATATTAAACATCATAGTTTGATCTAGTCATTAGTAAAATTTTATCATTATCATAATCAATCAAATTTTTATTATTATGATTAAATTCTATAAAAGAAATTTCATCATAATACTTATCATGACCATAATTTTTTATTTCATCAATATATAACTGTTCAGAATTATTTTTATCAATATCTTCAACTATTAAAAGAGATCCAGGTAATAAGTATTGAACACATCCTCTAATTAATCTAATTTGATCCCAAAACAAATGACTAGCATCATCTATTAATATATCAAATTTGACATTAGATTTTACAAATGACTCTTTGATTGATTCTTCAAAAGTTGTATGCATATAATCATAAAATACATTATTTAAATTATTTCTTTTACCATTTTCAATATGACCATTATGCCCATCCCAAGCATATATGGTTGCATTTAAAAAATATTCTCTCCACATTTTAATTGATGAATTATGTAATATTCCAATTTCTCCAAAATTTATTTTTTGATATCTATACTTTGAAAATAAAATAGAATAGAAAGGTGTATAAGAATGCCTATAATATTTTTCAGTCAAATCATTATACGGAGACTTATCAGTTCCATACTTTGCTCCTATTTTACAAAGATCAGTTTTATTATCAAAACTATTTACATAAAATTTATTAATAATCATAAAGAGATATATGTACAATATAATTATACTAAAAAAGATGGGTTTATGCAACCCACCCTTATAACTCAGTCTCGCCACCAATTCATAGGGTCATATTGACTCCACCAGTATAAGTTTTAAGTCATTCCAGGACTCAAAAAAAGTTGGGTTAACTTTGATATCTCGGTAATACCAAAGAATGCACATAAAAATAGCACATCCCAAAGTTTAAGTTTAATGGCAAAAGGTACTGTTAGAAATCCTCCAATAACTTTAACCAGCAAACCATATTTAAAATCTCCCCACAACATAGTTTGATAACCAATTATGAGAAGAAAGTTCCCAAGATACCTCAGGATACTAGATTTAGACATAAGGGGTTTGCTCCCGACCAGTGCGCTTTTATAGTCATCCCGAGACTATTTAATCATCGTCTCTTACATAACAAGGTACTCTGTCTGGGTCAAGCCAACGCGCATATTCAAAATCTTCCATTGCAGTAGAACATTGTAGACTATTATCAAAAAAATAAATGTCATTCCAGCGTTTGGTGTAATGATTTTGCTTTTGCAGACGATAATCGGGTTTACCGTTTATCTCAAGAATACCTGCTTCAATAAAACGGTATCCCTCACGTTCCAGAAGAACTTTAGTTTTCATATCAATTCAAGTAGATATAATCTGGATGATGTTCTTTAAAAGAATTAACTTGTTCTTCGGTTTTAAAAAACTTACTAAGAACAACATTTTTATGTTCTTTGAACTGATACTTTACTTTGATTAGTTTTTCTATCATGCAACCTCAATAGATTCAAGATCTTGATCGATGTACTCCATAAGCATTTCGTAATCATCAAGAGGATCACCAGAAAATACCACTCCTTCATTTTCGTAGAAGCGACGAACCTTTTTATAAAGTTTCGGATTCTTTACATCAAGGTAGATTTCCCCGTTAGCGGCAAGACGAAGAGTGCTAACATCTTTTTTGAATTTTTGAATCAGAGACATTGTTTTGAATGTTGACTTATGTATTATAAGGTATTTAATTTTTTATGTCAAGTGTGCCAGTGAAGAAACTGGCGATCGGGGTGATAGGATTCGAACCTACGACCTCCCGCTCCCAAAGCGGATGCGCTACCAAACTGCGCTACACCCCGTAATGTTTATGGAAGTAATTATACTCCCATAAACGTGAATTGTCAATCTACATTATCCAGCAGTAAAAGTAATTGTACCATTCTGTCCATGAAATAATGGATACGGAGGATCATAATTATAAACTACTGTCCATTTATTATTTGAAAGACTATAAGTTCCAGTACTAATCAATGTACTCCATGTTGCACCAGAATTAATTGCAGTATATAATCCCTCAGACCAAATATCAAAACTATAGCCAGAAGATGGAAACTGTTCTCCAGGAAAGGCAATACTTCTCCAAGTAACATAAGTTCTACCTACATTAGTACCTGGATTATCAGGATACATTTCAAACTGAGTTGGAGTAAAAGAAAATAATCCAGTACCAGCTCCAATAGCACTAATTGAATTATAATCGCTTACAGTACTAGATAAGCTACTTACTTCAAAATATCCAGTCCAGCTATCTTTTACTGAGTTAGTAATAGTATAATTAACGGTTGCCATAAATTTTTAATTAAATTATTTTTGTTTATTATTATGTATAATCATTATACCTATGATAGGTGGAATAATTAATCCACCTCCACATAGTCCTATCCATACTGGATTTGATGCAAGTAGTTCTACTATATGAAAAATCATACTCCTCTCCAATTCTTATATTCATAATGAAAGTATTGATCTACACTATCGTCTAGTGGAGCATTTATATCCCACTCAGACCACTCTTTGCAAAATTGTTTGATACTTTCATCATTCAAAACTCTTCTGCCATAAGACCTCACAAAGCAAGTCATAGCAAAATTATATCTTTGCTTAGTGTGGGTAAGCATTAGTTAATCCCCAACAGATAAACAATATAATTGAAGAAAAAAGTAAAATTGAAGATATAACAGTTTTAATCATCTTCCTCGTCTTCGTAAGTAGATGGTTCTTCAAATAATTCTTGCATTTTTAGTTTTTGTATAAGATCATAAAGTTCTTTATAATCTTCTTCTAACATAGTTAATTTAACGTGAATTTTAAAAACGGTAATAATGGTGGAATAACACCTACCAGTCGGAGGAGTCCCTCAGCAAATAAAGCAAGAACCACCCAACCGATGCACATACTAATGATAGAAGCATTACGATTGTGTCGTCGTATTGCTGCATCAATCATCCCCTGAACTTCATAACGACTTACCAATTCATCTTGAGGTTTCACCACTTCTCATCTCCAAGAAATTTTGCCAAAGGATCTTTTCTGGTTTTTACAATTTCAACTGCTCTTTTATAGAACATATTGTTAGTGTTACCAGAAGATTCGAATGTCTCCTTGATCTTCACCCAGTTCTCATAGGTGTGCTGATCCATAAGGTTTTAAGTTGAATACTACTAGTTATACTAATCGATAGTTTCAACTTGTCAAGTTTGTGTTGATACTCAAATATAGATTAAAAAAATCTAAAATTTTGTAATATTTGTAACGGAGAGTAGGCGAATCGAACGCCTAAGGGCTTTAACACCTCGACTGTTTTCAAGACAGCTACCGTCACCTATCGGTTTGACTCTCCAATAAAGTCCTCAACGGACTTCAAAATCAAGTCTTCTTACTTTACGTTGCCTTCTTGCTTCCTGAAAAGCAAGGTCTTCGTTAGTGAGAACACCAGACTTTGATTTTCTATGATAAGAGTTTAGCATAACTATGTTGTCCAAGTCAACTGCCGAAATCTTATCTCCACGAATAGTTGCCATATTTGGACAACCACAAGTCACAGTTTTCGTTGGATGCCCTTCTAACTCCTTTCCACAGGAGCGACATCTGATTCTTAAATTTTCCATCGTATTTCATTCAGTAAAAGATCTTAACATCCAGATAAATTTTCCGTGTGATTCATTCAAATCATCAACAAGATTTGTAGTGCCTCTTGATTTTTGCAATTCTGCTTCTTCGGCAACTTGTTTAAAAAGACCAACCAAAGTTTCGTTATCAGCAATCAAGTCTTTTACCATTCCCACATCATCAAGCTTGTTATTTGCTTCGAGAACGTGAGAAACTTCAGTAATTCTTGTGAGAGTGCTAACAGGTTTAATTTTCAGGTATCTCATGTGCTCTGTGAGCCGATCAATCTCTTCAAACATTTCTTCGTATTGTTTACCGAAGACTTTATGAAACTGATAAAACTCCGAACCCACCACATTCCAGTGATAGACCCAAGTTTTCTGAAACAACATAAAAAGAGTTGCTTGAGTATCAGAAAGTAATTTATATAACTTTTCCATTATACCAGTTTTTTAGGTATTTATAAAAGTGCCCGATATAGGTTCCGCCCCTACCGCTGCCTGCTTGTAAGGCAGGTCCCTTCACTAGCTGGGTCATCGGGCATAAAAAGTCAAAACTGACCCATAAGATATTCTACTGTATTAGCCACATCATTCATGGCATCTCGTAGATTTTCTCTCTGTCCAGACTCTTGTTTTACTATTGGTCGATGATCATCAATCAGAGTCCAACGCCAAAGATTCATATCTTTACAGTACCAGAGATTAATTTTCATTTTTAAAATGCTCTAGTTCAATCCAGCGAAGAAGAGTATTAAACACCGTAATAGATGCTTGAGTGCAATTATCTTCTTTTAATTTATCAATATAATACTCAAGTGCTTCAATGACCATTTCACGGTCCATTTGAGAAATGAGAGACATAAACCTCCTGATTCAATACCTATTATACTAAAAAGGGGAGTCGTTGTCAACTCCCCCCAATTTACACTACGTATTAAAATATCAGAACTTAATGCCCAAACCAGTAGTGAATACGGGTGAATAAGTTCCGTTAGTAACACCATAGCTATTAGAAGCATTGGTGGTAGGGAACTTGAGATCAGCAAAACCAACCAGAGAGTTAGTGATACGACCTTCGACACCAAGAGCAAGAACAACTTGACCACGATTGCCAACAGCAGACTGGAAGTTAGCAGCAGTGTTGTTTACGAAGGGGATCTGATAACCAACACCAGTGTAGACGTTAGCACGGCTCGCACCAGACTTGGCACGAGAGATGCTCCAGTCATAAGACACCAGAGCACCACCACCAGAACCCAACTGACCAGCAGGAGTGCCTACGAAGCTAGCATAAGGACGAACCGAAACAGCATTCAGATTGGTGAAGTTCTTCACGGCATAACGTGCCTGAACGGTAGCACCGGAGATGGTACGCTGAGCACTGAAACCGTTACCAGCAGTGCCTTGCTGATTGAGAAGAACGCCAACACCAACATAGTTACCAACACCTTGAGCTTTTTGAGCAGTGGCAACTTCGAGAGCGGACACGCGAGTATTGGTAACAGCGAGTTCTTTGGCAAATTCAGCACGAAGAGCAGAAGCAAGAGCAGCATCAGCAGCACTTTGATACTCACTAATGCGATCAAGACAAGCATTAGTCAGAGTAGCAAGTTCGGCACGAGTTGCAGGTTGACCTGGACGGAAAGTGCCATTAGGATAACCAGCAACACAACCGTAACGCTCTACCAAATTAGTGATTGCTTGATAAGACCACTGAGTAGGTTGAACATCACTCAGTTGCTTAACGCTAGTGACTTGCGCCATCGCAGGCGCAACCAAAGAAGTCGTAGCAACTACACTAGCAGTAATAATATTTTGAAAAGTCATATTGTATTAAGATTTACAACTACGAGTATTATTTAGTATCCCCATGATTTTGGGGAAAGCGGAGTATCGGATTCGAACCGACGACATCTAACTTGGAAGGATAGCGTTCTACCACTGAACTAACTCCGCAAAATGGGAGATTTGACTCTCCCAGCACTTCACTTCACACGGACATATGAAGTATAAGACATAATGGGTATTATGTCAAGCCCCCGACTGGATTTGAACCAGCGACCAACGGTTTACAAAACCGTTGCTCTACCACTGAGCTACAAGGGCAAATGGGTATCGAGTGCCCGACACCCGCAGAAGACACTTTCTGCAACTGGCGGGGGTGATCAAATCCCCGACCTAACAAGGTTAGGATTTAGAAAGGAAGACCCAGACATTTCCAGACCTTCCAATATCTATATATTATCATATTCTCAAACAGATGTCAATAGTCCTCGTTTCTGCAATCTTTTTCTAACCGCATTATCACTAACTCCAAACATTCTACCAGTTCCTCGATAACCATATTCATCAACTAACTTTTGTAGTTCTTGATTATTTGGCCACTTGGCAACTTCTTTATTTTTATTAGAACATTTTATTGAGCAAAATAGATGATTAACTGTTGTTAGTTTTCCACACTCTTTACAAGGATGTTTTGGTTTTTCTGGTACAGGTTTATTAGAAAAACTTTCATCAAATTTTAATATATTATCGGGAATTTGTGTAACGCCAGAATGAACTTCACGATGGCAATTAGAGCACAAACAAACACACTTTTTAAGTTCTTCAACAAATATTTGTCGATTTGCTACTGATGCTGTTAAGGTAAAATCTTTTTGTGTAGGATCAATATGATGAAAATCCAATGCTTCAACACATTTATTATATCCACAAATACCACACTTACCACCAAATGCTTCAACTGCCCATCTTTTTCTTCTTTGACGAAATTCAACTACTGCTTTACTAGACACTCTAACCTCCAACTTTATTATTATTTATAATATTTTAAAGGTTAGAAACTCCACACCTAGGTACTGCCCCTAGCTATCTCCGTTTAACAGACGGGCCCGTTCGCTTGCTCGGTCGTGTGGAATATAAGGAGAAGGAGAGCTCTTGGACGAATCCGCAGGATCACTTCCCCAGTGGAAAATAGGAGACTCGAACTCCTCACCCCCGCCGTGCAAAAGCGGTGCTCTACCAAATGAGCTAATTCCCCAAATTGGAGGCGGGGGGTGGAGTTGAACCACCTACCTGAAGCTTATGAGACTTCTGTGCAACCGTTACACTTCCCCACGATGAAGGGTTAAGTGTGGTATGCCTCAAGGACATATCAGGGACTTAACCTCTGTCTTTTATATATTAGGGTATTTTCAAAAATTTGTCAACCCCCTACTGAAACAAATAGTCCTTCCATTCAGAAACTTTTGTTTTCTGAATATCAAGTATCACTCTACTAATTGGTGCTTGTGGAATACTTTTTAAGACCATATTAGTATCTTTAAGAAGTTTATTTCCTTTTTTAAGATTACAAGATGTGCAACAAGCAACTAAATTATCCCAAGTATCTTGACCACCTTTTGAGCGGGGAATTATATGGTCAATTGTAAGGTCATTTTTAGACCCACAATACTGACACTCATAATCATCCCGTTTATAGATGAGTGCTCTCGTTGGGTAATTGGATTTCCCATAGGAAAATGGAAGTTTCACATAATTTACCAAACGAATAATTCTCTTGGAGATAAGTTTTGCTTTCTGTTTAAAAAGTAAACCAATTGCACGTTTCCAATTAGTGAAGTGTAGTGGCTCGTAAGAACTATTCAGAACTAGTATAGTTGAATGTGGTTCTACTAATTCCATTTTCCTATCACACCTCTCGTTGCTATTTAGATTTAAATGGCACCCTCTGCAAGATTCGAACTTGCGACTTCTTGGTTCGTAGCCAAGCACTCTGGTCCACTGAGTTAAGAGGGCAGGCGAAGGGATAGGGACTTGAACCCTAACTAGAAATTTTGGAGATTTCCGTGCTACCAATTACACCATCCCAACAAGGTGCCCGATACAGGATTCGAACCTGTAAAACCTTGCTTCTAAGGCAAGTATGTATGCCAATTCCATCAATCGGGCATATGTCCGTGAGAGGACTCGAACCTCCAACACCCACCCCCTCAAGGTGGTGCCTCTTCCAATTGGGCTACACGGACAAGTTCCAGAACTAGGATTCGAACCTAGACGTACACCTTCAAAGGGTGCTGACCTGCCAATTAGTCGATTCTGGATTAGGAGTTCAGGGTGGGATTCGAACCCACGATAAGAAGTTTTGCAGACTTCCGCATTCGACCACTCTGCCACCCGAACGGGGTGTCGTATGAGAATTGAACTCATCTCCTCTGTTTCACAAACAGATGCCTTGACCACTAGGCTAACGACACAAGGCAGTGGGTAGAATTGAACTACCGACATAGAGGGTATGAATCTCTTGTTCTGCCACTGAACTACACTGCCAAGTTGGGAGAGGGTGGAATCGAACCACCATTGCCAATGGACGGAATCGAACCGTCTCTGATACCGTCGTACCCACCAACCAAGGTGCTCTCCCAAGTGGAACCGACAAGATTTGAACTTGTGACCGCACCCTTATCAGGGGTGTGCTCTACCACTGAGCTACGATTCCATCAAGGTAGGAGTCGATATCAACAACCTACCAGTTTCAGTTTTCGGACTGAAAAACCTATCACTAACCAACCGAAGTTTCATAACGGAGGAAGTGAATCTCCGTGACCATAAGGTCAAGAGGGAACAATCGGATTTGAACCGATAACACCATGATCTTCAATCATGTGCTCTACCAATTGGAGCTATGTTCCCAAGTCCAGAAGGTTGGATTTGAACCAACGTCTTCACCGCCCCAAACGGTGCCGTCTACCGCTGACTTACTCCTGGATGGTAGTCCTAACGGGATTTGAACCCGTGTCTTCACTGTGAAAGAGTGATGTCCTCACCACTAGACGATAGGACCAGATGAGAGGGGTATCCCACACGAAGTTACTTACGGATTACGCTTCGTAGCCTTATGAATCCTGCCATCATCCGATGGTGGTTAGGAATCCCTCCCCAATTCCAGTTATTACTACGACATTCTTCTGCAAACTGGCAACCTCTGAAGAATGCGTGGAGATTCGTACTGATGATCTCCAACGACCCTATGGGAATTCGAATCCCAGATTCCTACTAGACAGGTAGGCGTGATAGACCACTTCACTATAGGGTCAAGAGCACAATCCACTACCAATGGTATCATTGGGCAGATCATGCAGTGAGAGAGGAGGGAATCGAACCCCCGATGGTTCCTATGTGACGGTTTTACAGACCGCTCCTACACGTATTGCCGACAGTAGGCACTCTCCCACGATGGGACATCTCGGATTCGAACCGAGGACTAACCGGTTAAAAGCCGGATACTCTACCGCTGAGTTAATGTCCCACATAATATGGATAAATATTCGGTTGTCTAGGTTCGGTGTGGTCTCTCTCGACCACTTGATTAGAATACCACCGTTTGGTCTCTGGGGGGAGATTGGTGGACACTTAGGAAACTGTCACAAGCAACAAAAAAGGGGAGGAAACTTTTTGGTTTCTCTCCCCTCTTTGCTTTTATGAATTACATATCTTACATATGTCTATCCATATCCGCAAACAGGGGAGCACCCTCAATATGCCAATAGCGGCAATCGAGAATACTAAACTGTTTTGTGGGCATTGGGTAAGACATTGTTTTCGACCTAAGTGTTTTTATTTATAAGACTTTTTTCTCAAAAAGTCAAGCGCCTCAGGTTGGATTCGAACCAACGGCTAACCGCTTAGAAGGCGGATACTCTAGTCCACTGAGTTACTGAGGCATAAAGTAGGTTCCTATCGCCGCCATTCCTGAACCTACTGAAGGGGAATGTCGCAGTTGATCTCTCAACCCTCATATTATACTACTCCTTGGGGCAGTCGTCAACCCATACTGCACAGATTCTCATTTCTCCACCAAGCAGTCTTTGTGCCTCACTGCCATCTGGTGGCTTTTCAGAGTATCGTGGTTTATAACGTTTATCTGCTTCCTCAATGAAGCGATTATATTCTGGAATCGCTTCATCAAGTGCTCGATCTACATCACGTTTTATTCGACGATCTACTTTGTCAGGATCTTGAATAAAAATCTCATTAAGAATAGTTTGTGGGAAATACTTTCTTTGAATCTCGTCCAATAAGTCCCAAAGTCCATTTTCAGATACTCCTGTACATTGTGAGAGAGTTGCAATAAGAGTTGATAATAAAACACTGAGTATTATAAGTTGCTTTTTATCTGGTTTCTTTTTACCAAAATTGAAATTAATCATAAAAAGAGGGGAAAGCAATTCCCCTATACTTATCATTCAGATTCTTTATTGGCTTTTCGAACATTTTTTTCCTCGGAAATTTCAGCTCTACGTGCTTTCACAAGTTTAGCAATTTCTTGAAGTGCCTTACGTGCTCTTGTACCAGCTGCACTATTTCCACTTACAAACTTTTCATCTTCAGTTTGCCAAGCAGATACGGCATCGGTGATTTGTTGTACTGTGTTTGACATGATGTTTTCAGTAAATATACTTTTATATGTATACAAGAAAAGGGGAAGAATTTTCCCCATTATTCCAATAGATTAAACTTCTACCTTGATCAGACGGGATGCATAATCATAAGCATAAGATGTACGAGCACCATGATGCCCCCATCCAATCCAACTATACGCATAGTCCATATAACGATTGATAGACTTACCGGGAATTTTCATTCGGTCTTCAATCTCTTTCCATTGGACTTCATTCGTAAGATAACGAAGTTGCGTGTGAAGTGATGATGGCGAACCACCAAACTTCCTAGCAAAATCACCCAATCCATAATAACGGTTGGCAGATGTCCATTGAATCAGTCCGTAACCGCCACTGCAATTACGCCAACTGGTTCTGCTACCACCTTCACAAATGTTAGGAATAAAAGTAGATTCCTGACGAATATTGCCCATGATGGTAGCGAGGGCGTTTCTGTCTTTAATACCACGATCCTGGAAAAACGCCAGGGTAGCATTCTCATGTTCATTACACCCTTTACAAATTAACCTTGTCTCTTTAGGTTTTTCGGGAGCAACCTCGCGGATTGCTGTCTTTGATGTAGGCTCCTCTTGAATGATAGAAAACGGTGGAGGACCACTCACAGGTGGAGGAGGAAACACTGAAGGCAGTGATGCCGTACTGGTTGTAACCGTTGCCAAAAGAGGCAGGGTTACTGTAAAGATACTTTGCATTTAAATTAATTGAACTCTACATCCGTATAGAAGGGGGGTCCACCTCTTTCTCAAAAGGCACCTTCCACGGCTCTAATTGTCACGGTCAAGGACTCATAATGAATACCCTGCTCATAACAGGGATTTCTTCATAATAAGTTAATATTTAGTGTTTGTCAAGTATGACAGTTTGTAAAATGGCACATAAATACAGAGTCAGCATTTTCTCCAATGTCACGTGAGTGGAACACTCCAATTAGAGAACCTTGGAATCCTGTGATTAAAAAATGTCTTGATGCAATTGACGAGCACATCAAGACATACGTTAAAACAGGAGATGACTGGCACTTATCACAAGCAGAAATATTAAGAAAGTATGTGAAAGATTTAAAAGTTTGGATTCACCAACAAGAAGGAAGATGAAAATCAATCTAAGCAAACTCATCTTTATTGTCTGTATATCAGCAGTTGGTTTTGTTGGATTGAATTTTATTGCTTGCAACTTTATGATTCCAGGATCTATCATTAGTGCAAATGTATTAGGTGGATTGAAAAATCCTCCTCCCCTAGATTGTAAGGAATCTGAGAGAAGAGGATATGAAACTTTATTGGCAATTTTAACAACTGTAATTGCTCTAAGAACTAAAATAGAAGATTAAGAAACCCAGAGTTTTCCTTCTGCCTTTCTTCTACGTAAAAGTCCTGCCTCTACCTTACTACCAGGATTGCGATACATTTCAAGAGTTGCAGGAATTGCTTTCCAGTCTTTTTCTCTTAACTTTTTGGTAATCGTATTGAATCCAGGAGAGTTAAAAAAATCAGCACCAAGATTATAAGAAAAAGAAAGCAATGCTCCTTGTTGTCTTTCATTCATTTCACTCCAATAAGGAATCTTGGATAATTTGGGGAGAAAACGATTCAATATATCGTGTTCTAAAAGACGGTCAGCGTATTCTTGCGCAATGACTCGATCTCTCTTAAATGGAGTATAGTCAAAGTCTCTTGTGCTTCCCCACCCAATTGTAATTGGAAGCCCTCCAGTTAAAGGATCTGGATATGCCTTTAGATGGCAACCTTCAAATTCTTTAATTAACCTGATTCCAGAATTTGGAATCTTCACGACTTTTTTGCATCAAATACTCTCCCCCATCCATCATTTCCCGCAGGGCACCAGCGTCTAGAAAGATCTGATTTCTTATATACAGCACCTCTACCGTTAGTTACAGGTCCAGTATAACCATCATTCAAACTACCATAAGGGTCATTCACAACATAATCGCCAGAGGGTGTCTTGCCGATTACTACAAGCATATGCCCACCAGTAGGTGCAGATAAAGAACCCCTATGAAGAATACCGATAACAACAGGTCTGCCAGCGGCAAGCTCCCGATCAAGATCAGCAAAAGACAAATTGTAACTAAATCGTGAAGAAATACCATAAGACGTAAGAACTTTTGTCTGTACGGTGTGATCAGTTGTATCGCCAACTGCGAATACTTTGCGAACGTATGCATCATCGCCCTTTGATCCTACAAGTGTTCCTGGTTTAAAGTACTCAAGACACATTGCACAGGCAGATGAATTACAGGTTCGATCGGCATCTCTGTAATTATCTGTCTGTGGAAAAAATGGAACTTGAAGAGTTCCTGGAGTTTTTGGTGCTTCTATTTTTGTTCTAAAAATTCTTACCCAATTAGCATCATCTTCCATTAAGTCTGATGCTTTTGCAAGAAGATCCTTCTCAAATTGCTCTACTGCTGCAATGTGTTTTGGATTCTTCTCATCAAAATGTTTAAAAAAGTTATGAAGATCAATTTGCATTTTATTCTCCTATACACTGTAGTGAAAAAACATCATGCTCTGGAATATCTGGATTCAACCATTCACTAAATTCAGATTGAATCGCATGAGCATCCTCATAATCTTTTTTTTCACTGAGAAAATGAATGCGATCAATTGCCCAATCATGAGTTGTTTGAAGAGTCTCTTCTAAAGTTACCATAGTCTTTTCTCAAATAGCGCCCAAGAATATTGCTATTATAGAACGCCGGTGTTCCATCGTCAAGTGATTCCTTCAACACATTATTTAGAAAGAGCTGTTTTGTCTCTTCATAGTTACAATCCGCTTTTGTTTTGTGAAGACTTATAATTTCCCTATTAAAAAACTCTTTACCATACTGTTTTATGTCTTGTTTCAATTCAGGACAAGATCCGTAATACCTCTTCCAATCAGATTCTTGTCTAACTTTTCTTTTCTTTCCAGGAGGAGTTCGAAAAGACCAAAAGTACTTTCTACCCCAATACTTGCGATGAGTCTTAGGGCAAGATATTAGATATACAAAACCAAAATAATCTTGAATATCGGAAGACTCAAAAATTTCCCCATTGAATCTCCAAGGGTTTTCATAACTCATATTATAAGATCTTTATGAGCTATTATTTATCCTTTAACCTTAGCAAAGCGATTCTACTTATAATTTGAGTGTTTGTCAAGGGCTATTGATAAATATCTAATAAAGCAGTATAATAATGGCTTCAATATACGTAAGCAATTTAATAATAGATAAGGGAGTTGATTTTTCACAAACTTTTAATTTATCAAATAATAATGATCCAAAAAGTTTAGTAGGTTATTCTGGAACATCACATTTAAGAAAAAGCCCATCAAGTTCATCATATACTCCATTTCACCTTTCATTCATTGATAGGACAAATGGTAGAATTCAATTATCAATGACGAGTGAAATAACTAGTTCATTAAAATCGGGAAGACATGTTTATGATGTGCTATTAATAGATTCTTACAATACAAAATCTATCGTAATAGAAGGAACCGTAAATATAAGATCTGGAATATCTACTGGATGTTTTTAGAAAATAAATATTTTATTATAGGAATAATCAATGGCAATATTTGTAAATAACATAACCATACATACTGGAACTGATTTTGAGCAAACATTTAATATAGAAAATGCAAATGATCTAAATCCTCTAGATTTAACAAATTATAATGGTTGCGCAGAAATGAAAACTAATGAACTATCCTTAACAAAGACTTCGTTTAGTGTAAACTTTACAAATAGATTATTAGGTCAAGTGAAAATATCCCTGGCTTCATCAATAACTGAAAATTTAAAGCCAGGGAATTATGTTTATGATTTCTTTTTAAAAAACTCAACTGATAATAGTATAATTAAAGTTAGTGAAGGGAAAGTTTTTGTTAAAAAATCAGTTACTCGAATTTAGTCATTTACCAAGATTTTTCCACATTGCAGCTGCTGCAATTTTAGTTGCTCTTTTCTTTCCATATTTTGGAGATTCTTTTTTTACTATATCTTCAAATCCAGATCCTTTTTCTCCAACATCTTTTCCAGCACGAACTTTTTTAGCAAGTTTTTTACGACCTTTTTCTGTTCCATATTTTGCTTCAATAATACTTCCAATAGCACTCGAATCCATTTCAAGCATTACATAATGAGCTTCTTCGATAGTTTCTACTTGTTTAGTGTCAATTAAATACTCAAGAACTAAGTCATATGCATCATATGATTCTGAAGTTGTAGATGATTTGGTTTCTTGTGCCTTTTTCTTCATCTTTTCCTGCTCAGCTTTGATAGAATCTTCTACTTGTTTAGGATCAATTTTGGCACCTGAAGGTCCTTGAGTTGGTTGTCCATATTTTTGAGACCATACATTTCTACCATAATCTGCAGCTGCTTCAGGATCTTTTTTCCTCAACTCGTCATATTTTTTATTTACCTCGGTATCAGTTACTTGCTTACCTTGGAAGGTCCATTTTTTATCTTTTGGTTTTGCTGATGCAGATGGTGTAGGTTTAGATGTAGATGCTGTTCCACCTGGAGTTGTAGGGCTGGATGGAGCCCTACCTGGAGCTAATCCAGGCGTACCACGGCGAGAATTTCTAGCAGCCAATGCATCATTATAATTTGCATAAGTTTTTCCATCAGAAGATGAATAATATTTCCCCTTTGATGTGGCATAATCTTGTTTTGCCTTAAGTGAAGGTGCTTCAGAAGGTGATGTTTTTGGTGCTCCTTGAGTTCCGGAACCTGATCCTGCTAATTTTGCACCACCATAACCACCAAGAACTCCAACACCACCTGCTAAAGCAAGTTTAGCAGTATCTTTTACGCCTTTTGTTGCTTGGGCAACTCTTGCCTGCTTAATTAAGTCAGTGGATTGTCTTGGATTTAATGCGCCCTGTGGAGCAGTTACTCCAGCCTTTGTGGCTTTATTTCTTGCTACTTTTTCAAGTGCTTTCTGAGTTCTAGATAAGTCAGTGCTTCTTGCAAGTTGCTTTCCAACTCTCTTTTCAACTCCAATAGTTGCGGCTTTTTCAATTCCTGTTTTGACCGCACCTTTTGATGCCTTTGCAGTTGCTTTAGCTACTGATGCTCCAGCACGAGCACCCTTGGCAATAGCACCAGCTCCTCTTGCAAGAAGACCTAAAATTCCACCAGCTTCAAGAAGTTCAAATTGCTCTTCAACGAAACTTGTATAAACTGCTTCTTCTGAAATAAAACTTATATCCGAATTTAAATATTTTTCTAAAATAACTTCTTCATCAGCATATGCTAAAAATTTAATGAAGGTTTCTACAGTATATCCCTCAGAAAACATTGACAGTGCTATAGAAAGAATCATGTCTTCAGCCAATTCATATGATTCTTTATCATAATATTCAGATTCTTCATTTAAAAAATCTTGATCCTTTGAATGAATATTTTCATACAAAGAACCAAGATTATTAATAAACTCTTGTGTAATTTTTGACATTTGTTATAATTAAATACCTTATATAAGGTATTTATAAAAATCAACCACCTGGTTTGAACTTTACACCAAGTGCCTTATTGCGAGCAACATCAGATTGTCTTGCCTTAGCAAGGTTCTTAGCTGCATTCGTAGCGTCAGATTTCTTATATGCACCAGCAAATAAAGATCTTCCAATTCTTTCTAATGGATTAGAAGAAGTCTTAGCAAGTGATTGAGCACTTGGTCCTGCTTTATAAACAGCTTTACCACCTTTATAT